CCCCCCCGTTCACTGTCGCGCTTTTGCGTTTTTTGGGGGGTGTCTTACTTAATACTTTTTGCTTTATGGATAAGTCACAGATGATTCAGTTAGTCACAGCTAAAACAGGCAAAGCTCGCGTGCTTCGCTTGGAGATTCCTGCTGCATTGCAGAAGTTCAACACCGACAACAACACTCTTAGGGTGAGAATTGTCGCGTGTTGGGCGTCTGATGACAAAGACGGCGGAGTGCAGTCGTTGCTTCGTTCAGTTGTTGGCAATAATGAGTTTTCACAGATTGCCAACCTTGACGGATATGTTGTACCTGATAACCCGAATGCCGACGCGCAAACGAAAGTAAACGCGTTTAAGGCTGCTGTGGTAGGTGGCGAATTTTTCGCTACAAAGTATTCGGTTACCATCTCCAATTTGGCCAAAAACCTTGGAGAAAAGTATGCTACCTTGGAACGTGTACACGACCCAATTAGAAAGCGCACATACACTTCACTGACAGACTGCACACTCGACAATGTTAGCGACGACGACAAGGCCGTTATGTACGAACGGTTATCGAACCGACTCGCTAAACGTCTTGCAGACGGTCGGCTGAAAGTGGGAACGTTCGTCGAACCAGCTACCTCAACACCGCCCAATTTGGGCGCGTCGACAGGTGCAGACATCAAACTGTAATCTTAATAAATAGCCTTTCGCACTTTGCGGGAGGCTATTTGTTTTTATAGTTACACATGTCCCCGCTCACATAGGCAAGTTTAAGTAGACAATGGTAGAAATCAATTCACCAAAACAATATAAAAATGGCAAACAAGTCAATGGTCAACATCAGTGCAACGACCTTAAATGCACTGAAGCAGATGTTGTTCTCCGACGAGAATGGTGTAAACCTCACAACTGTTATCAACGATCTCTCTTCTGGTCTTAATCAGAATGCAGATCTGGTAGCGATCAACGTGGGATTGTCTTATAAAGGTATTACTCCGGAAATAGATAAAACCACTCGCTATGATGATTTCAGTGAATATTGGAGACAATTCCGCAGGTTTGAGTTTATCTCATACAGCCTCATTCTGAACATGGTAAAGGTAAAGCCGATTGAAGTGACCAGGCAGAAAGATGCAGACGAATGGGAGGAGAGAGAACTTGAGCCAATGGTATTCACGCTCGAACACTGGATGGATATGACAACATCTCCAGATGAGTACGTGAAGAAGATCAATGAGAAGTATCCGCTTCCCGAACCCCCACAGGAGGCAGCTATTTAAGCTGTCTCCTTTCTTATCTAAGCGTGGTTCACACTCCTGAAAGTGTGGACTGCGCTTCAAACTGTCGTGCCCACCAAAGCACCTGATGAGTCTTTGAGAATTAAGACGAAACAGTTTTCGCGCTCTCCGTGTACAACTCGCATATTGCGAAGCAACACGATAATATAAAACTAGTGCTCATACTGCCGCGAGGCAAGAGAGTAAGTGTCAAGCCGCAGCGAGTCTGCTGCATGCGTTTTTTAACGTCGCCGCTAAGACAAATGAGCACACATGTAAATCTATTCGCAGGCAGCGTGCGCCATAAGTCACGTATTCATGAACGGGGTATTGTGGAATATCTTTAGCCCGTTTCAATCAAATTTCACAGTTCATGTACTATTCAACGTAAAGTACCCTGTGAGTTTGACCGCTTGCAGGGGAAAAGATTTACGAGCAAATTGGCAGAATTCTGGGTACGCCCAGAGTTCAGGCTAAAAGAGGTCAGGTCAACACAAGGCTATTTGTGTGTACCTCTTGATGCCTGCTGCCTGGTTCACTGACTACAGTGTGAGGGAAGGATGCGTGATCCCAAAATCAATTGAGTTATTCAGTTTCGCACAACTGTAACAACGTTGAGATAAACACACGCTAGACTTGAACAGTGATAGTCCACTATGATAGTTGAATCATTAGCCAAGTGATAACTCACCTAGGTGAGATTGGTCAGCTGTATACTCATTTATGCAGCGGGGAGCAGGTGACTCTATTACTCGACCTGTATGCAAATCCCTTTAGAGCAATAACCCTATCCCTATGAAAACTCCCACGGGAGTTTTCATATTGTTATTAGTATGTTGCGAAGCTAATAGCAAGACATCGAACTAAACTAGTAAGTTACAAGATGTTGGGAAATAGGAGAGGGTGAGAATGAGCTCATCTGAATCCCATACTGAGTACATCAACCCAAGTGGAGGATGGAAAGCGCAACAGTATGTTAATTTAAAAGGGGCGGTGTCTGTGTATTCGAAAGAATCGTGATCAGTGGATTAAACTGACATACAGGCCGCCCCTATTTTTATTGACATGCACCAAAACGGAAATCAATTCTAAAACAAAATAAAATGGCTAACAAGAGAAGATTTAGAAGGGATGCTGTCGCTAGTAGCGATGGTGTTCACATCCGTATAGCTCACGATAGGAGGGCTGGAACAACAGGTCGGACTACAAAGCGTATATTCGTAAAATGTGGTTCGATAAAAGTGCAAGTTACGGAGGTACAAGCAAAAATGTTGGCTCCGTGCCAACTTATATTCGCCTTATAACCATATCTTTGCATAACAACATCGTCTAATACGCTGTGAAGCGGATAAGGATCTTTCTGAAAAGCTATAATTTGATTTACCTCACTTTGTTGTGAAACACGGTGAGGTTTTATTGAATATTCACCAATAATCAATATATATGAGACAAGCAATAATAATCGTACCTTCTGTAAAAGTTAAAGGAAACGAGATTCTAAAAATTAAAAGTGAAATCGTCGAATTCGTTGGAACAAGAATGATTGAAAAATCTGAACCAGATGCTCCAATAATATTGTTAAACAACGAGCTGGACGAGCAAGACATGAAACGTCTTGCAGATATGTTTTCTACTGATAATGTAGGAAACGAGATAGTCCTCATCTTCCTTGACATAGAAGATGATAGCGTGAATGAATCATACATACACGCAGGCATCTAAACATAACCTTGTTGTGCTTTTATAACACAACAAGGTTTTTGTTGAATATCCACTAATAATCAATATATATATGAGACAATTCAACAACTCCCTCCATAAGGCCATAATAGCAGGGATCACTGTCGTATATATGTTGTGCCTATTGGCATGACATACGACAAATTCGCTACATTTGTAGCAAATCGTACATATGTACGAGAAGTGACCAAATGGCCTGGTCACAAAAGCGTGAAGAACATTCCTGTAGAATATCACTAATTCAAAAATATATGGACGAAATGATTAATTATGCAGGAGCAGATGGATGGGCATCTATGCTTCGACACGAATGGCAATTGCCACAATTCCCATTTATACGTAATCAGAAATTGGGTAAAACCGACTGATATTTTAACGCCTAGCTTGGGCGTAATAATACAAGCACCCCAACGGTATCATTCTGCAACCTCTACGTGGTGATACTATAAGTACTTATAAAAGCTATAAGGAAACCAATGCAGAGAATAAGCGTGTGGAGCACAAAATCAGCCAATTGTAAACCTCCATATCAGCACCACACGAAAGCTCACACTCCGGTGAGTCGGCCTGTTGACCCGTAGGCAGGCATTTTGAAAAGAAATCAATTCTAAAACAAAGCATATGAGTAACAAAGAGTATTTTCAAGCTATAATCCTGCTAGTAGGGTTATGGTTAGTTGTCGCAGTAATTCTATTATTGTATGAAACTGCGTAAACTTATTGTGATTGCAGTAGTCTTTATATGGCTGCTTATGTTCTTTACCTATTGTAGGTCTTCTCACATGGCTCATCGAGCCATAAATCATCGCCCAGATTCAATCATATCAACAATCAAACAACAATGAAACAAAAAACAAAAGTCTTATGTGGCCATAATGACATCATCTTTGAGAAAGATGTCACTATCACAACAAAAGAGAAAGAAAAATTCAATCGCCTTGTAGCTGCCAATACAACTAGGTTGGCAAATGCCGAACAAGATTTAGGGATACATGTGTCCATTGTACAAAAAACTAAGACGGACACAGACGTCTTCAAATTCACAAGAAGATCTACTTATCCCGTATACAAAGACGATTTTGATAGCTTTGAAGAGGCTGTAAAAAAGTTTATGAGCTGGTTTGCTCAAAAACGGCTTCCTGAAGAACTATCTGCCGAGAAAGAGCAGCTAAAGAAATCATTCGAAGACTGTAAAATGCGTTCCGTCGTTACTCTATTGCAGCTGGCTTCTTTGTTGGAAGAGTTACACACATTGAACACAAGGATTTTTGGATATGAAAAAAGTAAATCAGGAGTTCCCACCGACGCCCAAAAAGCGTAGGATAGATAAAGTAGGGAACGATCGTCGTAAGTTGTACCTCAAACAAGGGGGTACAACTATGACGTTTGTTAAAAGCCTGACTGAAGGCCAAGCAAAGGTTGTAGAGAACGTTATATACAATGTTCTTGAAGACCTTGGGCTAAAGTCTGAGGTAACAATGTTGTGGAAGCCATAAAACCCGATTACGACCGGGAAGTAGTGTCGTAAAGTAAATAAATAAAAAAAGCAAAAGATGAGAAAACCGAATCAATCGAGGCTAGACCCAGGGTTCTGGGTCGGGATCATTCTCCTGCTAGGATTGCTGTACATAAGTCCTGTAAAATGCACAGCAAAAGCGCAGTATGACACAATATACTGCGATCCTGCGTGTATCCAAAAATTCATTGACGTGCCTAATGAAAAAGGTATCGTCAAGACGTATGCGGTGTACGTCGATGAAAAACATCGCATATTGGACATCATATATGTACCGAAAGAAACATATCGGTATATACGTGTATGTAAAGACAACAAGATAACGCCGTCCTTGGGTATAAAACTCAGGGGAGACAATGTCGTATCACTCATTAGAAGAAAGACAAAATGGCAAAGAAGGTAAAGAAGTCGTGTAGAAGAGGAATGCTGTGCCGTAGGGCAGTAAATGACATCCCCATCGGTCCATGGCTGATGATAGCATCTGCCGATGCCAAATGGGTATACGTGCATACCGTAGAAGGGTACAAAGAGTCAGTTAACATGCTATTGCGGAAAAACGTATGGGTACCGACCGTAAAAAGCCTCTGTATATCTCATGAGAAGATTGAAAATATACGAAGGAAGGGAGAGATAGTGGTATCACACGACGCCACAGACAAGTGGGTTGATGTGTATTACAATAGGCCTGATGTTATACGCTTCTATAGCTGTACTCGTTCAACAGCAGTACATTGCACTCTAGATGGAGTGCGATACGACTGTAACTACGGAAAACGAAGAATAACAATTATTATTGACAGAGTAATCCTATGAGACCTGGACAACTATTAACGATAGATAATGTCGTATACCAAGCTAAAAAAAGAACAGCTGGATGCGACGGGTGTTATTTTGAAGACACCCCGTTAATGTGTCCGGCTGTAATAATCAAAGGAGTGCAAAGAATAAATTGTATCCTTGATGGAATAACTCTTAAAAAACTATAATATGTGGGGGGAGATCAACTCTCCCCACATTTTGCATAGAAATCTGCTATATCAGGAAACCTCAAGCCCTGAGACCAATATGGGAAGATGAGAGGGTGCAATAATTAAGATACAAGAAACTGATAGATCAGGATAACATATTGTTACTTTTCTTTCAGGTGGTATGGGGGCTTGCGAAAGTCCTCATACTTTTAAACATAGGCTTAGCGCTGTGCCCGAAGATTGGTATACCTATATCGTCCATCCCGGTACCATGAGAACAGCGCACTGGACTTGTAGCTCAGTTGGTTAGAGCAACAGACTCATAATCTGGAGGTCCCAGGTTCAAGCCCTGGCTGGTCCACGCTATACTTTCCATAGTGTAGTAAATGGCATTTTTTTTTGTTATCACGGAGCACATTGTCTGTGAAGATAGTGTGCTTTTTAGTAGAATGTCTTTTGGGTTTAACCCTATAAATAACCGAGTTATTAACAATTAAAATCTATCAAAGATGAAACATTTCCTTTATGCCTTAGCAGGCATTGTTATGTCCTGCTTACTAGTAGTAGGAGCGGCGTACCTACTTAAACCGAACGCGTTAAAAAACGTGGTACCACAGGAACAAGAAACTGTGGTTATTTTCGATAGCCTCGTCGCACAGGCTATAGCGAATCATATGAATCCTGAGTTTAGTGAAGCCCAGGGTGTGCTCGATTTACGATCTGATATCCTACAGGATAGAAAGATCGACTCTATCTTGGTAACACTGCCGGAGCAAACAGTGTATAACATCGCAAGCGTCTGTAAAAAGAAACATAAACAATTTACGTTAGCGGACTTCTACGACGAATACAATGACAATAAGAATGTATACGACGCGCTGCCCGTCCGACCAGTCGATGTGACTGTAAAAGAACAACAGCCGGCTATGGAGGAGCCACGTGTTACAAAGGATGAAACCTTAGTGTCTGCAACATATAAAGACACTATGATAGGGGGAGCGAAACATGTTATCGAAACTAAACTCTTGAAACAAAATGAGTGACCTCAGATGCATCGCTATCCTTTATCAAGGGGATGAGCTCAGAACACTGGATATGAACGATATCATCAAACTTATTGAGAATCGTGGTAATATCCAAAAAGGCACCAAGCCTTACGGAATTCAGATGACTGGCGATGAAATAGTCGCCAGATGTGTGCAACCTATCATTCCTCATTCGGTTGTAAATCCCAAATCGGAACTAACACCGGAAGAAAATGCAATCATTTACATTGGGACACTGTTTAAATCAGATTTGAGCGATGGGGACGACCTTCATCTGAATTTTATTCAGAACTTCTCAGTGAAATACGCATTCGCGAAAACTAACGGAACCGATCCAGAGTTGGTAAAAGCTGTAGATATCATTGCAAACACCCATCCATTACGGATAAGTAACTCTGTGATGGTAAAATACAGAATAACGAAGGAAGTTATAAATGTAATAGTAAGAGTAGGTAATGTGTAGGACGAAAAGGGCTGTTGTAACAAACAAGCCCAGGCACAAGAATGCTATTCCGTACAAAAGAGAGAAAACGCATGATCTTATTTCGATGTTTACATCGGATGAAGACTATGAACAACGCCGAAAGGCAAGTATTAACAATTAAAACCGTTATCAAAATGGCAAAAGACAAGAAAAACAAGACAGCTGAAGAGCGTGTGTCATCAACCGCTCAAGTACAGAACGAAGATCTGACCGTCGAGGAGGAAATCCGAAAGGGTAACCTCATCGATGAGGATATTGCCGCTCTTGGCGACCTCAAGGACGAAGAGGAGGAAAAAGAGCGGAAAATCCGTGAATACCGCCGTTGCAAGAACATGGCGAAGTATATCAACTTGAAGAAGAAGGCGCTGTTCAATAAGAACCGCCGTGAGGAGCATGCCATGAAGGCATCCCTCGACGCTTCGAAGGAACTCCTTGAGAAGCTTACAAGTTCCAAGATTACTCCAAACGAGTATGAAGAGGAATGGAAGAAGATCTGCAAGGATGAGCGCGATGCCATCGCTAAGAGTAACCAGAAGTACGACAAGCAGCTCCGCGAGCTGAAAGACTGCTTCCCCGGCTATTACTCTTACGAGTGGGATTCTCGCTGGTAGTCCGTACAACAATCAACATCCAACTCTAAGAGCCTATTAGAGCCAGTGAGTAAAACAACCATAAGTCCTCAAAGGTGACCATTGTGAGTCGAACTGTTGGCAGGTTTGGTACATGAATTAACATGTCGAACAAGAGCCTATTAGAGCCAGTTCGGGTGTTGAGCTTCGAGTTCACGAAGTAAACTATGAACACATTCAGATCAAATTGTTATATCTGAGCCTACTAGAGCCGATTCGAAAGGAGGAGTACCATAGAATCATATAATATATCAAGAATGTTGATAACATACTTACAAGAGCCTATTAGAGCCAGTAAGACACTGTTATGTTGAAGACTAAAATAAGGCTTTCTGAGACGTTTTTAGAGCTTAAGTGGATCAGCTACCCACTAGAGTAAAGAAAACGCGTCAGAGAGCCTGTAAATAGCCTTAAATCGAATGTTTTGACTGATCATCACTACATTCACTACTGGATACCTATAGTCGTATATTTATTCGATGAAATGTCAAAGGTATCCATCTCTCATTGAAATCTTAGCGGTCTGAGTTAATCTGTTCGGACGGCGGTTGATATACGAGCCGCATTATAATTGGGTGAATTCAAGGAAGACTAAACATAATAAAGGCTCAAAGCCAACATTGTGCATGTTAACCCTGAGCCAAGCATAGAGTACACTCTATGAAGGTGCAACGACTACTGGAGGAGTATAGTCTCCTTAATTACCAGCTTGAGCGCCCAACATCTCATTTTGAGATGAAGAGATAGTCTCATCTTCACAGAAATGTGAAGTGTAGGAAGAAATTAATTTAAGATATTGTTTAGTCTCTAAATCAGACATTGTAGATTTCATAAAGTTTATTGGGGTAGAAACAAACTGTACATTTCCTACAACATATCCTTTTGAAGAATCTATTCTGTCTAATGATGCACGACACCATAATTGTTCACAATTTCCTTTCTTATTCCAAGTAGGAAGATACAGTTTTAAACCTGTGTATGGACAAATACCGTTTTGTTGCTCCCAAATCTGTTTGAGATCTTTAAGAGTGAGATTAAATTCTTTAAAACGCTTTTTGGCGTTTCTAAAAGAATATCTAAAAGGTGTCCACTCATCTTTATGATTCTGACAATAATTCTTAATATTTTGTTGTGCTTTTAATTGTGCTTCTGTAGGGATGTCTTTATATAAGTTACACCTATATGTAGCAGAACAAGCTCTACAACAAAAATTCTTTCTACCTAATTTAATGTTCCGATTATATTCGGAAAGAGGCTTTTGAGCTTCTTTACCACAATTATCGCAAATAAACGTTACCAAACGTCTATTCTGCATATACTTCTTTTGTTCTTCCATACATATATAACGTGGAGGCAGAAGGAATGGTTGCGTTAAACTAGAAGATTTTGTCGATTCCGCCCAGGTCCACTTTGACAGATACCGCAATCTGACAATTCTGCGATGGTAAACAAACGGCTATGTTCACCACGTACGCCCTCATAAGAGGGCATTTTGGGCCTGACTGGATTAGACGGGCAGAGGAAGTAAAGGCATTAACGCTTTGATAATAATAACTGGCAATATTAACATTGCAGACTATACGGGCCTCAAGGAGGCAGCGTAAAGTCCGTGCAGGCTACGAAAGTGCCTAAGAGTGTAGAACAATGGATCTCCTTGCGAGTGCTGGTTCGACGCCAGCCTACACTCCACCAACCAATTACATACGCATAGAACAGCTATTAGGTAATTTTTTGTTTTAGTTGGTTAGTATTAAGTTTACAGCGGTAAACAACCCCCACAGCGGTGGGGGATTCGCTCCCATAGCTCAATGGATAGAGCAACAGATTTCTAATCTGTGGGTTATAGGTTCGAGTCCTATTGGGAGTACTAAATACCTTTATCAAAATGAATACTGGATTTAGAGAAATGCTACGGGATAGATGTCCCGAAATAGTCTCCCTAGCCCTAAAATGGTGTAAGGCCAAAGAGAAATGGCTAGACTATGTGTACAAAGAACAGATTTGGATTCTCGCATCTAAGGAAGAGCGGTACAAACAAACCAAACTCATTCTTGGAATAAAGGACGGGAAAAAGAATTTTGTTTTTCATGACACGATTGTGTGGGAAGGATTATCCGCCGACGAAGCCAAGTATTGGAAATTCGTCGAAGATTGGGTGAACTTCTTTGTGCGTAAGCATGCGTATATAGAAGATACGTATGTTTCCTCTAAAAAATCAGGTTGTTCAATAGAACAGTGTAAGTTAAATATAATGAACACTCATCTAAAACAATTCTGCCCAACAACAACGGATACTCCGGAAGAAGCAGAAAAGAAATCTGATTTCGTGAATCGCCTTACAGACTATTTAATAGATTCTTTTGGCGTTTGATAAGAATATGGTTAGTGTATTTTCCAATTATCTGCGTCCCCTGGTGGACGCGAATGTTATTACTCTCACGGGTGAAAAACCTAGTGAAGTATTCGCTCAGTTACGTATCGCTTACAATCAAGGCGTAAAGGGGATTGAATATTGCACAAGGCTATTCTGCCCAAATTGCGAAGTTGACGATGAAGTATTTGAGTGTATACACAATAACGCAGAATTAATGACTGTTGTCAGATGGACTAATCGTAACATAACTGTACGATTGCATATGATATCATATAAAACTCTTGGTGTGAGCCTGAGAATTATTGACAGTATGCTTATAAAACTGAAGACAGCTGGCAAACTGCGTGAACGTGATTACTACGAGCTTCATCGCAATTTAACTACGAATGCGTCTTATCTTCACGGTCAAATAACACTCGAAGATTTGCCATTCTAGCCCCGACAACCTAATCCGGATTGGTATTCCGGCGGGGCACTATGCAGCTGGTATCTGTTACAGGAGTGACACCTTAATAACTACCTTAATTTGTTTGGTTATGGAGAATCCTAGAATTACTGCTAAGGAAATCGCTTTAATCAAAGAAGCGCAAGCTGGCAATATGCTAGCTTTCAACAAGTTGTATTACCAATATCGTGATTTTGTATCACGCGTGCTAAATCAATACTTAAACGACGAAGATGAAGCCAAAGACTTAACAAATATAGTCTTTCTAAAGGTATACAACAAGCTCCATTTATTTGATTCTTATGAATCATTTGGTGGATGGATACGTATAATAGCAAATCGCACAGCGTTGGATTATTTGCGTAAAGCGTCTAACCGACTTATGAAACCGGATGATGAAAGCATTAGACTGATGTCGGATTCTTCTGAGGGCGAAAACGAGTTTGATGTAGTCAATCGTGACTCGTATAAGCAAATACTTAAGGAGGTTGAAAACTTGCCAGATGCCGCTCGTAAGGCATTCAAGTTGTTTTATCTGAATAATCTTACGACTGAGCAGATTAGCGAACGTCTCAAAATGCCAAAAGGCACCGTAAAGTCACATCTTTCACGCTCGAGACGTAAAATACAAAAAAAATTAATCAAAACTTAAAACATGACTTTATTCTGGTTTCTACTAGGAATAGCTGTCATTATTGGTATCGCACGATACAATGAGAGTGATAAGCTGTTCTGGAGCCTCTTCGTCTCTCTTATTGGGACGTTTCTGGCAGTGTCTGTTGTATGCGCATACGTCAACAGCAAGAAGCAGAACAAAGTTGAGTACATCACATCAAATCCCACACAGGTGCTGTATAGCGGGTCGCATATCTATGCATTGGCAGACCCGACTGTAACAGCCAATAACGGAGTCGCAGCTCCAGTCCCTGTGAGTAAGGATGACATTATGATGTGTGTAATCGACAATGTTCTGAGTAAGGTCGTAGTGTCTGCACGCGACCAACCAACAATTATGTTCGACACGTCATGAAGGTTATAAACCTCCAATACCCAAAAGACAAACAATTAACACAGTAATTAACATTTAAACCGTTATCAAAATGGGAAAAGATAAGAAAAACAAGCCTGCAGTTCAGGCACCCGTGCAGGAGGCTCCTGCAACAGAGGAGAAGACTAACGTAGTTAACGCCGGTTTTGTCCTCAAGTCCGTATCAGGTATGTCACCTGATGCGAAAGTGACGTATTTTGCTACGTTGCACGATCGGTACGGAAAGGCTGAGAACCTTTCTGAGGACCTCAAGAACAATCCGCAGCTCGTTCATGGAATGAACACAATCGCCGACATGGTTGGTGTAGCTATCGCTGTGGAAGAGTGTGTAACCAAGGGAACAATCCTTCAGGAGATTGTGAGCAAGAACGAGAAGGGTTACAATGCCCTGCGTCTTGTCGCTGATGGATTTGGAGTAGAACTCCCTGCCCCCAACTTGCTGCCGGCTCCTACAAAGGAGCAGAGTGCCCAGGCTGGACTTCCTGCTGGAACATCCGACGCTGGTGTGCTCAACATTGACCCCCAGAAGGTAGATGATGCTACCAAGAAGCAGATTCTTGCTGAGAAGAAGGTGGTCGACTCGAAGCCCGCGGAATCTCCCGCTGATGTGAAGGATGAGAAGCAGCTCCAGGCATCTCTTCTGAACATCTTCATCAAGGGTGACCGTCCCGTTGCTCGTGCCAAGAAGGCCATCAACTTCTACCGTGCTTATCTGAAGCTTCAGAACAAGGACAAGCAGGAAGAGCTGGACAAGATCGAGGCTATGTCCGACGCTAAGCTCCTGGGCGATGTGAAGGATATCGTCGGCGCGTGTCCTTACAAGGACAAGGGGATTAGCCAGCATCTTCGTAAGCTGGTCGCAACCACCGGTAGCCCCATTACGGCCTACAACCTTCTTCTTAGAAGCGCTCGCAATCGCAAGACTGGCGAGGTGGAGGCCACCAATGAACTTATTGCAGCCATATGCCGCGTATACGTCATCTGGTCTGCAGAGGCCACGATTGACGTTGCTAACGAGATTATTCACAGTGAAGAGCGTCAGCTGAAGAAGCTCGACGAGAAGAAGAACGCCGAAGCCATTGAGACCATCAACAAGAACATCGAAGCCAAGAAGGCTGACATCGAGTGGGCAAACGGCGTCATCGAGGCTGTTGTATCTCCCAACTCTGACCTGGTCGACAACCTGATCGACATGTACAACGATGAGAACAACGAGTCTCACAACATTGCTGTCGTCGTGGTTGACGATATCCTCAAGACTTACTATCCTAACCAGGATATGACACAGTTTGAGGCCGAGTGTGTTGAGAACAATGCCAAGCAGTATGCTGGTATTATTACCAACATGTTCCGTGATCCCGCTTCTCAGCTCGCCAACTATTCCGAGGCCAACCTTGTTGAGCTCGTGAAGGTAGAGGCTGCCGAAGAGAAGACTGACGGTGATGCTGACAAGAAAGCACCCGAAGCCTCCGAGGAAGAGTCAAAAAAATAATGCTCTTGATTAACAAATGTTCGCAGTTAGTTAAGAGTATTAAAGACAGATGTTCACGGTGGCTATTTGGCGAACAAACTTAATGCTATCAAAGTATGAAAGGATTAACCACCATGTTCTGCTGTTTTGCATTTATGATATTTGGAGCCGGTCTTGCTTTGCAAGAACTATCTACTCCGAATACGCAGACAGCAATGGCATCGCCACCTGTATTTAATTACACTGGCAAATTGCCACTTGACCTCCAGTTGGATCTGGAGAAGAGACAAAAGACCGATACCGTTCATGTAATGGATACGGTCGTGAGAGAGAAAATAGTTAGTAAAATAAAGTACGTGAAAGTTCCGCAGCGGAAGCGTACGACCGACAGCATTATGGTAATGCCCATACCTGGGCCGATACCTGATGCGTCTGTTAACAACAGTATTGCGGGGGATCGTGAGGAGCATACCCCAGATGAGCTGCAAAGTTCTAAGCAGAGCAGCATAACCTTGACTGTCGACGGTCAGATTGTTTACTCATCTGAAAACGATATTCACTCCACGGAGGACCGGCAGTGAGGATTCACTGCTGGTCCAGCCTAGGGCAATCCGCTTAGTTCCACGTCAACAGTCTCATTAGCTGGGAACGAAATCATTTACTTGATCCGAGAATATGTATACCTGTCTCCGCAGGTTGAGATATCAAAAGGTAGGATGGAAGACATATAAGTGTGAAAAGCTTACGTGTATTAGGGAGAGCGTTTATTCAACCCTATTCTGGTCCCTGAGAACCGTCTGGTGAGGGCAGTCAAGAGAAGACGCACACAAGTTGTAAACGAATACGTATCGGACATGCAGCCTTTCGAGAGAAACATAGAGGTTCTGTATAACGTAACACGAGTTGAACAGTATAGTACGCCAAAAACTATGCTGATGTTTCATTTGCTTAGCCTAGTGTCACTGGTCTCCAAAACCAGCATTGAGGGGTGAAAACTATCTGAGCATAATACCAAGTAGATGGGTTATAATATCTACGCCGTACCGTAACTACGGTCCTTGAAGAAATCCTTTCAGTTTCGATTACTGAATGACCATCTTTGAGGCTACGGTCCCACTGGGTCACCGGGGATGGGGTACTGAGGAAAATGTGATGAAGATGACCGCCAGGCTTTGGTCGTTTATGCGGTATATAAAAGTAAAATGACTAGCAGCTCGATGCAGGAGCTGAAGGGTTAAAAGCCCGCCATACCACTAAGGATGGTCGCGATGCGAGTCCGCGTTCAAAGACTGACATAACTTTAGTAGAGCCCTTTAGCAAGGTAATCGCTATAGAATTGCAACTACGTAAAGAAGAAATGCTGCGTAGTAGATGGTTCCTTGACAGCCAAACAATTGCAGGAAAAAAGGTGGTCGATTCGAAGACTATACATCCAGTATAGAGGGAGATCGCTGCCTAGTTAAGGTAAAAAATAATATGGTGTTCACCTATGTTACTTTAAGTATCAACCCTGGGGAGTAGTAAACCTAAAGGAGATAATGATGTATCGTACTCTGAACTAGATAGCCATATGAAGATATACTGATAACTAAACAACAAAAAAGAGTTAATTAACATGTATAATAAAATTGATGTCCCTTGGCTGGGAGAAAATAATGTTGTATATCAACGAAAGACTCCGTTTGTAATGTATGTGAGTGCTTTCACGCCAAGAAGTCGAGTGCCAACCGTTCCTGAGAAGCAAATTGACAAGATGAATCCAGTTTGAATATGTGACGGCAAATCCATATGATCGGCTGAGACCATGAAGTCATATACATTTAATCGATGGGCAGCCATATCGTAGCCACAAGTTTTACAGTTACACACTGAAATATCAGTGTAGGTACATCACTATCTCCTGTCTCGAGATGTGTGATAAGCAAGATATGGTGGGTGACAAGAAGCGATGTATGAGGTGGAATTCCTCCAGTATTCGCGCACTATAAACAGAAGACAGCAGTAAAGCTGAATGCACAACAAAAAACCGTAGGGTCTGAGAAGAGTTATGGAGCTCTGAGACTGTCCGATAAAGAAACGTACTCCTTACGTAGAAACACGCAATTGTCGAAAACAGGAAACAAGCACGTTCACGATGCTGTTAGGCTTGAGAAATAATCAGAATCGTTGTGAGTATTCTTAGTGTACTTGGAAAATGCATTAACAAGGATATTTCACTAAAACTTTTGCGGAAAACCCTATGAACATTAGTCGTTGAAATTCTGTCTTGAACACTAGTCAACGAAATTTTGTCAACGGGCAATTAAGATGTCGGCTTAACTGTCGATAAATGTTTAACGAATAATTAACATATGCTTAGTATAAGTTTGGTATTTGGATATACCCATTCAGCGTTTAAAGTTTTAGGAACCATTGATGATGATGAGCATGGATGATCTTACCGTTAGATCCTCGTTATACGAGTTGAGCTTCATTTAAAGGAATATAGAAGTATAACTAATCGTCAATGAAAACGTGCTTCCCGTAAGCACAGCAACTGAAGAGAGAACTTTATAGGCAACATAACGATACCGAGAGCCTACTAGAGCCAGTGTATTTTCAATTTACATGGCAACGCCCGAGCCGAGAGGGCATAGTAACAATCGAAGTCGTTGGTTTATCAAAAACGATTTCAAAAAGGATTTCGAAAATGAAAGAAACAAATGTAGAGAGCATGAATCAGTGCCGTGGAAGCGTAATTGCACTGAGTAAAATGATTCCCGTAGGTGCCCAGTTCTACACTGTAGGCATCGATAACCCCAAGGACTCTGTAGAGGATTGGAAGCAGCGCAAGAACATCGTATCTGCTAACCCAAAGAGCCCTGAGTTGTTCATCAACCGCCCACCGCAGGTGGTCAAGCTCCGTACTGAGAACGTCATCAGTCAGGAGTTTGCCGTAGACCAGTTTGGCAACAATTGTGTTGTGTTCAACCGCGGCACAAAGAGCGAGGCGACTGCTGCTATCGTAGCTGGTGAGACTGACTTCGGTCAGGCTACCGATGAGGCCATCAATGATGTAATTCATGGTGGACAGAACCGTATCTTTGCCGACGGCGTGAAGACGCTGACAATGGCAAACTCTGCCAACAATGCCGAGCTTACTCGTTGGACCCAGATCCGCGATATGGCTCAGCGCTATATCGACTCTATCAAGAGCACCATTCAGGAGAATGTTGCCAAGGTAGAGCAGTACAACAAGAACGTAGAGGATACCACTCCAAAGGTGACCATCACCACTGGAGGCGGCCCCGTGGCTGTAACCGTAGGCGCATAGTAAATGGAAAACCGTGACCTTGAACAGGAAAACAAGGTTCCAGATTACATCGCACTACTTTGGAAAGAGCCAAAAATCCGTGAGAAAATTAGATCGCACCTCAAGCCTGAGGCGCGTTCCTATACAAAATGGGAGTTCGATGAGCGCCTTAACCGCATCTATATTGGAAAACATTCCTGGGGTGGTTTTGGTGGCTTTTGGAACCGATTGATCAAGTGCTGTGACCATATCACACTGGATGATTTCTTCATCCAAGTATGGGACGCCTTGGTGGAAATGACGGCCGGAATGCCTGCGCATGAGGCTGTACTTGAAGGTCTTTCTCGTGAAGTACTCATAGAGGGTATTCGTAAGAAGGATACTGCTATACTACGACGTTTTATGGATGTTTGTGAGCATCTAACAAAGGATGGTTATTGGTCTGACCCAAAGCAACGTGTAAACAAGCGTTTGCAAGGTGAGGATTCTCATCAGGTCAACTATAAGTGTCCCTATGCCGATCGTGACGGCGTAGAGGTCGTAGTCGAACCGCGACGTAAGCCGCGCAAAGAAACACTTCGAGTCGTAGACTCAGTTGGTGATACATTTGAAGTAATTGATGTTCATTGGGTAGGTCGATAGTAAACGATCAAGTCAATCCTCTGAGGGGGATATTATGGAGGTCGGAAGGCTGAAGTTATTTGTTGATTGTGTTACTTAGACAAATCTAATAACATTGACGAAACGTTTGTATCCAAGAAACTTAATGAAGAGAGAGTTTTGCACTCTGCGGGGGGCTTTACGCTCTCTCTTCATTTCTATTAAATCTGTGAGGGTGTGATTCCGTCATGGATTACAGGTAGGTGATTACTCGAATTCAACTTTAATAACATGTCTAACTTAAATCAATAACGTATATGACGAAGAAATCAATAAAGTTGAACGCTAGTAATATCATTAATATTAATAAGAATCTGGATCAGGAGATTACAAAGAACTGTCATATTATCCGTGTCGAGAACGTGATGTCCAATAAGGCTATTAAGGCTGGTCAGGGTTCTGGTAAGGATTTGAAGGCTTTGTATAACTACATCCAGCAGCTGCGAGAGAAGCGAATCAAGATTAAGGGTATAAAGCAGTACCTCAATATGGGTATTACTACTTTTGATTATGAGGCCTTTAAGAAGACTAATTATTATGCTATCTTTGCAGCATGTGAGGCTAAGGAGACCATTGCACAGTTGAAGATGATTCCTACACTTAATCCTACAACTAAGGCTCAGAAGGGCCTTAAGAATATGGCTAAGAAGGAGACATTCACCAGTGCTAAGATTGCTCAGCTTATTCACGAGCAGCAGCTGCTTGCTAACAAGTACGATAAGATGTTGGAGGATTTCAACAACAACACGTCGATTGATATCACATCTGTTTCGGACGACTACGAGTTTGAGCTCGCTGCATAAAATAATATTGATTAGAGTGTACTATGGACTTTTAGATGGGATCGATGCCTGTCCTAATCACAATGCCTATATGGCTAAGTTAACATGTATAACCTAAAAACATTATCAAAATGAGTAGAAACAAATTTAAGGTGGAAACTGCTAATAATGGCCAGACCCCTAAGAACGAGATAAAGCATCCTTTTATTTATAAGGAGCTGAACACAGTAGAGAAGACAAACGTGCCTACCGGCAAAGTGAAAACCGCAGAAGACGCAAAGAAGCGCCGTCAGGAACGGGAGAACAAGTATAAGAACTTCCGTATCAATGCTCTACTGAGACGAGCTGCACGACTGAACCTTCCTGAGGAGAACGTGCAGGAGTTAGTTGAAAAGTTGCGCGAGCAGCTTGATGCACCAAAATTGTACACCATACTCATAATGTACAACAAGAACAATGCCAAGATGATTGAGGAGATTATGCTCAATAACAATATTGGCTGGCTCATGAGGTCCAATGAGCACATGTATGTGGAGGGAGACAAGGAGTTCCTCGACAAGATACGAGAACTGATGCCAGAAGGCACCAAAATCCATCCATATACGAAAAAACTACCGCCTATTTTAAAGCCCACAGAGCCGCCGAAATGTCGTACGAAGACACTTACTAAGGCGGCCAAGAAAAAGGCCGCCAGTGAGGCTAAAAAGGCCCGAAAACAGGCTCTTGTAGAGCAGCATCTCAACCATAAGGAGCATGCTAAGATTCGCAAGGCCGAACACAACAAGAAGAAGCGTACTGAAGAGAAGCATAAGAAGCTTTTCGAGAAGAAGTTGACTAAGAAGGCAGAGACCGTCTCTATGAAGACTTCTAAAGACAGTAAGGTTCTTAAGAAAGCCGCATAACGTATGTTGAACGTAATACATAGAATAATATGGGACATAGCAACGTACGTATTAAGGCTCGTAGAAGAAAAGTAGCGAACCTTGCAGCTCAAAGTAGGAAGCATACGACACAAAATGTCTGTGTGCCTCCTGCTAACAAGAAGTATTATACGGTTCCATTCGATACCATCCTGGATAAGATGCCACGTTTTGCATATCCAAAGGTAGGAGGAAAGACGTTTGTTATTGACAAAGACGGTCATTTCCACGTAAAGAATGATAGCTGGAAGTACGAGCGCCACAAGCAGACACCTAGTCTGATTACGTGTAAGAAGCGTAAGTATAGTAATATCAAGTCTTACTCTCCTGATCCAAACATAGAAGGATTTAAGGAGGTTAAGCGAGAGCAACGTAACGATTTCGTTAAGTTCTTCTCCAACTATCCGTATACGCTTCCTAAGATGAACCATGTGGAATACATGGAGAAGCTAGTGCAGCATAAGCTTGCTAAATGGGAACGAAAGAACCCTAAGCCAATCAATGACAGCAATAAGCAAGCAGATTTGTTTGAAAAGGAGTTTATGATTCCTTGGCAAAACGAACGTGAAGCCGCAACCGAACGTATAAGGGATTTCGTTATCTCTATATATGACAAACTGCCACTAACAGGCCGATTTGAAGTTAGAAAAAATGATACAACAACATACCAAGAAGAACTGTTGGCAGAACTCAAGGACATCAATGGAGACGGTCACCATATAAATGACCTTGACATAAAGAAGTCCAAATTGATTAAGAAAGCACAGAAGATTACGAACAAAGTCCACGCTAAAAGGAGCAATCTGATATGTTCTAATCTGAAAGACCATAAAAGAACAAGAGGCAGGATAATCTTGCCACAGGCGGCATAATGTCGTTAGAGAGGAATACGCTACTTGGGGGTAGTGTCTAAAGGCTAACAAAGCTTTGAGGGGTGGAGTTAGTTAGGTGGTTTGAGTCCACCTCCTCTCACTAACAAAAAGGTAGAAGCATGATTATAAAAGGATTGGCTGTAAATGTCTATGACATAGAGGTATTTCCTAATTGCTTCCACTGCTGTGTTAAGGACACAGAATCCGGAGAGATTTATAAGTTTGAAATATCAGAAAGAAGGAATCAGCTAGACGATCTAGTTGATTTCTTTTGTTATGATAGTAATGATGCCAGCAGACATACAAGAATGTTCTGCGGATATAACAATCATCATTATGATGATGTCATTATAAACTATATTATAGACTTCGAATGGAAAATGGCAAACTTACCCTGGCATAGGGTTTGTTCGTCACTGTTCAACTTATCACAGTCAATTGTAAATTCTGAAGACGGACCCGATGTACCGTGGAAGAAGTGGAAGTATGCGAAGTACTTCTATTCAATGGATTTACTAACTATGCAGTTCAGTCGAAAGTTACGCGTAGGTTTGAAAACTATGCAAGTAACTATGCATTATAAGAACGTACAAGAGTACGATGGCGATTTTGAGGCGCCACTTCCGGTGTCTGAAATAGATTCCATGATAGCTTACAATGTAAATGACGTTGAATCCACCACAGAACTATTGTATCTGCTGCAAGGCCAAATAGAACTGCGCTTGTTTATTGAACAAGAACACGGAATAGATTGCTTGTCAATGGATTCTGTGAAAATGGCAGAAACCTTTCTATTAGAAGAATATTCTAAGCGGTCAGGTATCCCAAAAAATGTTATAAAGGAAATGCGTTCTCCAATGGATTATATACCACTGAAGGATGTTATTCTGCCATTTATAAAATACAAAAATCCAAAGTTACAAGACGTTCTTGAGGATATGAAGAAACAGATCGTATACTCTAAGGAACGCAAAGGCTATGAGAAGAAGTTTGTTCTCTCAAATGTGGTATATTCTATAGGTGTTGGAGGTATCCATTCTATCCATAAACCTAAAATATTCCTCCCAGCAAGCGATGAACATATTGGACATGCTGATGTTACATCGATGTACCCTTCCTTTCTGATTAAGTATCAGTTTGGTCCGAGGCACCTGGGGAAACTATTTTGCGATATATTCGAACAGCTTTACCATGAAAGAGTAGAAGCAAAACGTACTGGTCAAAAGATTAAGAACCTGTTTCTAAAGATCGTGCTTAATTCTCCTACCGGCAAGATGCAACAGGAGGTAAGTTGGATGTATGATCCTTTCAATGTTTTTAGGATTAGAATAAACGGTCAATTAGTCCTTTTAATGCTCGTAGACAGACTTTTGGAGCTCGGATGTGAAATTATACAAGTAAACACCGACGGCGTTGTCTACAGGGCTAAAAACAGCCTTAAAGAAGGAATTCAGGAAGCCATCTCAGAGGTTGAGAAGATCACCCAACTTGGTTTTGAAATAAATGAGTACGAAGCATTCTATCAATACGCAATTAATGACTACTTTGGGGTCTTAAAAGGCGGTGAGATAGAAGAAAAAGGTATGTTTATCACTAAAACTAACCTCGGCAAAGGTTTAGCTCCGGTAGTAATACCGAAAGCTGTGATAGCGTACTTCACCCAAAAAATACCCGTGGCAGAATTTGTTAAGAAGGATACAGATATCCGGGATTTCTTAATGTCACAAGCAGTAGATAAGAAATTCAAAGTTGTATACGGAGATGATCCTGTACAACGTATTAACAGATTTTACGCAAGTACAAACGGTAAATACCTCTTCAAGGACAACCCTGAAGACGATAGAGACCGTACAAATATGTTGACGAAGTCAGGAGTAACAATCCTGAATAAGTTTGAGGATCGACCGATAGAAGATTACAAAATCAACTATCGTTACTATATCAGCGAAGCTAACAAGATAATTGCTGACTTTACTGAACAACAACTCGAATTATTCTAAGAGCCTAGAGAGCCATGATTATCGAAGTAAACACTAAAATCCTGGATTTCCCAGGTATCAATATGAATCAATTAGTCTTCCTAAGTATGGTATTGGGTAAGAATCAACCAAAATATCAAGACGTCCACAAAATTGTCAGCCTTATTAGTGACGATGAGATATCATACTTAGTTAATCAGGGACTTATAACCTCGATCGAGAGAGGGACTTCAATTACATATCAGCCTACAGATGTGCTTAAGAATCTTGTAGCGCCTAAGAAAGACTATTTCGATGTCTTCTATGATATGTACCCAGTGTATGTCGTACGACCAGATGGCACTAAATCATATTTGCGTGCAAATGTGAATAAGTGTCGTCACCTTTTTAACACGTATATTGGTAATAGTGAAGCTATGGCAGAACATTTTATAAAATGCCTAGAGCACGAAACCAGTAAGAAAATGCGTGAAGGAAAGCTTGGCTACATGAAAACCATGTGGCGATGGTTAGTAGATCATCAGTGGGAAGAAACTGAGGAAGAAATGCAAGACACGACAAAACAAGCTGTGAATTCTTATGGAACAGAACTTATCTAACTTTATACGCCCGATGTCAGTTGTAGCTCAAGAAGCTATTAATTACATTGAAGGCAGACGAAACAAAACTGTAGTTTCGTTAAAGACTAGGTGGGCTAAGTTCAATAAGCAGTGTATGGGAGGTATTGAACCAAATACCGTTTATACCATAGCTGGTATTTCTGGAAGCGGCAAAAGCTCATGGAGTAATCTTTTGCAAATTGATTTATTTGATTATAATCCCAATGAAGAAATAGTTGTATTGACTTTCTCATTAGAGATGGTTGGATTTAGGCAGGTTGGAAGGACGCTTTCTACAAAGCTCAGGAAAACGACTTCTACTCTGTATAGCTCGGAAACGAGCCTTGACGACGAAACGTTCAGAAAAGTCGTAAATGTATCTAATCAGCTAAAGGAGTATAATATCTACTTCGTAGATAATCCTACAACTCCCATGCAAGTTCAAGAGATTATATTTAGTTTCTATGATCAGTACGTAAAAGGTACTGGTAAACATTTTGTTGTTATCTATGACCATACTCTGTTGACGAAACCAATAGGTTCTACAATAGAGACTATGAGCGAATTGGAGCGCGTATTCATCCAGGTCAAAAAGTTGCCACTAACTTCTGTGGTACAGATAGCACAAATGAATAGAAATATTGAAGCTTCAGAAAGGATTAATAACCCGCTTAGTCATTACCCAATGAGAAGCGATTTGTCGTCATCTGATGCAATATTTCAAGCCAGTGATTACGTACTGGTGTTGCATCGACCAGAGATTCTTAATATACAGGAATATGGTCCGAATCATCTACCTACTTCTAACAAGGTATATCTGCACATCCTAAAGAATAGAGATGCTGGTAAACCTTGTATACTTGAATTCGAGAACGACCTGATGTATAATAATCTCATCGAATGTTAAGCATTGGATGATAATTATTAACGCATTAAAAGAAAGGCTGAATTATGAAGAAGTATACATTTAATCTGAACAACGATAATACCACCGGTTTTAACACTACGTTTTGCAACTCGTTTTACACCAAGTCTACAGACTATTCTAAGATTCTTGATGATCTTATATTTGACGATTTGATGGACAAGAACCCGTGGTTGAGTCAGTATACTAAGAACAATATAGACGCTATTAATATCATCAATACGCAGCAGATTGCGAATACCGACGATGATTTCATTAAGGCGTTTACTTTCCTGAAGAACTACAATACCAATAACATTGGTAAGTACTTCATCAAGGATAAGTATTATGAGCTTTCTGATGGTACGCTCTTCTGTATTTCTGATAACTACATTTACATGAACGGTAAGTTCCACTGGTTTGACGATATGAAGAAGAAGAACTTCTATACTCTGTTTACACCGGCGGAGAAGAAGACTATTTGTACCATCTATACCGATAGTCTTAAGATTACCATTAAAGCATAATTATGGAAGGATTAACACTACCGGTAAAACCGGTGCCCGCTGTTTCAACTAATCCAACTTATTTGATTCTATACGGATTGCCAAAGTCTGGTAAGACTAGTTGTTTGGCTCAGCTAGACAACAATCTTATCATAGACTTAGAGGGAGGTTCTCTCTTCCTTGATGCAATGGCTGTACAGGCTCGAACAATAAACGACCTTGGCGCTATTGCACAGGCTATTCGTGAGAAGAACAAAGAAGCTGGAAAGAATTTTTATAAACGTATAACAATAGACAATGCTACTCGTTTGGAAGACATTTGTATGAGCTATGCTTGTACATTGTATAGAAAGACGGAGCTTGGCAAAAACTGGACAGGAGATGACATTACAACATTAGCTCGTGGAGCAGGGTATAAATACCTTCGTGACGCAGTGAAGAAAGTTATCGATATGTTTAAGGATTTGTGTGACGAATTTATTCTTGTAGGACATGTCAAAGATAGTATCACCGATAAAGATGGCCAAGAAATCAACGCAAAAGAAATCGACCTCGTCGGTAAACTGGGAAAAATCGTTTGTGGAATGGCTGACGCAGTCGGATACGTATACCGCAAAGATAATGAAACGCACATTAGTTTTAAATCTGGAGGTGACGGAACAATCATGGAAGCGCGTGCAAGACACATCGCTGGTAAAGATATTGTCATTGCTACAGGAAATGAAGACGGAAGCATAACAACATATTGGAATCGTATATATAAATAATTAAGAGCCTAATAGAGCCATGTATAGTACAAAAACAGCAACAACAAACAATCAGGAGTTTACAAGCTCCTATATGCCCGTAGGTATTAACGAAAACGTAAAACTTAAGGAAGTTAACGTAAACAAAACAGCTCAAGGTCGTGATTTCCTTGAGATTGTATTTGTTAACGCAGATGGTCAGACGGCAACTATGACTGAGTGGAAGAACGAGAAAAACATGTGGATTAAGACTGATGAAGAACTTCAGCAGCGTGATAATCAGCAGTTTGGTCGTATTTTACAAGTTATAGATGCTATTAATGGAAAGCACGATGAGTTTGAAGGAAACTCGTTTACAGAAATGATAAACTGGGTTAAGAACGAGCTTGAGGTTATCCAGCTGGCAACTCCGTTGCGCCTTAAGGTTGTTTACGACAAGAAGGGTTATACGAAAGTTAGCTCTCTTGGTATATTTGTTGAACCTATGAGTGTAGAACAGTCTCAGATTAAGCTTTGGAAGAACGATCTTCTGGAGCGTCCTATTGTAGCCGATAAAGAACCTGCTACAGATCCGCTTGCTGGTCAGGCAATGTCTGACTTTAGTACTCCGGTAACTGAGACTAATAAAGGTGCTGACGACCTGCCCTTTTAATTTATTAAATATGGAACAACTACGTAAACGTTTTCCAGGTATATGGTTTAACGGAATGTGGTTAATATAATGGTCAGTGGTGGAGGACTGACTGGTTAATCTAGTCAGCCCCTAACAATTTTGTCGTTGTTTTCATAAAATGTGGTGCTGACAACCAATAAATCAGATAATCGTTCCGTGTAAGTCTAATAAACTGCGGGTACATGGAAATTGTACGAACAAGCTAGATTTTGTCTAGAAGGGGTAACGTGAAAGCTAATAAAAGGTCAGTGGTAATGGTAGCTCTCCAGACTAACGGAGTTTGTGGGCAAGGGATATGGGTGAGATTCCCATACAGCCTCGCGGGTTCGAGTCCCGCCGCCATTCAAATAGTAGAGAGAATTTCTATGATACAGAAAAGATATCAATACTGGTCCAGAGATGGCATTGTATGGACATCCTGGATAAACTATTGTGAAGATGATTCGCAATTAGAGGAATTAAAAGAAACATACAAATGGCAACTCAAAAACAAACTTAAGAACGAGTTTAGATTAATAACTTAAACATAATCAATATGAAACATGTATTTAAACAATTAGCCGTTTATCAACCAAAGACAAAGGTTGGAGAAAGTTACAAACCGAGCCGATTTGAAATAGGTACTGCGATTATAGATTTGGAATACATTTCTGCAGTTTACGAATGTGTAATTTTCGAAAACGAAAATAAACAAGACGATGAAGTATTAAATTGGTTAAAAGAGAAACAATTGATATTAGCAAGAATTATATTGAAAGACGGTACAAAATTCAGCAACATAATTGTTCCTAATATGAACTATTTCGGTATAATACTCGGCGATGTGACGTTTTGAAACATTGGAGATCAGTAGTCTAGAGGTTATGACGGTCACCCTAAAAGGTAGTTGACGGATTGTGGGGTTCGAATCCCCACCTGATTACACAAAGCTTAAGCTTATGTATAGTACAAAAACAGCAATAACAATGAGTCTTAGAGACTTGTTGGATAAACTGGATGACTATGACATCTATGCTTATTATCTTGGTTCATTTAAACCAGGAAAACTTATGAATAGTCCTTTGAGACCAGACGATAAGATACCTAGTTTTGCTATATTTCCTGGCAAAACAGGTGGATTATTGTTTAAAGATCATGGGACTGGAGAGGCAGGTAACGCCTTGAAATTCATAAAACTATACAAAGGTATAGACACGAGAGATGAATTAGAACGAGAGTTGTTACGCATCGTCCGAAAAATGAACCCAATGCTCGGTGAGGTAAAACCAACACACGTGAAAACGGTGGGATCAGGGCTAACAAAAATAGGGATAGTTCGTCAACCATTTACAGAAACAGATAAGAAGTATTGGAAGCAATTTCATATTTCTATCGATACACTTAAGCGTTTTGATGTATTTAGTATAAAGTATTTCTTATGCAATGATGTTGTACGAGGAGTATACAAAGAGGATAATCCTATGTATGCTTACAAAGTAGATGATAGATTTAAGATTTATCGTCCGCTTGCAAGTAAGTATACAAAATGGAGAACTGATTTGACAAATGATAATATTCAGGGTCTTAAGCAACTGCCAGACTCTGGTAATCTTTTGTTTATTACTAAATCGCTTAAAGATGTAATGTGTCTGTATGAAATGGGATTCAATGCGATATCACCTTCGAGTGAAACTACTTTCATACCTGATAATGTTTTACAGCATCTTCGCTCTAAATGGAAACATATCATCATTCTATTCGACAGAGACGAAGCAGGTGTGAAAAACGCTAGAAAGTATAGTAAGCAATATAAGCTAGATGCTATGTTTGTTCATAAAAAGTTTAAGGCAAAGGACATATCCGATGCTGTTAAGGCTAATGGATTCTTTGCCGTAAAGGATTGGTTAACTAAAACAGTAGAAAGATATGATTAATTTTATAATCGGATTAAGTGTATTTCTTCTTGGTGGAATTTTAGGCTTTATCGCTGGTGGTACCAAGGTATTATTCACGTTACTCGCTATATTGGGTATTCCTGAAGAGTATTTCATGGCGCTCAAAGACGAAATTAAGGATTTAGCAAAGCGTGTAAAAACAGCCAAGCCGGAAACTGAAGAGGAAAAAGAGAAATTTCGTGAAGAAGCATTCGATATATTTACGAAATACTCCAAATATACACTTAAAGGTACTGTGTGTGTAAATATTGCACATGAAGACTAAAGGAAGGGTTAAGAATGCGACAGCAGTCGATGCGTATGGGCTACATTTCCGTAGCAAACTCGAACTCTATACGTATGAAGCTTTTATGAGGGCTGGTATTCCAGTCAAATATGAGCCAAAGCATTTTACTCTTCTACCAAAGTTCGAATACTTAGGCGAGAAAATTCGTCCTATTACATATCTTCCAGATTTTATAGGAAGAGGATTTGTAGTAGAATGTAAAGGGTTAATGGGAGATTCGTTCCCGTTAAGATTTAAGCTCTTTAAATATTACCTGAAACGCCATCACTCCAAAATGAAGTGTTATCTTGTGAGAAATCACAAGCAGGTAGACGAAATGATTGAAGAACTTTTAAAAGCAAAAAATAATGGAAAATAATTCACACTTCGTAAAGAATGGAAATGTAATTACTCCTAAACCCGTAGGTAGTGACTATAACCTTAAAGCCGGTGATGTATATCGATTAGTAGAAGATAAATACTCTGATATGTTGTACATTACAGAAGATAAAGCATTTGAATTCCCTAAACGCTATTATAGCACTAAGGAAGATGATTCATTTGCAAATAAGGTTATAAACACATTCAATAAGACTGAAAAGCTTACTACAGGTGTGTTGCTTTCCGGTATGAAAGGAAGTGGTAAGACTCTTATGGCAAAGAAGATAGCTGAAAAGTCTAATTTGCCTATTATTGTCGTAGACAAAGAGGTTCGTTCTACTGATATAGAGAACTTCTTTGCTCAGATGTCAGTAAACGTATGTATTATATTTGATGAGATAGATAAGTATTGGAATTCTCGTTATTTGCTTGGTTTCTTAGATGGTGTTAAGCCGTCTTGTAAGAAGCTTGTGCTTTGTACAGCAAACAATGAGAATGAGATCGATGAGTATTTGAACGATCGCTGTAGTCGTATACGATATAAGCGTACATTTAGTACTCTCAGCAAGCCGATTGTATCTGGTGTACTTAATGATATTATTAAGGACAAGAAGAAGGCAGAAGCTGCTACAGAGTTTATCATCAATAACATAAACGTAGTGTCTTACGATAATGTTATAATCTTCGGTGAGGAAGTCAAGAATAATCCTGACGAATCATTTGAAAGTATTATAGCAGACCTTAATGTCGAAAAGAAGGATTAATGGACATTTCAACTCCCTATTACGAGGATAGAACCCGCAAAATAACGATTGAATTAAGAGAATGTTGGAGTTATGGATGTTGCGGATGTGATCCATTATACATATGGATTAAAAAAGAAGTAACACCCGAACAACTCGTTCAATTAATTGATCGTTGTGAAACAATGAAAATAATATATTGATGCAACCTTATTATGACATTGCTATAGGAAATATGGTTAAATGTTGTAAAGGAGAGCGCATACATTGTGCAGGATTTAAATGGAGGTATTACGAATGATGGATATTTCAACCCCCTATTACTCAGATTTTTCGCGCATCAGTAACTCGAATATAGGCTGGTTTCTGCAGAAGGGACCAGCCTATCTTCATAAGATGCTAACAGATCCACCACCAGAGGAAAAGAATCCGGTGTTGGAACGTGGAACTATGATCCACGAATATATTCTGCAGCCCGAAGAGTTCCAAAAAGACTATGTAGTCTGGGACAAAAGTAGACCTTCCTCTGCACAGCAGGAGAAGTTCTGTCAGGCATTAGCATCTTCATTAGAAATAGAGCCTAATAGAGCCATTCTAAGCGCTTTTAAAGAAGCCTATAGTACAGCAGGAAAGTCCGAGGACAAAATGCTGTCAGAAGGCCTTAAAATAGCCTCTACGTTGAAGGATTACATAGACTTCCTGAAAGCAAATGACAGGAGAAGTATGATTAGTCCTTATGAGTATCGTATGCTTGAGAAAATTAAGCAGAACATACAGTCTCACAAACTTGCTAATCGTATTGTATATCTTAATGATGTTAATGCGAGCGGTAAAGAAAATCATCACGAATTTCATATTAACTGGACATACTATGTAAAGATGGCAGCTGGAGTTAAGTGTAAATCATTGTTAGATGGTCTTACACTTGATTTTAAGAATAAAAAGGCTACTATCTATGACTTAAAGACTACACAGAAGTTGTGGCACTTTGAAGATAGTATTGATCAGTACGATTACTGCAGACAGCTCTGTTTTTATTATCAGGCTGTTGTTTGGTACCTTAAGTATGAACTAAAAGAAGATCCTAACAGTTGGACTTATGATTGGTATATTATAGGTATTGATACTACAGGTAGTTATGAAATACGTGTATTCAAAATTGATTATTATATGATAGATTCTCGCAAACCAGTAATAATGAATGCGATGAAGGAAATCATGTGGCATCAAGATACAGGCAAGTGGGACCATAGTAGAGAATATTATGAAGGCGATGGCTCAGAATCTTTAAAATTATAAAAAATATGAACAATACTAATACTACAAAAGATTATACAGAAAATATAGTAGACCAGGTAGAAGAGTCTGCAAAAAAGAACAACACTTCTATTGTAGACAATTCTGAGGAATTGCAGTTGTTAGATGTAGATGACATAGAGGAGGAGTTGCAAGTCGAAGATTATACCGACGCAATTGATGCCAATGTATTCTTGTCTAAGTTGCTGTGATTTTTAAAAATAATTCTGAGTACATAATTCCTTTTGTAATAAAGGATTACAATATATTCAAAATAGGGTATACTATTTCTTATGTCGATACTGGCATATTGTACAATTATCTGTATGTAGACATACTATTAAAAAATGAAACCGTTTTAAAGACTATTCATAGTATAATAAAAAACGAGCCGAATTTTAATTTTATCAAAATATCACAAAACAAAATACAACTTAGATTTTTGATAGATAAAAGTTTGGATTTCATCGTATTGCCTATTATAAATAATGGATATGATGCATTAAGCAAAGACGATTTGAGAGATTGTGTATTCTTTTGGAAAGAGAAGAGTTTAGAAGTATTAAGTAAGCAAAAAACCCCGACCGCTCGTGAGAGTAGTCGGGGTTTATTTTTTTTATTTATTCATAATTTGATTTTCGTAATACTTTCGTTTATCTTTAGAACCATACCATTGTTCATATAGATTGTGAATTGGAAACATTTGAAAAAATGCTTTATCTAATCTAGTCCAATCTTTATAAACACCTCTGGTTATAATATTATCGTCAACATTCTTCTGAGAACTAGAACCAATGAAAGTATCGTATAGGCTTGCTTGCGGAGTAACATATTTAAACAACTGCGTACCGAGCGCACCTATTTTATCCATAGTACCCGTTTGTGCAGATACCGTTTTAATGTTGTTGAACAAATCGCTGTATCGGTAAGGAGTATATGTTTCCCATTGAGTTCTTCTAGCTATGTATGCAGCAAGCTATAAAGAAAGAACATCTTTATTGTCATCATCGTCTGCCAAAGCTGCTAAAAGTCCTACAATTGGTGTAATAAAACCCCAGAAAACAATTTGCTCTGCTATTATTTGACGCAATTGTTGTTTACGTGCGTTTGATATTGCTGCGTCTTCTATTGTCGCCGTATTGTTAAAATATGCGTCATAGTTTGTTTTATAGTTGTTAATACTTTTTTCTATAGAAAATGAAGTAATTAAATCTTTAACAAACATTCCAAGTATGTTGAACAGATAGTGGAATCCGGTTCTATTTATACCGCCAGTATACTGTTGTGTATCCATATCCCATACCATTTCTCCAAAACGCTCCGTTAACATAAGTGGGAGATATTGTCTGTGTGTCAATACAGCAGCACCTAAAAAGTTAGTAGTGATTGCTGCTTTTTGCGTTTCAGTAGCCATACCGTCAGCAGATTCAGAATATTTTTGTATTCTGTTGTGTAACACATTTTCTACTTCTGCGTAAGCTTTCTTATACTTATTTTCAATTTCAATATGATTACCATCAACATACATCACAGAATATACAGAATCAGCATCTTCCCATTCCGCAAGAGCTTTTGTATAATCTTCTACGCTGGCGTTATACATATTATTTAATAGGTCTTCTCTTGTTATAAAATGACCATTATAATAATGGAACGACATAAGCGTAGATACCATTATTTGACTTTTTATTATAAAATCCTAAGAAGTCAACATACCAAAACACCAGTTTTCCCATAATGCATTTACAGCACGATTTCTATTTGAATGCTCATATTTTCTTACACCTTGGTTTGATAAGTTATACAACTCAGCCAGAAGCATAAGTTTATCTCTTGTTGTTTTATCTCCTATGTATTTAGCACCCATACCATTCTGCAAAAGATGATACATCACCTCCATACCAGCTTGATGTGATTCTTTAACACCATATTTAGTACCGACAATGGCGTTTATAATGTGTGCATATGAAGCAGTAAAGAAACCAGTAGCAGCGACAGCAGCATTCATACCAAGGTTTAAAGCTACAGTAAACGTCCTAAACAAAGAAGCAGCTTTACCAAGATTAATATCGTAGCCGAATATGTTATATTCGTATCGCTAATTTCTTATGTTATACAGATTCATATCCAGAAATTTTCTGGCAACTTTTGCTGTATTTGAATCAGTACCGTCAGTAAATGTAGATTTTTTTGATTTCTTCTTTACAGAAAATCTGTTTGTGGTTTGATATGTTCTGTCTTCCATCATATCAACAATAGCTTCGCAAGAATCTTTTATTTTCTGTTTTTCGGAGTATCTATACGCTTGTCGGTAATATTCACATACAATACCAATAAGGTCTGCAGAAATCTATGACGGATCTTCCAGTTTCTTTACATAATACTAAGGTATCATATTTAACTGTCTACCGTTAGGTCTTCTTGCTGATACATTAGATCCTCCAGAATATTCTTGAGACATTATGACTTCGCCGAGCTCGTCTACATTATTTAACGCATTCTACAAAGACATTCCGAATTCTGTATTTTGCTGCTCTAATATACCAAACGTATCTTTGAGATATTCCCACGATGCGTGAGCTTTTGATTCTTGATTTTTAAGTCGTTTATAGAACGAACCAGTCATTTGAGGAAGAAGATAATCATCATGCCACGATTTATTTTCAAACTGTTCATTTGATTCTTTCATCGTATCATGCACAGCTTCATATAAAGCGTTAAGAGTTTCTGAATTCTTTATTTTGTTATACGCTTTTGAATTATCATATCTGCCGTTATCATAATCTAATCTTGGAACCATTGACATGTTTTCAGATTCATCAAAATTAGTATTCAGTAGTGATTGGCTGTCTTCATTTATTATATATTGATCTCCAGGAAGAGATTCAACAAACATGTCTTCATATTCAGGTAACGGTTTTATCGCATTAAACCATCTATAACGTTGTGTTATAGTAGATCCGTCCTCCCAAAATGCGGTTACGTATTCTGTAGCTTCTACAAAAGGATCGGTTAAATCATCAAAGTCATCCATAAAGAAATCATCCTCTTCGACCTACTGTGCGAACGTGGCATATTTGGCAGCATCGTATTCCTATTTCATTCGTATATACGCTTGAGTTGGGGCAGATGTTGCGTATTTCTAGAATATCTCTTGGTATATAAGATTATATTTTGCTATGATAGGATTTGAAGCGGCAGCTTTTTTTATGTTTCTATTTTCAAGTTCCAATTCTTTAACACGTTCTTGTATTGCAGCTGGAACCATATCAGAAGAATACTCGCCTAAGTTTGTATCGAAATACGGAGACAGAAGGGATTGTATCTCTTCTTTATTTTTTTGATATTGGCCGTTTTGATCGTATCGAATAGCGTCTCTGTCTATACCAGTACGTTCTTTGAATTCTCTGTTTATAGTTTCAAACAATAACGACTTTCCTTCAGAATTCTTTTTGAGTCGGCGTCTAGAAGCCCTTGCGTCAAACATTCGTTTGGCGTCGTCTTCAGTCATACCTTCTGCTACTTTTTTAGCAATAAATGCGTTTCTGTCAGCATTCCAACGAGCTTCATCGTACTTAAAATCGGCATTCTTATCGCCGTATAAATCCTCATTTAGTTGCTATAGTTCTTTAGCTATTTTCCATGCAATAGAACCTCTATCTTTCTTATGTCCGTTTATATCGTAATCGCTAGTCAAAATTCTACGCTCCTGTATATACTGTTTATACTTACGATAATCATCTGGAGTCATATCTTCCATATGGAAATTTCCATTTTCGTCAGTAACGTTTGCTCTAAGAATGCGAATCTTACTCTGAATCGCTTCTCTTTTTTCAGCAGTAACATAAGACAATTTAGAATAAGCTTCATAATACTTAGGAAGGTATTTTCTATCTGCACGTTTAGATAACCATTGAATTTTTGCCAAATTCCATATTATACGGTCCTATTCATCATCTGGAGCAATTCTGTTCTTGGGGTCAAGAACATGTTTTATATACCTTGTAACTCCTTTTTCGTCAACAAAACCAGTCTTACCAAGATTTAAGTTTGCTAAAAATTCGTTATAATCTTTATAAAACAATCCATAATTACGAAGACGTACCATATAACCAGTAGTAAGTCCTTTATCGTCAAGCTCGTATAAATCTTGAACAGACTCTCCAGACTTTAACTTATCTAATAAAACAAGCAGTTTTATAGACTTCGCATTAGATTTTCTATCTGCGGTATCTAACGCTTTGTTTACCATATATGCAAGAGCCCTAAGACCATCATCTTTCGCTTTATCTGCACTACCGGCATATAAGAACCACGCTGAAGTATCGTACCCGATTTTTTCGAGTTCTCCTAAATACTTACCCATAGTAGGAGAATGTGTTTCTTGTCCTATTTTCTTAAGGAGATCTCGAACGATCATACCTTTTATACTTTTCATATAGGTTTCGCCTTCATGTGTGATACTTATACAGTCTGCGATATTCGTTTTTAACCTGTTTATAATTTCTACAGCCTAAGTCTGTTGACCATTATTATTTAGATCGTCTATCAGTAGCGATACAATTCCTGGTTCAATCAAAAGCTCCTGTATATCTTGTAGAATCTTCTAATATGTTCCAAAGTTATCATGCCGTTGATACATGTATACAGTAGGTGAAATCCTTGAATTATCTCTATAAACAGCTTTTATTGCATTCAAATCATCTTTTATTTGCGGTTTAACCTAAGACAATAAACTAGATATTACAGCAAACGAAGACATTTGATCAGACCTAAATTGCTAAATCTATGCTTCTATTATTTCTTGTTGTCTTACTTTATACTCTTGCGGTAGGTCAGAGACCTTTACAGATAGCAACCTGCTAGTAAGAGCGTCGGCTATATCGGAAAACTTTTGTCTAACTTTGCCCTATGATGTAGAAGTGTACGAAGAGGCATTAATGTTTACGTTTAACATTGGATTATATTCCAAAACTTCTATTTGTGCGTCTATTAAACGTTCCTATAATACCAGCTGTTCATTGGCTAAAGTATCTTCATCTATACTGTCATATATTACCTATAACGCCTTATCTAGTTTTATGTTACCTCTATCAATAGTTGGCATAGATACAAGATAATCATTTACAACATCCTCATATTCTTGTAATTTTTTTACATTTGTTTTAAAAACTTCTTTATTTACAAGAAATTTAGTAAACGTGTTTATGAATTTTCTAATAGCCTTTACTATCTTCGGACGATCGTTATCAGCTTCCATAGCCTTCTGAAGCATCATAAGTCGCGCATTTCTATCAGTAAGGTATACAGCAGCAAATTCTTTTTCGTTCTTCAATATGTAATAACCACCGTCTATATCATTACGGCTATATTGATCTTTTGGAAACGCCTTATCGAGCAATTTAAATACTTCTCGATTACTTCTAGCAAACTATCTTTCTATATCAGTTACCGGAGTATTTATAGCTTTTACGGTACATGCGTGTATTATTTCATGCAATATAGTATCTGCTAGAAATTGGTTAGACACTGCAGCAGCATTTGCCTAATCTATTACGATAACGGTACCACCATTTTTAAGTTCTATGGCTCTAGCAACCTCTCTTCCGGGAAGGTTATCGAATCTAACAGGTATATCATGCCTAGCGAGTATATCTGCCAAACGCATATTTCTTGGAGAGAATAACCGCTTAGATACAAGATCTGACATTATTCTTACACTGCTTACAACTTTTCCTTGATTTAATTCTGTAGTGCTATTACCAAGTGTATTTGTAGTTGAAAACCTACCAAATCTAGAAGACTCTTTTTGTTGACGTAAAACATTGTCTAGAAGAGGTTCCCCGTTTATATCCAAATTAGCCTAAGAACTGCTATATTCTATAAAACCACGAGTTCCTACAAACTTATTTGAATAATTAAGCCCTTCAAATAACAGATTATACATATCCGGGGCCAATTGATAATACAGACTTGTCTTTAAGAAATCTGAAAGCTTTTCGTCTTGCGATGCATTCTCTTTTTCTATAATGCCTAGTTTTCTTAATACATATAAAAGCCAACTGGCTATTTGATGAAATAGCGTTTTGAAATTACCGACGTTTTTAATCGAAGAAACCTGCATTAAATCGTAACCGAAACTACTATTCGCAAAAAATTCTGCAACAAATTCGTACGGATCTTTAAGACCATATGCACTTTTTATTGGTTCATACTCCGATTGTTGTTTTATATAATTTATCACACGCCAAATATCGTTTTGTAACGATTTGTTTCTGGACAATGCGTACATTGTTAACGCGTGTACTATTTCATGAACGACGGAAGTAATAATCCAGTTATCTGAGCTGTCCAATGATATTTTTATTTGACCATTAGAATAATCATATTGTCCACCAGCAAGTCCTGATTTTGTATTGCGAGCATATAAAACATTGAAAAACTTTATAGATATTTCTTCAAGCTAACCTGTTAAATTAGATGAAGTTATTATATCGTCAAATAAAAAGTTGACAAGTTCTGCATATCTATAGTCGGAATACATGTCTCCTTGATTTACTGCAGTGTGTAATTTTTTTAAAACCTCTAATGCATTATATTCATCTGCGCCTCTATCAAATATAATATTCAAAAGAGCTCCGTTATAATCAGAAGAATCACCAATTTTTCTACCATCTTGTATTTCTTTAGATGCAAACTAACCCGTGTTCGTATAAGCAGTTGTTTTTAAACGAATAGCCTCTTTTCTACCAAAACGCTCTTCCAATTGCTAAAACAATATAGACTTATTACCGTTAGGTGCGCAATCTACAGGATAACCATTGTTTAAATCAAACATTTTATAAGCCATCGCCGCAGCTGACTTATCAAGTCCGCTTCGTTGCATGCGCAATTCTGCGGACCTGAATTCATCGTCAGTTAAGGGTCTTCCTCCAAAAGCCTATATAATGGAATTAAAATCGTCTGTTACAGACTTTAAATGTATATTTGGACAAACCATAATTATTTATTATTAATTTAACACCCGCCTAATAAATCATCTTCATCATCCATTAAAGCTTTTATACTCTCCAAATCATCCTATTTGGTCTAAGATCCCAAAATAGAACTAATGCCGGATTTACCTCCGGAACTCTGTTTAGAATCCTCTGCAGCTTTCTTTATAGCAGCAGTCTATTTTGCCTTAGCTTGTTCTGCCTATTCCGATAGATTAGTGAACTGCGTATAAAGTTCTGTAAGTTGTGATGATATATTTGCGAATATTTGTTGTTGTTCAGGACTTATTGTTTTGGATAAAGCTTCTCCAGAGTACATGTTTTTAAGATTACTATAATCAGATATATCTTTATAATCGTCTTTTTTATAAACAACATGTAGTCCGTCTACAGTTCCATTTACAATAGTATTTCCATTGGCACTTCTTACAAAATCATCAAACATATACGGTTTTAATGCTTTTACTGCAGAGCCTAACGCCAATGAGAACTTTCCGTCATGTACTGTATAAAACTATTTTATTCTGTATCCCTCTAATATAAGTCTCGAGAATAAATCCTACAACATATCTGCAGTTTTTATGTACTACAATTGAGCATACATGTTTGCAGACTATGTAGCAACAAATACATCAAGCTTTTGCTAGATATCTTTTTCGTTTGCATTTTCACCATACGCAGCAATAAGTCGTTCTTTCTCGAGTTGTGTTTGTAGATTCTTATATTCGTTAAATTCTGCGTCTGATATATTGGATACAAGACTTCCACTAACCCCGATCTAGATACCTCGCTCTTTAAACTCGTCGCCAATATTAGATTTTAATTCGGAATATAGCTAATCAAACGATTTCGTTGGATCTATTTTTATTTGTATATCTGTCGATCGTTGTATATACGACTCTTCTGATGTACCTCTGAATACACCATCAAACCTAACAACACCGTCGTCAGAACGCATCAGCTGAGACAAATTACTACCCAAATTAGACGCACTCTATGTCCACGTAATAGGAGTGTTTACAACCTAATCTGGCTTAAAATATAAATAACACACCTCTCCTTGATCTGTTGTATACTTCTGCTAATCTAACCATATAGCGAATTGTCTAGCATCGATAGACTGTTTATTTTCAGATGCAAATGCTGCGTCCAGTCTATTCTCTTCGAATACAGATCCGTATTCAGAACCAGAGAAAAATTCATAATAGTGGTTAGATCCTTTGTGTATTCCAAGTTTTGGAATAAGTTTATATACACAAAGAGGTGTTTGTTTATCTTGTATACCAGATTTAAATCCTATATAACCAACGCGTTTATAAAGATAAAACTAACCGCCTTCTTCGACTTTTACATACTTATCAACAAAGCTATCAGTAACTATTACTCCATGAATAAATCTATTACCAACTACATTTGTGTTGAACGAAACTTGTCCACGAAAATCGCTTTTTGCTCCACTAAGAACTTCAGAAACAGAAGGAATTGTACGAGAATTATAATAGACTTTTTTAACAACGTTATCGTCGTACCAATAATTTCTACATATTATCTCCAAGAATTCTTCTGCAGTTCCACTGTCGTCACTCCTAAAATCTGAGAAGAAGTCTGTAGTTTTTGGAGATATCACATGCCCTAGTTGAGCGTCAGATAGATTATTTAACGCCTTAGACAAAGCTTCGTCATACTGAGTACGTCTTGGCGGAGGTACCAAATCAAAAAACGAGTTGACTGTGTTAGAATCAAATGTAGAATAATACGCAAACAACGCAAGGTCTTCTGCTAACATTCTAATTCTTAATGAAGGAGATCTGAACAGCTGATCAAACGCGGAACGCAACACACTCTTTTGTTGAACATCGACTTGCATCTGATTTCTTGCAAGAATTATTCTACCAACAGGAAATTCTTGAGATGGGGCTTGCGGGAATATAAAAGATAGAAATTCATTAGTTATTTCTCCATATCCGTTTACAAGGCCAGCCAATAGAGGATTGTTTGGATTTTTTTGCACAAAATCTTTGATCAGAGACAAATTCTAAAATATAGAATTTCTATAATGTTCCCTATACACAAGTTTGTCGTGATCTGTAAGACTTTTATTTTCTTCCAATTCTTTATCAAGATCTTTCATATCTTGTTCTGAGTATCCGTATAAAAGTCGTTTATAGTTTTTATAGATTTTGCCAAGATCCTAACCCATATTGAAATCTACACCACCTTTCTTTGTTTTGGTGTGCAAAAGAACTTTAAAACGCATTATATTATCTATAGCCTGGGCCATAGAATCTACACGATCTTGTTTTAATACTGGTTCATATCCAGGAACGGGATATTTTTTACCAGGAACATTCCAATCAACAGGGCCGCTCAGTATTCTGAACATAGTTGTCATTATCGTACGGAAATGATCTGTAGCAGTAAAAGTCTGTGATCTGAGGATATCTCTTGTTAAATCTGTTGCGGTATATAACTTATCGTCTAAGAATGAATCGTGAAAATACTTTCTAAGAGCATATGTATTCCCTTTTTCTTTAAGAACCGAGTTTATTTCGGTCAACTGTTCTTTAGTGTAAGAATTGTTAGGAGAACTATTCTTATTAGTAATATCACTACTAATATACCAAGTTACTTTACGAGTTTTGTTTTTAAACTGCTCGTATCTATTTATAAAGTTTATGTGACTTGGAACGTCGTTTCCAAACTTCTTAGTATCTACCTATGATAATTGTACAAGGTTTGACATCTCTTCTGCATAAGTATTTATTTTGTCAAACGCAAGCATTGTTACATACTGGAAATATAAAGACTACAACGAGTCTTTATATTTTAATGATTTCATACCCTCTTCTACATCCATAACATACTCCCAGGGAGTTTTAAACTTATCTGGATTCGGAGATACAGCCTCACTTGGTTTTGTCAGTATGGAATTTATTGCATTATTCCAATTGTTAAGATCCTCTTCGTTTTCAAAAATAGTAAGCTGTAAAGCAGCTTTCATTTTTTCAACAAGATTATTTTTTATTTTGCGCTTTGCATTACTCTTAACATATACATTCTACGAGTCATCTATATCTCCCTTGATATTACTTCCGTAAATACCCCCTGCTGTAGTTACAATCTGTGCGTATTCCTTCAAACACGGTTGAGCAATGAATGTGAATGTAGACATTCCCATACCAGCTCTAAGTAAGAAGTTTACATGGTTGTACGTAGCTTTATTTACGTTTATGGCAAATATATATGGGTCTTTAGCAACGTCCACATGTGCATTCACCATAGCAGATAACCATGCAGATATACGCTCTCCATCTTTTCCTAGAACGCTATCCAAATCAAGGAATCCGAATTGGTTGTTGTTAGAATATCGCATAACTAGGTGCATGGCCTGTGTTAACGCCATATTTGTAACATTTAATGCAAACGGACCGATACCTTGTTTTCCGATATAAAACTCCATTTTAGTTCTAGCCTAGAATGACGGTAACAAATCATACATTGCAGGCTGGTATCCCCTTTGTGTTTCTCTCACATAAGGAAGAAGTTCTTTCTATATCTTTTTAGTGATAGTATCGATAGATGCGCGGGCATCTGCATACGTTTTCTAATCAGATATTATTTGCATATATCTAAGCAACAATCTGTTTGATATAGCTGCAGAAATATAGTCGTCATCAAGAATTTGTTTATCGTTCCACATTTCGATAAGCTTGATCGGGTCTACATCTTGATCAGCTATACCCTAATTAGCCATCGCTACTTCAGAATATTCTAAAGCTTCTTCAGGACGTCTCCTTACTGGAATTCCCTTGAGATATGCATCTATTTGAGAACTAGATATTTTTGCAAGCTGTCCATCTATATATGCCATTGTAGACAAGAAGATCTTATCTACGTCAAAGTCCGAACCTGTTTGTGCAGTAAATTCACGCGGAACAACAACAACATCGCCAACCTGCTCTTGAAGGATGTCAGCAACAGTAAATGCAAATATGGATGACATTCCCTGTGTAGGAATACGATAACCTACACCAAACGGAGTTGTTTTAGCGGCCGTACCATCTGTTTTTGTTCCTTTTATTATATCGTGATCAATAAGCCATTGACGCCTAACAGTATACCCTTTATTCCATACATTTGTTGGGATTACAGATCTAAAGAAGTTTTCTGATAACAAGACTTCCATAGAACCGTCTGGCAAGTTCCAATTAAGCTCCTCTCCGTTATTATATGCGTGGTATTTATTACCGCTTACGGTATTTCCTTCATCATCTACATCAAACTGAGAGTCAATATTCTCTTTGTCATACCCAGTAAAACCGAACAAACTCTACTGAATAGCACTGCCACCTCTCGTATTTATATTAATCACTTCTTTATTAACAAGCGCTGACACACCGTGTTCAAACAATTTTCTAGAAGCAAGTGACGCAACACTGCCGTATGTATGAAGAATTTCTTCAGCCTACAAACCAACATCATTGTTTTGGGCAATCCTAATCATCAGATTGCGAACTTTCTGTTTGTCAACTGTTCCATCTACGTCATTATATAATTCAGACATTACTCCGTTTGCACCAAGCTTAGTCAAAGCTTTTATACAACGCATGATGTCTGATTTTATATCAGCTCCGTTCATGGTTTTTACCCAAGGTTTGTTTTCTCCATACGACAATTTATCAAATACATTTGAGAAAGCAAGTTTGAACATCTACGTACCAATCGAACGCTCGAAATCCAAGTGTGCTTCAGTATTTAACTGCATTCTAAGACTCGTAAGCTCCTGCTGTATTACTCCAAGCTCTTCTGATGACGATTCTATTCCATCCTGCAGTTTCGATAAATCTACAGCATTTTTCTCGTACGGAGAGTACTTCTTTTTATTTGATCCCACTTTTACTGCGGATGAAAACAACACCATATCTATTTCCTCTCCACTCCTATTCATTCTTTCATACAACTGAGAACCAGAAGTAGCAGATGCTTGGAATTTAAACAGCGGGAATATTGCCATTTTGTTATAAATAGGCCTGTTTATGACATTGTCAGAGGATATTGAATATGGACTATTCTAAAAGTACGACATCTTCAATGGGAATAACTGCAGTCCGTGTACTTTTTTTGACAACTCGGGATCGTTCATCCAGTCTGGAGAAGTCTCCAATATCCAATAAGCCGTTTCATCGTCATCTGTCCATTGTCCGAGAGAAATTCGTATTTTTCTATAAAGAGACGGTCTTATTACAACCTGTGCGTCAGATACTGTAATACCATCATCTTTTTCAAGATCTTCTATGTTATATGGATTAATTTGGCTAGCAACGCGATTATTGATTGCTTTTACAGCCGCAGGATCTATTTTTTTAAACTTATCCCACTCTTTACCAAAAAATTTATCTCGATAAAGATTGTTTATATAATCCATAGACACATCTGGCTTATGCGTCATTATATGGTCAATAAACGCTTGTCGCAAAAACATATGACGTATAAACGGAACGTGTTGTGAAGACGTATTAATATCGTTTACAGTAAGAGTTGTGTATTTAGTATTTCTAAGATCAGCGTCTTTATACTTCTCTGCAGCCTCTTTTGAATAATCGGTTCTAAGGTTCTGACCTGGGGATAATACTCCACCAAGACGCTTGATTTTGTCTGCGTGAGCGTCTCTTATATCATGAACTGCAATAGTATACGGCTTATCTTCAATATTAAACTGAACAAGTGTATTTTCTTTTTGGTTTTTCCATTTATAAAAAGCAGGATCTCCAGAAAATATCTTCTCGAACTCTATGATGGACGTCATCGTATTTATTGTATTATTTGCCATAGCAGATAATACAAAATTTTCAGCAGAATATCGATCTTGATATACATCAACCATAGTCGACATGACTCCTCCTTTTTGGAACATATCTTTGTACGAGTTGAGAACGTCTGCAGGAATTGCTATAGATTCATAAAAGGTTTGCCCATTTACCTCGTATTTATCCAATATTTTCAACGCACCGTCTTTAGACATCTCTTCCATATCAGCGAATGTCATGCGTATCAAATTTTCGTTGATCGATTCGTATAACAGTTCTGGGTTTTCAATAGAGTATTCTATAGTCTTTAAATACTCTCGAACCGCTTCAAATCCATCACGATTGTCGCCGTACTTAGAAGCTTCGCCTGTAGCTTCTTCTATCTTCTGTTTTTCATATAGATATTCCAGATACTAATTTAGATTTAATTTGTTTTTACCAACAGCTGTTTGTAAAACATCATACATGTATCTAAATTTTCCACCATTTCCAGAAAAATCCATACGCTTCTGTCCAGAATCCGTAGTATAAATATTTCCGTGATAATTATCTATTGCGTTAGCTTCTCCGTTCACAATGGCCGCAATATTATCTTTATTGTAATACTACAGCAAAGAATTATATTCATCGATGAAATAGTTAAAGAATCTCTTCAGAGTAGCATCAGAAAATCTTAGGCCTCTGTGTTTTACTTGACCCTCGCTGTCTAATACGTCACCATACGTAATAAGATCATGACTTAACTTAAGACGCTTCATTCTAAGCGTATAGTATGTTTTCTTATCTGCCATAGTAGGAAGAACCAACATATCACGCATAGTCATATTCATCTTTATTATGAAGTCTTCTAACGGAGTTATGCCAAAATAATCCTTTCCTACACGCTTCTTGCTATCTTTAAGTCCGACAAGAGAAACAAGTTCAATATTATCATCGTTGGTATATTCTCCGGTTTCGTGCAGTTCGCTAAGCAGGTTTAGCACTATACTGTTGGCAGCATAAGGAGACTCCATCATTCTATCGACGAGATTATCTTCGTTTATAGATAATCTAAGAGCAAGATCTGATACAGTATTGTTCTGACAAATAGGATATATTCTAGAACCATCAGGGGCCGTCATACTAAATTCAGACGACGCTGGGTGTGTTTGATGATGCGCTACAGCCAAATCAGAAATCTGAGGAAGAGCCGCATTATTTTTTTCATACCCAGTATATATACTACTAAGGGGTTTTGTTTTACCACTATTTCCAATAGGCAATTCGGATTTACCAACATTTTGGTTTATATAGTTCACAAAACCACCAATAGAGCCCTCTCCTGCAACTAAAACTGCATTCTTAAGGTTCTTGTATTTACTTTCATAATCTTGAGCATACTCAGACATATTTGATATATATTGCTCTATCACATCCATGTCTGCAGGTATTGCCATTTTGTTAAGCAGTCTTACCCACTCTCTAGAAAGTTTTATATATGCCTATTTGTATTCATTTGTAGATGGAGTTTGGTTGGCCAACAATTTAATAGAATCATAATCGTTTTTTATAGACAGAGCAAAATTAGAATCTATTACACCATTTTTAACAAACCCAGAAGTAACTAACACCTAACCCCATGTCCTAGGAAGATTTCGTCTAGCTCTAATAGTTGTATCGTGTTGTAATATCCAATTTCGTACACGGTCAGCGACTATATCATTCTATTCGATACCAAGATCTTCAAGTTGGTCATTTATCATATCTTCCATTTCGTCGTCCATCCATGACTACACAACAGGATCTCTTAATTCAAAAAACGCTATCTTAGATTTTTGACTAGCAATTGTTCCGAATATCTACGTTTGCAATTCTACGTCATCTTCTTCGATAGACTGGAGTTTAGTTAAAAGTGAATAAAAGAATGGATCTGTTTCAGCTTCTTTTTGTACTCTGCCGAGAATAGAATCTTTATCATAACCACTCTCACCTGTTTTGTCGTATGAGCGAACGTCATGAAGTTTATCTACGATTTTATACCAGGCTTCATCGAATGATACATATTTAGGACAGTTTAATATATCAAATCCATCCTACACAATAGTACGTTCACCGTTGTCGTCGTATTCGAATCTTGTCTTAACTAACTAACTTAGGAATAGTTTCGCTTTGTATCCAACATTATCTTTTTTAGAAACCTTTAGATCTTCTATTTCATATGCGGCTATTTCGTCAATTCGTTCTTTTTGATCCGGATTATTCGCAATCTCTTCTTTAGTAAGTCTATATTTTTTATTCTTTCTAAATCCAAGTTCAATACCGTATCTTCCGAATACATCTTTTATTATAGCATTGAATATACCGACATTATCAATAATATCCTACAAAACCAACGCCTGTTTCCCAGTAGCCTCGTCACGCATTTCTTTCAAGTTGTATAATAAAGCTTTATACTTTTCAGACGTAAGTTTCTTATTTATATTACCAGTTCGTAAGAATCCAAACTGATCCAACATCATATGTGCAAGAGCTTCTCCAACTTCATAAAACTCTTGATACGAACTAATACCTTGTAACTTATCCAACTTATCTTGACGAACTCCATCAACATACCACTCGGCCTTGTTAATTCCTTTTGGGAATCTTTTTACAAATTCATAATAAGACTTCGTATCTATCTTCATTTTAGCATATTCTCCATTCATTATGGAGTCAAAGACCATTCTTAATAAGTCTTTTTTATTTCCAATTCCAATAAATTGCAATATACTATTAAAGAATCTCTTTATCTTATTATGCAATCCCAAGCCTGCACGCATTTCTGCGTATTTTCGGAAATCCTCAGCCATTTCTTCTTCTATTTCCTTAAATGAAGTAGTTGGCTTGTTTAATTTCGGATGTTTCTCTAAATACAGCTTGTACAAAGCCTCGCGTTCTTCTTCGGTATGAATTAAAAGGTTTATGAAGTGCCATGCCTCGTGAAAGTGTATACCTCTACCAGATCCTCTAGCAGACGACAATGTAAAGTTACCAGTAACTTTTCCAAGGGCGTCTATACTAGCATTCATTGCGCCATAAACAATCTCATCATTACATCCTCTAAGAATTCCATTTGTTACATATACGTTATTTGGATCTATGCCGAGAGTCTGATGAAGCCATTCTCTTGCTCGCTTAACATCAAGCTTACCTTTATTTTTAAAAGTTGAGAATACTCCAGTAATAGGTAAAAACTGACTAGGATTTGTAATAAATTCAGTTTTTATTGGTGTTACACTCCAATTTATATTACCATTATCGTCCCATACTCTCAATTGTATAACGGCTTCGCCGTCTATAACCTGACGCAATAAATCCAACGGGCTTTTTTCAACATAATTACGAAGCTTTGCATCCAATTCGGAATCGCTAGGTCGAATATTCACTCTAGACAATGCGTCTTTTACTCTAGCTCTAATGTTTTTTTCTGCAAGTTGTTTTTTATTTCCGGTAAAATCTTTAAACTCAGACGTATCTATTAGAAATATCTCTTTAAATGGCTTATCTTCTCGATTAAGTTTTTTGTTCAGATTATCAAGAGTTTCTTTCTTTTTGTCGACGCTGGCAAATATATTTCTAGCCTCTTCTATAATCTAGTTTATAGAATTTTTACGAGACGCTGCCGCAGTATTACCTGCTTTAAGTGATGCAGCCCTTTTTGACATCGCGTTCAACCTCTCGTTTATCTGAGATTTTAACGTGTCGTCTGCCGCAACAGCTTCTGCAAGATCAACAACACCATCTTTAACAGGTTTGTTTGTAACAATCTCCGCTGAATGTTCAACCTGTGCCATAGGTTTCTTCGCTTTGTTGTCCGCTTTAACTCCACTTGCAAATACATATGGAGCAACAAACATCTGCTTTGATAAATCAGTCTACAGCTTTCCGGTTTTCATCATCCATGCAGCTACAGATACTGCTTTTCCTACAAGACGTTTACCTTTAGTCTTAAAGAAGTCGTCTTTAGAAAATGTAAGTTCATCGAGCCCTGCAATTTTTACTTCTGTCTCGTTAGGATGCAACGTAAAGTAATCCTTAAGGGCTTCTATAAACGTTCTAAACCTAAAATCTTCTTTATCATCAAGGAAAGTCATGCGCATGTATTTCTTGTCTGTATTCCAGTGGAAGTTTCTAGACAACAGATACACAACATGTCTTAATGCTACAGGATCGTTTCTAAGCTCTGTTTCCTTTCTATTGAAAAAGCCTCCTTGAACGCTGACATCTCCGATTCCAAAATCAATTCCATCAAAGTCTAATTGCTTTAAAATATAGTACGGTATGTTGCGAGCTTTGTTTTTATCAGACAATAACGTATCTTGTCCGTTATTTACGATAAGATTTGCTATTGTTCTTTGTAACTAGTGAGTACCAAACGGCATATGTTTAGCGTTCAATCTACCAGTCATAAGATAATATATAACCTCCGCGATACACGGAGTCATGCCCTCTCTAATCGTTCCAGTAGTAGGATCTATCGCAAGCTATACATCCTCTTCCTTTTCAATAGTTCTAATACTGCCGTCTGGAGCTTTATAGCGTTTAAAATTTAATTCGGACAACATTATAGGAATCCTACCACCAGACGGAGCTTCTACGTTTAGATATAATTTACCAGCATAACCTTTTCCGGACAGTCGTTCGTTTTTATTTTGTTCCGTTTCAAATATAGGGGCTATTTTATATTTCTCATCTTCACTTGATGCAAATTGTCCACGACCAACACCAAGTATTACCGGATTTTTAGACTTGCCATTAAGCTGTTTTGTAAGCTCTTCAACATCATCACTCAATCCGAAGCCGGCGTCCTGACCAATAACAGGTCTAAAGATTGGATTTCCGTTTTTGTTGCGAGCGTTTTCAATAGTTCCGTTACTTATTCTCGGATTTATTGGCATTACAGACTTATTGACAACGCGGCTAGATGAATCAGGTATTATATAGGTTCCATCATTACCTTCTATACAATAAGCTTCTATTATTTGTTGCCTAAATGCATTTAAATCGTTTACCTGTCTGCGAATATCATCGTTTGTTATTATTGGCTTTGACGTATTATTTCTATAGTCAAAGCGTACTCGTTCTTCCATCTAATCAAACATGGACTAACCAAACTTTGATATATACAACTCGCGCAAATAATTTATATCTTTGACTTTGGATTTATCAAACGGTATAGCAGCCGCTATTAATGCGTTTTCTAATGCACCTCGAACCCTATTGCTATATTGCTGTTTACCTATAGCATTTATGTTCCAGAAACGCAATTCGCCACCCGCAGTCTTTCCCATATCCGAATTAGAATACGATTCAGTATTTCGGAGTGTGGTAATATATATATCGTTGCCATCTTCAAGAATCAAACTTATTGTATACGCGTTTACATTAAATCCGCAATAAGCAGGTGCTGATTGATCAGTTTGATTTCCAGTAACAATATAATATTTTTTTACTTTGGCGAACCACCCACGCTGTGACAATTTGTCAGCAAGTTGTGCAGCCGTTTTTATTGTTTTATTTCTGCCAAAGTTTACAGATTTTCCATTAACTTTTAATTCTAATGGTGTATTTTGTTCTTTCGTACCGTACGCATAAAAGAAGGTACTTTTTATATAGTCGCGTTTTACATTTCCGTGATTTGTACGCTGTTCTTTTTCCTCTGAAGTAGTAGTTCCGTAATCAAAATCAGTAACTTGAAGTGTACCTATTTGCTCATCTTCAAGTTGCATCATATCCTAACTATCCATCAGTGCCTACTATTCATCAAAGTCATCGTATAAATCTTCTACCGGATCCGGTTGATATTCTTCGTCATCTTGGTTATCTGGAGGTGTTTGCGGCATTTGTTCTCCGCCACCAGTATCTTCCCCATCTTGCGGTTCTGGCTTTTGTTCTCCAGTATCTCCATCTGTGTTATCATCTAATTCTTCTGGATCTATAGGATCTGGAGTGGTCTTAGGAGGCATAGTATTGCCGCTTGGTATTTGCTACCCCTGTGCAGGCTGCTGAACCTCTTTTTGTTCGGTAGGAACATCTTTTCCATCAGGAGCTCCTAAAGTTACACCCAAACTAGATAACGGAACCGGCTGATTTTCTGGTTTAACTGGGGCAGGCGTTTCGTCTGATTTCGGCTTCTCCGATGTATCTTGCTTATTAGCATCGTCCTGACTCTTTTTATCGTCGTCATTCTGGATATCAGAACGTTTCTCGTCTTCTGTTTTAGCTCCTGACGGCGAAATTGTTATCACAGGCTTTCCATTTACCTCTAGTCCACCAAGTCCTGTAGCAGACTAACCTAATCCTGCGTTTTCATCCCACTCGTCATCGTCTGGCTCTACAGTAACACCAAGATCCTGGATTCGCTATGCTTGTATTTGTTCGTCTACCTTCTACTAAGCCTGTTTATCGCCATTTTGCGCCCTATTGATATCATCTTCGGTCAAAGGCCTATCGTGATTCCATTCGCGGTGAGCTACCTTTTTTCTATCTTCTACGTCTTCGAATTCCAACATAGCGTATCTTTGGGCAGCTTCTTTTTGTATTTCATGAATAGCATCCATGTCTTCGAGTGTTTTTTCTTGACCTAAGGATTTTATTCTACGCGATTCTTTTCTTTGTTTCTTTACAAGATCATCAAATGGATTTTTGTTTTTACTAAGAGTATTCTCAGCATTATATATACCCTCTATTACGCTTTCTGGAATCTGTTCTGAATTAGTAAACTCACTGAGTTGACTGTTATATTTACGAACATATGTAGTACGCTCTTCTTTAGACAGATCTTTCCAGTCCTTACGTCGACCCTCATAATGTATAGATTCTGGATCGACTCTACCGATAGTATAAACTTGATACGCAGGAAGCAAAGCATTCTGTATTGCATCGTTTAAAATCGTCTTGATAAACGCGTTACGTATATCTTGTTGATTTTTAAATTTAAACGATTGCATTTTTTTTACGTCTTTATCGTCTTTATATTTATCTAGACGTGCGCGTTCTTTTTTATACTCATCGTCAACAGAATCGATCATTCCAGAAAGCCTATCCAATCTGGCATCGTTTCCAGTAACTTCATCATTCAGCTTCTAAAGATCTTCTTTTCTTCCGTTTAACAATGTGCGTACATAATCCAGAGCGTTTATATATTCTGTGCTCAAAACAGCTTTTACATGATCTTCTATAAAATCAAGTTCCTAATCGCGTGTTGAAATTCTTTGTTTGAGTTTTGAATCTTCCTAAGAAAGTTGTTTTTCAAACTCTTCGTCCACTCTTTTATCTATGGCAGAATTGACAGATTTTTCGTCTAATTCGTCCATATTTACACCTTCTGCTTCGAACTGTTGGCGCAATTCTTTTTCAATACGGATTCTGTTTATTTTTTTCCAGATTGATTCTTCTTTCTGTTGTTCAGATTTAGCCTTTTCTAATTCCGATAATATATAATCTTTTAGATTTTGTATATTCTATTTTCCAAATGTCTAATCTGCAAGTTTTGAATCTACATCTAACTCTGACAACATATCAACCATTGCGTTGAGCTCACGTTTGGCGTCATTAGAATCGTTTTCTGCATTTTCATAATCCATTAGGTGATGCACTGCTGTCTATATAAGCTGTTTATGTTTATCGCTGTTACGCTCTATATGAAGCGCATCCATCATCGCATCTAAATATGGATTATTATATTCGCTTGCCGTTTTGTGCATCAAATCAATGTCACGGTCAACCCATTCTGGTTTAACATTTTCATCAAGAACAGATTTTAATTGATTTAAAGAATTTTCCATTCTAGAAGGAGTTATACCGTATTTACTAAGGGCGTCAAAGTACATCGATATATGCTGGTCATCTTCAAATTTACCGTAATTGCGACCTACTATTTCATTTATAACACGATCGTTTTTAGCTTGTGCGATGAAGTCTCTTAAATTTCCACGACCCTCGGAAGGAAGTAGATTAGTCAGTGCACTAGTACCATGAAACATTGCTCCAGTAACAGCACCGATACGCATTGCTCGCTTAAGTTCTTCATCTCCGTTGTTTGGATCGCCAGGAAGTATACCAAGATAAGCAAAAGCAGCCTGCGCACTTATACCAAGGTCATCAAACAATGATGGAATGTCGAACATACTTTCTTGCTGAGTGTAGTCATCATATTCTCCCCTAGAATATCTCTGTTGAGTTAAATACTGCACACCCTCTTCTTCACCTTCCATAAAAGATACATATCCGGCTTTGGCAGCATTATTTTTCAAATATTTTGCACTCCTTGCAAAAGCCATTCTTTTTCCAAGATCCGAAGATATTTTTGTTGCTATTCTATCTATGTGATTATCAAGAATAGCTCTTCCGTTTCTTTCTGCAACAGTTCCTGCGGTTGTATTTCTTAGCCTATTCTGAAATTCCTTTTTCGCATTTTTAACAGCCCTTTCGTAAGACGGTCTTCCTATAGATAAACTAATATCTTTTAAGAAAGATCTGGTATAATTCATGTAAGGTATGGTCTCTAGATAATCTTTCGCAGCAAGAGCATTGTTGTGATTTATAAGTTGAGCAAGACCTTTTCTTGATTCTTTTACCTACTCATCAAATGTGTCGTCTCCTGTTTTTATGCCGTATGCCAGAGCCATCTAAACCTTTTCTATATCAGAAAACTTGCTAGGATCATACCCGCCAGCAGTCATTCTGCTAGAAATTTCAGATAGAACTTTTTCCATATCTGCCCCAGCGTCCATAGATTTTGACAAAACTCGTTGAGACTGTCCATCCATTGCCTCTGAAGATGTTTCATGGTCTCTCATAGCGGCAGTCCACCCTATCTAAGATGCTACAGTGCCTAAACCTAAAGCAAATCTTACATAAGGATTTGCGCCATATCCAGCTCTAACAAGACCTTTGGCAATCCACTTTGAAGCTTGATCTGTAGCCATAAGTCCCATAAACGATTGCCAATCACTCCAAGATGTACCCATTTCTGGGAAATTATATGCCCATCTAGTTGGATCTATAAACATTCCAATTAATCCGGAATTGGCGTTTTCTTCCTGAAGCTTCCTATACTCAGGACTTATTTTGTTAGGGTCAAAAAGCCAGTTTCCTTCCTTATACTGTCTCGCAACATCCTTTACACGGGCTTCCTTTTCCTTCTGTAATCTGCCGTAGTATTCGCGGTGTTTATCTATCTTAGACTTTAACGCATACGGGTTCTATGAATAATCGTTTATGAGATCATCAAAAGAGTCATCGTCTGGAAGACTTTGTTTTATTGCCCTTCTTGTAAATGATCCTGATTTTTCAATCTGATCTGGCAATAGTTTACCAATAGCATTTGCACCAGATTGTAACACATTTCCAACCAAAGAAGCAAACTGTTCTAAACCTGTCAACGGAAAATTATACCACTGCCCATTTATATTCGGATCTACCCAAAGATTTTGTCTAACGGCTCCCAACATCGCCTTCTCACTATTCCAAAGCTTATCGGTGTCGTAAAACATATCGACAAGTATCTCAGACTTCTTTCCGTCTGTTTTTACTCTATGCAAGAAGTCGTCAATTTTGTATTGAAGGTCTTGCATCTTTTCAAGCATGGGAACTAGTTGTTCTTGCGGAGTTCCTAAGCTGAGTTCTTGATTATACCTATTTTGTAACTCTTTATACTGTTTTATGTTTGTTACATAATCATCGGCATCATCTAGATCCTGTAATAAGTTTGTAACTTCTTCTAACTTTGTTTGTGCAGATGACAAATCGGCTTGCAGTCTTTTTTCATGAAACATTCTCCACGCATCTGCAGGATTTGCATTCTTTAGTCTTTCTGAAAAACTGCCATCACCAAACAATGAATTCGATATGTTTGAAAAAGCATTACTTATCCATGATTTGTCGTCAGAACTACCTGTAGTGATAATATTTCCCTCATCGTCTGCACGAGGAATTGCCCATTCTGGATTAACCGTACCGAATTCTGTATAATTATCTTCAACCGCATTAACAAGACCCTGTTGATACGGGGCAGAAATGGATTCTGCACTGCGTAGTGTACTACTACGCAATGCATCCAGCATCATTGCCCCGTCATTGTATCTGGGGTTGTAAATAAACTAGGTTTTATTCTTTTTATTCATGTTATTATGGTATTAATGTCGACTACATTCCTGCGGCGTATGAATTTCTTTCTGCTGACGTCGCGTTTGCCTATCCATGTCTGGCTTTTCTGAATTCTACATTCCTATCTCCCTGAATAACACCACTATCGTATGTCTTGGTTATTGGAACAGAATAATACGTTGTCCATTTATAATCAACGTCGTCCTTTGATTCTGGAACAGTCGTTTGTTTTTCATATCTAATTATACCAAGAGCGTCTAATATTTTCTCTTGAGCCTACTTAGATTTGATATTCAACCCATTTTCTCCGAACATTCTATCTATATACTTCTTATCTACCAGTGCTTCACCAAATAAGTCATTACTCATTCTAGTACCGCTTGCGTTAGGAATAAATGCGTCGTTTACAGATTCGTCATCAACATAAGCTTCCACCTTGTTTGTTCTAAGCCATTGTTGTGCTCGTTTAACGTCAGAATCTTTATCATATACATTTGCACCAGTAATATCTCCTCTTCTTATAGTAGAAATTGCATAATGATTTAAATTAACTTTACGCATTTCGTTCGGTAACCCTGGTACTTTTACCTTATTATTTCCTGCAAAGTCAGCAACAAGTCTTTCGTGAGCTTCTGTACCCGGAGATGGGGTATCTCCTGCATATAGCATATATGTTTCATCAGCACGCTTTCTTCTCTGATCTTCTGGCAACAAAGATGCAGCTTTGTTGAGTTTATTCAGTTCTCTCATGAAGTATACAGTAGGAGATCCATCAGAATTTAAATATCCTGCACGAACAAGTTTGTCGTAATCCACAGACCCATCGGAATTAAAGTATTTTCTATAGATTCCAATTTTCTGCTTAGCTTCTCTTGCAGCAGTTCTTAATCTGCCCATTTCTTCTTCAGAGTGTTTTGATACTTTTGTAGTAGGTGTGTATGTATATGTAGCGTACTTATTGAATCCAGGAGTTATACCAATTGGACGTATAGCTGTTGCAGGCTGCCCTTCTCTAACACCCGTTCTATTTTCTTTCAAGTACTTATTATATAGATCTACGTGTGCCTGCTCTGCCTATATCATTTGACGTATGTAATCGCCAGCGTTCTCCATTATTCTACGATTCCTATTAAGCGTAGAAGTCATCTGGCGATAATCAGTAAATTCTATAGATTGTCCATTCGGAGACACCATAGTTCCGGTAGACGGATCGTATGTATATCCACCAGCGTTTGCATTTTTAGTAGCTGCGTAATAACTTAATTCTTGTTTAGAAATATCACCATCCCCATCCAAGTCTGCGCCGTTTTCACGGAGTTTATAATAAAAATCCAAAGCTTTGCCTTGTCTCTATGTAGTGAGACTATTTTGTAACTGCTGCTTAAGAACTTCAAATTCATCAGCACTTCCTCTTACAGGACCAACCAACCATTCTTGCTGTGCATCTGCTATATTTCTCTATAACTAAGCTTCTATCTTATCTTGAGTTGCCTTCTCACCTCTAGCCTCTATTTGTCTTTTAGCTAAATCTCTGTAATATGCCGCTACTGGAGTTCCTTGCCAACCTGGAGTATTGTTCTTTGCGATGTTCATTAAATCGTTATCAAAAAATACAGTATATTTATACCTTGGATCAAGACCTAACCGTTTTTTCTCATCGGGAGTAGCATCCCTTGGAGTTCTGTTGTTATACCAATCTGCAGTAGCGTCTTTGAGGGTTTGAAATGCAGTTGGAGACCCATACCCCATAGAATCGGCAGCCCACTAATCAGGAGTTTCTTTTAAAAATCTAGAAAAGTCTTCGTTATACAACCCCTTCTATCTTAACTATCCCATCGCTTTATACCAATCAATAGCATTGTTTGCTCTAGTCTTAAGTCTTGCTACATCTGCATTGTTTATTCTATTTCTAAGCTATGATAATATCATTGCCCCTTCTTGACTTCTAAGCGGATCTATACCCTACTTATACATATCGTTAATTACATTTGTAGTAGGGCCGACTATATTATTAGCCCAATACTCTTGATCTGCAGCAATAGGAGTCACAAAATCGCCATACTTACTGTAGAAATCCTTAAGATCGTCTCTTCTGTCCTTATACAAGTCTCTTGCTGCTTGTATAGACGCTAGCATTATCTAACTGTCATACAAATCCTTTACTGGGAGTTGTATCCACTAATCATTTGCGTATATCATATCTACAACATTATCTTATTTTTATTGGTGCGTTCGGAATAACGGGCGCTTGTGGTCCTGGTACAAGCGATGTCATAGCTGGTATTGTAGGCATGTAAAACAACGTATTTTTACCTACACCACTACTCTTCTCCCAGTTTAATCTTTCTCTATCTAACGCACCTCTCTGTCGATACAGGTCAAGCATATAATTACCTTGCTGTCTCTTGAACTCATTAGCAGCATACTGATTAAACACATCAAGCATATTACGTATACCCATTTGCATACCCTGTTGTCTAGCTGCATGAGATCTTGTATAATACTCAAGATCATACTGATTTGCTTGCTGTCTACGCTGAGCTTCACTCTATCCATACTGTAATGCGGCATTGGCATAAGCAGCTTTATATTGGTTATTTTGAGCCTGTATTTGCTGTAGAGCGTTTGCAATGTTCTGCTGGGTAGTAGATAAGCCAGACTGTCTAAACAGCTGTTTCTGAGCCGTATTAAGGCCTCCAGAAGCATTTACAGCATAGTTTGTTCTGGCTTCTGCGTTCCTAAGTTGCTGTATAGTATTATATGGGTTGATACGCAGGCCTGCCAACGTATTAAGACCTCTGTTCTGATACGGGTTTGCTACATAAGTATCTGGTTTATATGGAGTGTCATTTAATGCTTGTAGATATTGACTCAATCCAGCAGCTCCACCCAGTATACCGCTCGCCATATTATAATACGGATCGATATAACCATCTTTAAATCCTGGAAGTCCGTTTGCACCACGTTTAACATTTTTAGCAATATAATCGCGCTCAAACGCATCTCCAACCTTATCGACTTCGGCCTACGTTCTCTTTCTTAGCTCTGAATATACTTTATCATTTGCTTTAGATTTGCCCATGTGCTGATCAATCTCCGCTTGAAGTCTTGCCCACGGCATAGCAAGTTTTGCGTATTCTTCTGGAATAACTCTCGTACTGTCTTTTACATACGACTTCGCATTATCGTTTGGGCCTCTATCTACAGGAGCAGAAGAAACACCTGGTTCATTAATAATCTCTCCTTTCTGCGTGTTAGCATTTGGAATACCAAACTCAAGACCTCTAGAAGTGTTTATCAATTGAGTACCAAAACTCGGTTTTCCTTTCTTATAAGAGAACAACGTTTGCCCTTCTTGGTTACCATACTTCAACGCTTGATCTTGCTGCAAAGATGCTGTCATTGCATAGCTTCTGTTCATATCAGATAGTCTGTTTACCTTATCCTGTGCAGCAGCTAACTCTCTTTCGGCAGCATGCTTTCTACTATTACCGCCTATCAGACCCGCAGCAAGTCCTCCAAGAAGTCCTACACCAGCACCAATGGCGGCTCCTATAGGACCAGCACTTTCACCAATTATCATACCTGTAGTAGCTCCAGCACTAAGACCAGTACCAATTCCAGTAAGCGTAGTGTTTATAGTGTTGCGAGTATTCTCAGCTTTGACAAGATCCATCTCTCTTGAAACGTTAATGTCATTATACTTCGTATAACCGATATCATTAACATTCATCTGAGTTGTGCCATATTTCTATATATAATCGTCTGTAGTAGTATTAAACGATTTTGCATTAGATATTCCTGCCGCAAGATTACCAGCAGCCTATAATGTGGCTGCTGATCCTGCCATAATATCTCCTAGTTTTCCTTCTTCATATGAAGGAAGACCGTTGTTTATCTATTTTCTTTCTTTTAAACTTAAGCCCATGATATTCTATATTTGGTCGTAATGTATTGTATAGAGAAATCAGTATTGTTACTAGTAGACCACAATATAGATTGCATGGTCTTACCTTTAAGTCTTCCACCATATTGGTTAGAAGATCTGGTATCTCTTGGTATATTTAATCTGAAGTCATACTCTCTGTTAGTAATTCCCTCGCCGTTCTTTAATTCTCCTTTTTGTTTAAGCGGAGTCTTATATTCTGCATGTATTGGTTTCAGATCCTTTTCGTCTCCTCCATAGAATCTTCCACCTATCATTTGTATATCGAACGTCTTATTTATCGAATTTCTACTGTTAACCACGTATTCTAACTTTGGGAATACGTTCGTATCAAACAGCGTAGAAGTATTGCTACTTACATTATTCTTATACACGCTGGTAGAACTTAATATGTACTGTTCATTATCAAACAACATTGTCCACATCGGCATAAACTTGTATACTGATGTAAACTTCTGTATATCTTCATTGAATACCAACGTTTCATTGTTTACACACTGACACAAAACCTCATTGTACTTCTAATCAAACAGTAGCTTTGGATTATCATTTACAGCAGACTTGTTCATGTAGTTCTTACACAAGTGAGTGGTATTCAATGGCGTAGCTGAATATTTATCTGTATACTGTAATATTTCTTTATTATATTCATCCCACCAGTATAATGATCTGTTTGACTGTGTATCAGCAAACTGGTTTGCCTTCATTCCGTATGTTGTAGAGAAGTAATCAGACCTTTCAAGTACTCCACCAGTACCGAGTGTTACTTGTGTATCAGAAGAATCTTGTAATACAATACGCTCGTTTACTGCCAGCAATCCTGTAGCATGCTCTTGCCAGAATATAAGCTTATCTTTAAACAGCCTCATGTCTGTTATAGCACCGTGTCTAGAATCAACGTCTAAGAAATTAGCCGCTTTAAATTGTAGCCAGTTATCAAACTTCTCTCCGTTTGTCTTCTGTTCTGAGAAATGCACACGAACATCATACTCTTCCGTCTGCTTTTCATATACACCAGAAGTAGTAAAACCTAATACATCTGGGTTAGCATTATACGATGTATCATATAGATAAGCCCCTTTATCTTGAGTATATCCTCTAAATGATACAGGTTCGTCTTGCACATTCCAACTTATACCTCCTGGAACAAATCTATGTCCATATTGTGCCTTTATATCTATATCTGAGAACAAAGGTACTGCATATACAGTACACTGTTGATTTACATGCGTATACGTTGTATCATACCATGTATGTGCCGAATTAAATACAAACAAGCTAATGTAGCAGTCTCCACACTGCATGTCATGTTCTGCGCTATCATTAGCATCAAATACCTATCCAAAGGAGTAATATACACTATTCTCTCTGGCTTCTTGACTATCTCCTCCGTATGGGTTTGCTACTTTTCGTATATCCGCAACGTCAATGGATGGAAACCCATATCCCTCTGATCCAGTTTCGTTGTCTATATCAAAATATGTGCCCTGTTCTGTTTTAAACAATACAGATTTTCCAGATGTACCTGTAAAGTATGTCGCCAAAACAGCTTCTCCAGCACCTCTTACATTTGCCGGCAATAAGTCAAAATCATCTATATTTCCCAGATTTGTTTTTATAGTGTCTTTTCTACCCTATGAAACTGCTATGGCCAATCCACATGCAGTCCACCCTATATAAGTTTTATTGGCGATTCTTGTTACATCGTCTATAATTCTAATGTTATCGTTTATAGAAAATGTATTATATTCAGGCACTTTTGGAAACGCACATTCTTCTATAGTCGCTTCTCTAATCCGATTCTATATATCCTTTTGTATACTAGGAAACATATAATTTAAAACGACCCTTCCAGAGTTTCTTCCTCCGAGAGCAGATAATCTTGGACCCATTCCGCTATAATCAGAGACGTCTTCAAGATCTACCGTGTTCTCAGTATATTCATTAGTACCAAGTAGTGTAGCCCATTCTCCATCACTCAATATGAACTATCCAAAATCAAATCTATATGTATACTAATCGGCCTCTTTTTGCAGTATAACAGATTTTGTATTAACGTTGCTCTAATCTCGTAATATATATCCTGCCGGATACTTCTCTGCATCAAATATTTGCGTGTTGCATTTGTATTTAGCAACAGGGTATATTTTCATTGAACCTGAATATTGTTCATACAAATCCTACATGTCATCTGACTGATATACATACTCTGGAGATGCAAACATCATTATATCGCTACTCGACTCACATCTAACACGCCCTTCAGGGGTGATATAATTTATTTGTAAATTTTCTAATGATATAAAACCAGTAGAACATAAGTAATCTCCGTATTCAGGATATCCACTGAGGGGATAATGATTGCTGATTTTGGTAGCACGGCCAATAAGACCCTGGCTTATTGTCTTTTTATCATTTAATCCGCGTAAACATCTGACGACCTCGTATTTAGAACAACCGGCAATATTTGCTTTTTGTCTAACTTTTACAACAATTGGATACGCTGTATAATCTGGAACATTATCGGTTATTGTTCTTTGATTAATCGATAGCCAATTATACTAACTATAGTCATCCAATATAAGATCTTGTACCCATATTACAGATGAAGCATTACCTTTAGTGTCATATAATATTACACCAAATCTATACGTCTCTCCTGGCCTAAATGATGTCACTTGAATTTTATACGCATCTCCACCCTGATTTCCGTCCATATTTAACTCGTATCCAGTATCACTTGTATGAGCAGTGAGCTCAAAGTAATCTTCTGGATGTGCTTTTACAGCTTCAAACTTCTTGTCTACATCAGACTAAGCATAACGTATATTACCAGCAAATAAGTAGTCATTCTTTGATTCGATAACCTTAGGTATAATACCTAACGATAAGTATGATACAAACTCTGGTACAGCTATATCGGCAATATCATTTGTACCAGTATCTACATAAGTACTATTTGGTGTATACTTCTGATCATATATGAGTTTTACTTCGGGTACTTGTCCATTTACTCTATATGTAATTCTGAACAATTGTATATGATCAAGATATTGTTTTACTTCCGGTAGTATTATATCAACAGCTCTACCGGTTTTGTTTACTTGAGGGTATCCTTCGTTCTTATTTTTATACAAACTCAATACGTTTGTAAGAGGAGATAACTTTGTAGCACTACCGTTATTAGAATACAACCTGTATGCATATTGTACTTTAGCGGGATTCAACTATCCTACGTTGTTAGATATTTCTACATGCAAAGGAAGCAGCATCACATCTGTATACGATGTGAGATATTGTATCTCAGTAGGAATATCTGCTTCATTGGTGTAGGAAGTCTTTATGTTCAACGCCATTATCTGATGTTCTCCGTCTGCTATATACAATCTAAAGACATCTGGAGATTCCCAACGAGTTAGTAAGCATGGGTTTTCTATCATATCTGAACATGGACCAAATATTCTTTCGGAGCTATTGTTTTCTTTTGTAAACTTATATATGCTCCACCCGCCAGATACTTGCGCTACAATTATACCATACTGGCGTATACTAGTAGCTGCCAAGATTTTTACTATCTCGTTCTTATGTTCATCTTTTATACAATTCGTACTACCTGTACCCTCTATCAAATGAAGTTCCCCTGTATTGCTGTCTGTATTTGTTATAAGCCTTAAATTCTCAGCAAATCTATATTGCTCAGGCTTTATCATAGAATCCGAGGTGTCTGTATTCATACCACCTAAGAAACTATTTATCTACATAAGGTTTTCATTAATATCCATGATAGTAGTCGTTGTATGTTATTTCTTCTTTTCCTATATGTTCAAAGAACGTATCGTCACCATCCCACTCTGGAATAAGTTTGTTCCAATCGTTCTTTATATTCTGCATATCGTCTGCTGTAGGCATTATAGCTTCTGCGTATGCTTGGTTCCTATAGAAGTTCCATTGTTGCTGTGTATAGAAGTAGCTATTAGCTGCGTACTTCTGTGCATACTTAGAATCACCTCCAAGCTTTCCTGAAATCCATTTGGGGAACGTAAGCTTCATTACAACATACCAATATACAGCTTCTTGGTATGAAGACAGGTCTGGGATTAGCGGGTAGCCACGTTCATCTGTAGCGATTGCCTTGTATGCAATCTTTATAAATCCATTCTTTTTGTTTGTTACAATCCAGCCTGGCTTTATAAAGTATTCAGCTTTCTTATCAACCTGATCAGCGTACATCTTATCTACATACTTGGTTGTATTTATAGTATAGAACTAAGACTGTGATGTTATCTTCTTAAACCCAGGAGGTTGATGGAACATATCTCCGTGTTGGAGTGGATTCTTCTTTGGTCCTTTAAACACTGATGTAGATGTGCTCATAGGAGTCCAAGGACCGGTTGGCTTATGCGAGTAAGCAACTCCATCTAATACCGCAAGATCTGCAGGTATCGGCACTTGATAATCGCATATTTCATACACAGGTACACCATCTACGCCCGATTCTTTATGTATATATTGCGTCGGGGCGCCTATCTTGTCGATGGCTTCAAATATCCATTCGCGTATGTCGGTAATGCGCTACCGTACTTCAGAAGCATCTAAATCTGCCATAATCTTTGCTATGACAGATTCACACTTTATATAATTGTATATCATTTATATCTATATAATCTTGTTTATTAAATATGAGCTGCGCTAGCTTGCGCTTATTCTATCTAACTAAACTTAGCTAGTATTTATATCTGTCTGGGAATGTGCGAGGTATCTTTGACCAAAAAAGTCTATATTTATATCCGTCAGAATGTTCATTCAGGTGATATATCCGTTTATCGTATAGTTTACTTGCTTTGTAATCTACAGATAAAGAGTCTGCTGATAAAGTCTTAGGTAGGTATTTGCCCACCTAAATAAAACCTAGCCCATATGGCATTTTAAAGCCTTCTGAGCCGTTTAATACGTGTTCTAGTATAACTTTACACATCTCGTCCAAAACGCGCTTGTAGAGGCTGTAATTGGCCTCTATTGGCAACTCTTTATACATATCCCTGAATGTAATAGACTACTTACTCTTCCTCATCCTGTGGACCATGTGGTTTTACGCTAGCAAGAGTAGCATTGTTGCTATCATCGCTAGGACGGTTGAGCATAAACGCCAATTCATTTTTTATGATTCTTTCTTTTATACCCGGGACCATCCATGCCGGAATCTCTACGGAATCCTCATCGTCTGGTGTATCTTCGCTGCCATCAGCTGTGTCATCTTTAACTTCTTGTAAGAACAACACGTATATATACTTAAGCTCTCCTTTATCATTCAAGCCTTGTATATACACGTGTCTATCGTCGCTATAATATCCTGTTAGCTCTCCAAATGTATATCTGCGCCAATAGTTATAGTGTCTACGTATATGGTCCATATACTGTATATTCTCACCTTCCTGATCATGTATAGCAAGTATACTCTGCGGACTATTATCCAGTACGTTCTGCAGTTCTGCTACTGTACGCTTGGTGTAGATAGGTTTATCAGATTTAGATTTAACCTCCTCTAATGCTAACGGACCAACTTCGACTCGCTTAATAAACTCATCATCGTCTGTAAGCTCAGAATCAAAACCATACTGCTTTGCAATAAGCTTACGTCTTTCACGCTCCTCTTTCCATATCTGGTTTTTATAAGCCTTTATCCAGGAGTGTATCTGAGCTCTAGACAAGTCTTCGCTCTCGCTTATGTTGTTGTTTCTTACAAGTAGAAGTATATCGTCTGTTAGTGTTTTTAAAGAAATCTTAGCCATGTTATTTTTTTACTTCTACTATTTTTACATCTTCTAACTTAACAAGGTCGTTGGTATTTACTATTTCATACTTATACTTATTAACCTTCTTAAAGTCAAAAGTAAAGAGCCTCTTTATAAAACTCTTTTTATTCCTATACTCTCTATTAGTATAGATATATAAATATTCAGTATTACGTATATCTAAGTTTATATTTACAGTATCTTTACCAATAGTATATTTCACTAATGTGAGGTCATTACATCTTACACTATCAGAGTATATACTATCCTTCAATATAGTGATTAAATCTTCTTTGACCTCGTTACTAATATTAACGTTTATCAACTATGTTTGAGTTGCAGCGGTTGTAACCTGTTTGGGTTTAATCTTAAGCTACTCACGAACACTATCTATCTCTTGTACAAGTTTATCATTGTACGTCTGTAATTCATCTACTGTTAGCTTTAAAACATTATTGGCCTACTAGGACCCCTATAAGGAGCCCTAATAGGCCTCAATGTTATTCTAAGCCATTTCTAGGCTTTCTGACAGCTTTTTATTTTGTCTGCTTAGAGTTATCCCCCAAGCCACTAAAAACGCAACAGAGAGGCCTACAATGGCCTTTATGACGTTATTTCGATGAACTACTAACCACGTTAGTATTTCCCCTATCATTTACCATCTATTTTAATTCGTCGTATTTCCTGTTCCATATGTTTGTACTTTCCTGGTACTTACCATTCCAGTACATAGTAACTCCAAAGATACTTGCAGCGTAAACAAGCGTCTGAGCGACGTATCCTAATATTCCGTTTGTAAGGTCTCCTGAATCAAAATACTGGAAATAGGCAAGTACAATACCGCTGGTCAATGATGCGACAGCAGTTGTGTACTGTACAATGTCTTTCCATCCTTTCATATTCAATCCCTTTCATCGTTATACCACCCGCTCTGTTCACTAAGATCCAGAGGTATTGTAGTATAACCGTCATTAAGTCCAAATGTGATGACGTTATCATCCCCCAACACAGCACTATCAAGATGCTTGTCCTCATACTCATATGCATCGGAATCCTCCCCAGAAGGAAGACCGTCGATGATTTGAGATACATTCATAAGAACTCCGGTATCGACACCTTCTTGTGTAGAACCTACGAGTTCGAATACGTTAGGAACATCTACTGTGATAGTCTTAAGGTTCTAAAGATTGTAGCCAGGTGCGTATACCTGAGCAATAATAACAATTTTATATACACCTGTATATCTCTATGCTGATGCAGGGAAGCTCAACTCAACAACATTCTGCTTGTTTGTAGCATAAACCTGCGCTCTATAACGCAGATCGTTGTTCTTTGGAAACTTCTTATAAATACCCTCCCAACAAGGATGTACTCCGAATCCAGCATAGGGAACAATTCTATGAGGATACGGATGACAATGATACGTTGGGTGGCCACAGCATATATCGTAAGCAGTAGAATCAAACGCATTCACGTAGGGTTCTATCGGGTATCTACTAACGAACTGCGGCTTCTTACAGCGCTGCATACGCTCTTCAATCTTGGACGTGTTGATAACGTATGCCTTTACTGAACGAATACATATAGGATTTCCAGTAGGCTGAAAATCTATAGACTTATCCGATGAGCTTGTGGATCCGTAGCCGTTGTTTGGATAATAAACTTCGTACTGCTTATTCACAAACTCATTGGAGTCTATATTTTCAAAATCCTGCTGAGGTCCTGTATATACTTCGCGTTCTGCAAGGTATTGTCCAGGATTAATATACTGACGAAGATCGATGGCGAAACGCAAATCATTGCCTATACGAATCTTCTTCATAATATATTATATCAAGCGGAGGGGTTTACGTCCTTACCTTCTTTCTCGCCAGAAACGAAAGCGTCAAGAATACCCTTGAGACCGCTCATTGTAGACTCATTCGAGTTGTTCTGAGCAGAATAAATCTCAAGAACCTGCTTCGTCTTGCGCTGGATATCGTCAGCAGCACGGTACATATTCTCAAACTCGAGAGTAATAGCATCGTAGTGCTTGTCGAGCTGAGTTTCCATATCGGGCTTGATGATAGGCCATGTGCCCTCACCACGGTTCAGGATACCCTGATAACCCATACCCCAAGACTCGCGATCACGAACCAGCTTAGCGCTTGCGGGATACTGCTTACCAGGAGTCTTAACAATTGTAGCACCAGTGATGAAGTGCTTGTTCAGAGACTCCCAACCATCGCCAGCGGGATCAGTGTAATACATGTTAGCGTTGAAACGAACCTTGTTGGCCCAGTTCAGCGAATCTACACTGTCGTCATCGTCGTAAGGCAGAGCGGTAATGGTGAGAACACCACTAGCAGCACTAGCCTGAACGCGAGCACGCTTCCAGTCATGGTTGATAATGTTAGCAATACCGGCAGCAATCGTAGTAGCCGTGTCGCCGTCCTTAGTTACATACTCGTAACTCTCAGTCCACTTGCGATAGCGGTGAGGCATATCCTTGTATGTCAGACGAACGATGATGCGCTTGCCTGCGGTAGAAAGCAGCTTGTTAGAACCGATCAGATCTGTAGCACCGGTGAAGGTGATAACAACAGAATCCTCGGTATCGGCAGCATACGACTGAGCGCTGTAGCTCTTGATATCACCGGCCTTAATCTCGTTAGACCACTTAATGATGGGGCGATACTCGGTCGTACCGTCTGACTTGCGCAGAGCGCAGTTCTTCTTCGTGATCAGACCAACCTTAATTGTATAAGCGTTAGCAACATCAGTTGAGTTGGCAATGTACAGCTTGTTTGAAGCTACATCAGGATCACAGTTCATAACAATGAACTTACCAGCGTCAGACGACGGAGTGTTCATAGCGCCCGTATTCGTAGGAGCTGCTGTTGCGAGACCACCGACATTACTGACGAGCACAGTATTTACATAATTTACCATAATTAATTAATTTTCTTCTACTCCCCCTACATATATATGATGGATTTTTTTAACGAGCGAAGCGAGTTAAAACTCGCGAGCGAGTTAAAAAATATACATCATATAGCTAGACCTAACTAGCTGGGGTTTCCACGTTAAAAATTACAATAGCTAAGCGAGTATTTATATCGTCCGCTAGGACGATTAAATACGAGCGTAGCGAGTATTTATATCATTCTTGTGTTTGAACTTCGTTGGTGATAGTTTGATAACGCTGATCAGCCTGATTCTCTATATACATCTGAGCAGCTATTTTAAGTATCTCCAACCAAGTATTATCTTTGAAGTCCGTATATTCTCTAAACGGATCCTCATTTGTTATTTCATCGGGCACTCTTAAGTAACCCAACGTATATTTATTTATCTTATAGTTCTTGTCTGTTAACAGACGAAAGCCATCCTTAGTTCTTACACGTAAGGGACGAGCTCTATGAAAACGATAGTGAAAGTCTGTAAGTTTGTTATTCACACGGTACATAAAACTGTCAGCAGTACACTCAAATACACAAGTATCCATCAGATGTCCACCTTTCTTGTCTGATATAACAACATCTTCGTTGAGTACGAACATCATATCTTCTGGATATAGACATTCGTATTCATCGTAAGATTCGTGGTCTCTGCGTGTAAACTTGGTCATAGATACTTCTTTGAAAAGATCTATGAGGTCTCGTGTACGCTTTTCATTTTGCTCGTATGAAGTTCTCTTCGGGGTATTGCCATTGAAGCGATCCTTAGTAAACTTCACTACTGCCTAGTTAATCCAGTATAACGAATCGTCTGTAACAGGTTTCTAGATCTGGTCATTGAGCTTGTTTATCTCTAACTCAAAGCCAGCAATCAAATCAATTCCTCTCATAATTACTCGTCTTCGTTATCTTTATTGCTCTTCTGTTGCTTCTGTTGAGCTTCTGCTAACTATCTCTTCCTTGCCTCAGCACCAGCTACGTATTGTACATATAAATCTACAGCACCTGTAACAAGATCATCAAACGCATCCATAGATAATTCACAAGGAGTGCTTGTCATCAAGTCCATATATCTAGGAATCCTGTAGTATGTTATATCAACATCTGTAGGATCAGTATATCTATCACAAGTAAGCTGAGCCTTATTATCCTTTATTTGGAATATAGGGTTTCGTATAATACGAAAGCTGTCATACGGACGATTGTTCAATTCCAACTGTACAGACTGTGGAAGGTACACATTCGTAACAGATCCGCCATTCAGCTTATCTTCACTAGTCTTATATTGGTACATCTTATTAACGTTTGTTGCGCTAGATAAGTATAAACCAAAGTTTGATGGAAGGTTCATGAAATAACGGTTGTTTGTACCACCAGATAACTGCACATTTGCTGTTGTGATCAATCCACTTAATATAGCTTCTATGTATGCAGACGGTTTAGACTGTACAGGTATACCATCGAGAGCTTTATATGTCTCATGTACAAGCTTATCCTGATATTGATTTAAATATGAATAGATAGTCTCTGTGTCAAGCTTAGCAACAATCTCTGTCTCTGGTATCATTGTCTGAACTCTGCGTTCAAACTCTATACCTAACTGTCGTGTTTGTTCTATTGTCATGCTTCAAGCCCTCTCATATTAACTTTTGAATTAAGTCTTGGAGATTCAACATTCTCAAGTGCGAATGCTATTGCAAGACTTATAAGCTCTTCGGCCATAGAATCTGACAGCTCAAACTCTTCGGTTTCAGAAAATTTATACATACTGATTTATTGCTGATCTATTTGAAAGGCTCCACCAATCTCTTCCGTCACATACCCACATATCAAATGCATTCTGGAAATACATCTAATCCGCTCCATATGAATCTACCTCATAGTTTCCAGAAAATGTTCTACTACTACCTCTGCTTGTAGCTGAATATGGAGCAGCAAGCATGTATTGACGATTGATCATCGGGAACAAACATGGTAGAGTGTCTAGAGCATCAGTATAATTCTCATCACGCTCAAATGCAATACCTTCTGCATAATATGAATCCGTAGGATCATATGCATAGAACGTAGAAGCGATCGCACCTGTATGTATCACAATAAACAAAAGACCTGCCTAAGGATGTGGAAAATATATTCTCGAACCAACGTAATTGACTCTAGAGGCAATCGTATTTGGTGCTATCTGTACAATAACATTGTTTATGCTGATAGCAGGGAGTTTGTCTGCGCTTATTGTAGCTGATTCAGACGAAGCGTTTATAGCTGCTATAACTCCAGTTTTATCAACTTTACCTGACTGCAATGCTGTTATATTTGTTGCATTAGTACCAATCGCAGTTACATCAGCTGGAGTAACTACAGGGTTGCTATTTGAATCAATAAGACCGAGCGTTTGAAGTTGTGCCGTAATATCAATAACAGACTGACTGTTATTAGGATCAACGGTTATAGACAGCTTAGATGAATCTATAGTCAGATTCTCCTCTGAAGAATTAATAGCAGCTATTATACCAGTCTTATCTACCTTACCTGATTGAAGCGATGCTACGTTAGAAGTATTTGTACGTATAGCATCTACATCAACAGATGTGACTATAGGATTGCCGTCATTATCAAGGAGATAAAGAGTCTTTAACTGCTCTATTAAAGAAGGCTGTCCTTCTTCCTCGTCTTCTAAACCACTCTCTCTTCCTTCTGCAGGATATTGCAAAGCTTCAATATCTGTAAGAATGCTATCTATTTGGGTCCATACACTGTACAAACTAGCAGATTCGCTGTCTTGGTGATTACCAATAACCTCATTTAACTTAGTAACTACGCTATTGAGATCTTCAGCAGTAAGAGTTGTGTTTGGAATAAATTGAATGTTTGATTGACTTATTTTTGTATCCATATTATCTTATTTTGTCATTACTATTTAAATGAGACTTATTCAGAACAAAATCCTCAGATTGTGGTGTTGGATTGTCATCATGTTGTTCTGGTTGATCGTCCGTAGGAGTATCCTGACTATCGGAAACCCACACCAAACTTTCTACAAAGCTCTTAGGCTTCTTTATATATACGAGATGTGCCGAATTGCCCTACTGTACTTCTGGTTTGTTTATCGGGTCATATACTACAAAACAAGAGTCGCTTTCTATATAACATACTGGATTTTTTACCCACGGCATGTTGTACGGAGTGACAAAAAACTTTTCAGCAACTGTATGCGACACTAGCTTGACAGGTACAAGACGTATCTGCTTATTGTCGTACGGTTGATTAGTAGCTTGTGTAGATGGTTCCGAAGATGTTGTAGATCCAATATAGTCATTATATACATCTTGGAATCTAACCCAATCGTCTTGATCCTCTTGTTCAAACTGTATATCTGTAGGACTATATACTGCCGGCTCTGGAACACGATTGTCTGTAGTAGATTCGGTTTCTTTAGTCCTATAGTTCAAGTACGCCTGAACATAATAATTAAAGTCAAGAGGCAACTTAAACCTTGAAATGTTGGCTATAGGAAAATGACCATCTCCTTCAAACACAACATCCCCGTGCTTAACCAGCTATTGTAAATCTGCTACAGCCTTTACGTCAGTTTCAAAAGGAGCTCTTCTAACATTATTCCCTGTTAATTTCTGAGATATTAGCGCATTATACGCTTTATCTAGAATAGTTGCAACTTCGTATGGTGTTAACGATGGATATGACGAAGTAACGTTTGCTTTGTCATATTCTATCATGAACTTAGTATATAATTGGTTATGCGTCATATCTCATGTTAATGATCGTTAGATCACTTATTCTTTGTTTCGTTTATAATTGCGAGCTTCAGGTCCTGGTTCTTCTTACTATCAAGATAAGCAATAGCATCCTGCAGACTATCTGCGAACATGTCTGTTCCGTAGAAGTAATGTGTCTTATCCTTGCGGATAACACCTTTGGCAATAGCCTCCTCAAGAATAAACTCTGTATCCTTAGATGCATTATTTACCCACTTATCAAAGAACTTCTTAGGCTGCTTGTCTACAAGATTAAACAGTGTAGATTCAACAAGCTCGTTTGACATACGATCTGCTGACATTCCAAACAAACGCAGGCACTTGCGCATCTGCTCAAGAGACATACCATCAAATGCTTTAATAGCATCACGACGAAGTTTATTCTGCTTATTCTGCTCTATAGCTTCTGCTTCACGATTGATCAACAGATAATCCTTACCTGCATCAAGCTTATCAAGCGATGTAGCAACACGCTTATGATTACTAAGGAACTTAATAATCATTGCCTGGCGAGGAATAGAATCATCCAAGAGCAGAGTACGCGAACCAATTTTTACACAAAACGTAGTCCAGAAGTCTGACGTCTTAGCAAGATGTCCTTCTTCATAACCTAAAGCTTTTTCAAAATATCTCTCATCTTCTGGGGTGAGACCCGTATATATCGACCCGGAACGCGTGAAGTACGGTGCAATATAATCAAAGCAACTCTTATACTTTACAAGACCGATCCAGGGATTCTTCTTTTTAATTTTTAATTCAACTACCATAATTTACATTAGTATGTTGAGTATCGAACAGGGGGTTGTACAGTTTACACAACCCCCGTCGAATACTTATGTTTATTTAATATCACGCACCAACTGAGGGGATACCGTTATTGGTCAGCTCGCTATCCTCTGCATCGCAGTACAGGATACCGCAAGACAGCGGGTTACGAACCATGATACCAACCTCACCAAGGAAGTGAACCTGGTAACCATCGCGGCTGTTAGAACGCAGTGTATTGATGCTGTTAGCATATCCGTTAGGAGCAACAGAACCACCAGTATACCACTGTACGAACTCACGACCCTTGCGGCAAACCTTAACGATATTTGCCTGACCATCAGCGTTGCTAATGTCAAGGAACAGGAACGTGTACGACATCAGTGGCTTACCAGTCAGCGGGTGCAGCTGACGGAACAGCTCCATGTTGTCGAACATCGGGCAACGCTTCATCGACAGCTCGATACCGTTCGTCATCTTATACGTGGTGAACTGACCACCGAGAGTCAGGTTCTGACCAGAACCAGTGACAAATACGTTGTCACACAGGTGGAAGCTAGCAACCTTCTCCTTCAGGATGCGATCGAACTCGCGAATACCCATCTCACCAGTCAGAGCAACGAACTTACGCTCGTTGGTACCCAGGATGTTGTAGCACAGATCGAACAGGTAATCCTCGAACAGCTCAGCCGTCAGCGTTGTGTAGTAACGGATGTTAGCAGGAGAAATCTGCTCAAGCAGACCACTCATCGTGGGAACGGGGCGACCGTTTGTACCCTTGTTAATGTATGTACCATCACTCAGACGGTTGCTCTTAGAGAACAGGAGAGCGGTCTCCTCTCTCTTCTTCCACTCACGGAGAGCCTTCCAGTACTGATAATCAGCCCACAGATAAGATGACTTACCGGTCTCAGGATCCTTCAGAGCGATAGCCAGAACGGTGCTATAAGCATCACCGGTGATATCGTAGCTCAAACGCAGATTCTGCAGATGGTTACGCATCTTAAACGGAGTCTGATAGTTGATGATATCAGCCTCATCGCTGTACTCCTCGTAAGCAGAGCCGATACGGCTTACCTGACGACCAGGCATCAGCAGCTCTCCAGGAATATAAGCAGCCTGAGAACCATCAATAACGTAACACTCGTAAACCCAAGCGCTACCATCCTGATAGGGCAGACCAGTCGTACGAACCTGGAAATGGAAGTCATCAAAGCTGAGCACAGCTCCGGGACCGACAGTCCCATGTTCCATACAAGGCGTTAGCTTGTATGCGTTCGTGCGTGCTCAACACGAACTGCTTTATATCTCTATAAAGATCAGACTATATCTTCATCCACTTGGGATGTTCCGCATTTCCCCTCACTTGAGGGTACGTCATTACAGACTAGTCGTTGAACCTTCAAATCTTCGGAGTCGATACGAAGTCCTTTGAATCTACCCGTTTTGATATATGCGCCCGTATTTACATACTTCTAAACAAGCGTCATAAAATTGCGTTTAGATCCTCCAAACTACTTCAACACATTTTTAAAACCTAGAATAGTAAATGACTTTCCGTTGAACACGTTTGTAAAAGTATATGCTTTTTGTATATCATATCTTCCACGATGGCCGTGCAATTTACTCCACTCGTCATTCTATTCTTGTGTAACCCATTCTAGGTTTTCAAACCAATTGTTTTTGACGTTAAAGTCTTTGTGATTAACCTCTTCTTTATTGTAAGGATTGTCAATAAATGTCTCCGCTACTAAACGATGGACCCGATATGTCCTTCTGTAATTATTTCTAGATAATGTTACTAAAGGATAACCATCTTTATCACAACCTTTGTTTAAATATCTATTGGATATGTACGAATACACCTTGCCGTCATTTGTGATACTATATCTATCTTCCCATCCTTTAATTGGTTTGCTTACGATTTGCTTGGCTGCTGATTGTCCATTTTCATTATTCATAATTCTATGTTTTTAATTGTTACTCTACGGTATAAAAACTTTTAGGATTTTCCAGCAATTAACGGAATTTATTATCCGCGCAGTTGCCTGCACGTGTGGCTCAGCCCAGAGCTAACCACCTCTCCTCAAGAGCGAGGTAGATAGGCGTATTGTTCAGACCTGGAGTGATTCCATTCTCAATAGAGCTAGAAGTAACCTCCTGACCATTCCACTTAGCCCAGCGAATGTTTACAGCGTGATCTGCATCGATCTGCACAGCCCACTCAAACTCGCGGTTCTCAATAATCATCGTCTTGCCCAGACCACCAGTAATCAGGTCGATCGTAGTAGAAACACCGTCGTCCTTAGTACCGAACACCAGTGAAAGCAGACCAGAAACCTCATGAGGCTTGGTGAGCAGTGCGTTAGAAATCATATTCTCATCTACCAGGTCACTGAAACGACGTCCGCGATACAGCTGGAGATTGTTAAGTAAAGTATTATTCATATATGTTTAAATCTTTATTTATGTCAGTACATTCCATTTATTAAATCTGTAACTGACTTCTGTTTTTCGTCGGCGTTATATGTGCTATGATTTTTTGCACTGTGCCGTAGTAAATTCCTAAGTTTTTCAGCAGCGGATGACTCTCCATCTCTCTTGGCTGTAGAAATAAGACTATCAGCTTTCATTGTAAAATACGCAGACTCAATAAGGTTTTTGACCATATTCTTGTTGAAGTCTTTTGTATACTAAGACTGTCCATTTTGATCTACTTTGAATATATAATCAAACAGAGCTTTTCTATCTTCTTTGGGCACATTGATACCACGAATGTTAGTAAGGTTATTGATACTTGTGCTTACGTCATTAAAGAAAGCTCTGGACTGCTCTTCGTTACGTCTGGCCTGCTCTTCTTGCATACGAGTAGCCTCTTCAACTTCATGCTGTCTAATCTCTTTCAGTCTGCCAAGTGCATCCTCCGCTTCCTCATACAACACATCGTTATCCTCATATCTAGTCAGCTTCTTATTTATCTGCTCATCAGAATAGCCGCTGCGATGCATAAAGTCGCGCAATACTGCTTTTTGATTATTCTCGTCTTCGAGATCAATATTATCAAGAGTCAAGGCCTCTTGCTGACGCTGATAGAAATCCTCAAATCTACCACCATTCTTTACGTACTCGTCAAGCGCCTGTATGCGCTCATCTGCGTATTCAGGCTGTGAGTTCTGAGTTACAACGTCTGCAAAATACTGAGCAAGTTCCTTAGTATTCAGAGGTCTATCTTTCTCGTCGATCTCGTCCAAGTTCCATCCGAGAGAGTTACCAATTGCATCAAATAATAGTCCAACTTGCTGAGCTTCTATAACATCAGCATCATCGGGCTCATTGTTATCTTCTACAGGCGGTTCGTCTACAGGAGGTTCTTGATTTGTGTTTTGTACAGGAGGTTCCTCTGTGGTATCCTCATGTACATTTGGATCGTCTTGATCCGCTACATTGCCGTCCTCAGGATCTTTCACTGGCGGCTCATCATCTGTATTGTCATCAACAAGTGGAGTATTAGGTTCCATCAACTCGTCAATATTTGTAATACCACCGCCCTCTTCGGCGTTGGAATAAATATTACCAAGGATGTCATCAAATCCACTTGGAATAGTATTCTTCTTTTTTGCCATATTGCAATATGAATTAAGTTATTTTATTCAGAGTCCTTATTCTCTGTATCTTCTTCATGAAAATCATGGTACCCCATAGATAACCATGTATATACCTTATATTCGTTCAGCACCTCTGCCAATTGTTCAATCAGCGGGCCTACTTTTTCTTTTATAACATTTTCAGGAATGTTTCCTAAATCTAAGGAAACTGGTTTCCCTAGTTTTCCTGGAGCTACATTCTGTTTATTGACACCATGTAACATTGCTCCGTCATATATTCTCATAATTTATTACAGTTTATTCTGTTATTGTCTGTATGCTTATCTGTTTCTTATATACATGAAATGACCACCTTTTGCTGCTCTTGTATTTTGTCTGTCATAATCTACAAGATCCTGCGCAGATATATTTTCACCATTCCTTGTACGCAATCCGCGATTATACGAACCGTTATCGAGCTCATAATATCTTATAAGCTTTCCCTTGTGATTTCGTTTCATCATTTCGATTTCTTGAATCACGTGATTTATTGTACCCTCTACAATACGTTTTTCATTTCCGGCAACAAGTAACACTCGACCTCCAGATACGTTTCCGTAATTTCCATTGAGCGATCTTTTTTGCGTCATAGTGGTTATAACACCCTATCCACGCTTGCCCTACTAAACGACTCCATTCTAATCATACACACCCTCATCGTATACATTTACAACTGGCTAAAATCTACCAGGATTGTTCGGAATATCTTCTTTATATATAATATTTCCGTTGCTATCTCTAGGAATGTCTATAATATCTTTATAATATACTTGCGTTAAAGTATCGCCAGGGCCAAATTCAGAAAGAGGTCCGATTTTAAACTTTCCATTACTATCAAAACCCATGAAATGATTTTGATGGCCTTCTCCGTCTTTATCAAGAGCTGTATACTTCTTCCCATTATAATCAACACCTTTTACATAATCTTCATATTTATATATGGGATTATACGTGGTAAGAGGTGCATTGTTAGAATCAAGATCCCTATATTCTCCGCGATTTCTAGCACCAAACCGCATATCGTCAGTTATTGGATAGGAACTTTCTATGTAATATTTATTGCCGGTTTTGTCTATTGGAGCAACGTCCCATGTCAATGTATCTCCGTTTACTCTAGAAGCTTTTGCGAAAGATTCATCTAAAACATCTTTCTGTTTTTTAACTACCGGACTCAACGTTAGTTTTTTCGTTTTTACTTCCGGATCCTGTGTAAAATGTTTTGCAACACCGTTCCAAGCCGTTTGAAGCAACCCTTCTACATCACCTTTATTTTCTTCAAGAGTGTCTACAATATCTCCAAACTTGGACGCGACTTTATTGTACGCGGTCTAAAAAAGTCCAGGACTATTTAACTGTTCAATGGTGGATGTAGAGTTGTGTAATGGGGACACATATACACTATTCGTTAATTCTGGTATATCTGCTTTTTGTGGCGGAGCCAACCTTTTTAACTAATTCTTGTATTTTCTCCCAGTAACTACAATTTCTGGTAAATCTTTTTCTATAGTTTTGGTTAGCCAATTTTGTGGTATCAATAGGTTTGATCCTTCTTGTATTAGATCTGGGTTTGCAATTTCGTTCAATCTTGCAATCTCCATGTATCTCATCGGATCCCCAGTATATTGTTTGGCTATTTTTGACAAAGAGTCTCCTCGTGTTACTGTATATGATGCGGGATTGTCTAGTTCTTTAGACAAATCAGGTTTACCTTTTTTAAAACTAGGCATCTTTAAATGCATATTTGGCACACCCAACGCATCAGCTACATACGACTTGAACTAATCTTCAGGTCCACCTAAGTTAAACATGTCATCCAAACTAGGTAATTCTGCAGAGAACTGTGAAGACAATGGTTGTATTCTACGTCCTGTTATTACTGTCTCTGGCAATGTTCTCTGTACCTCTGCAACAGGCTGCGCTCTCTTAACAGGAGTTATTACTGTAGGCTTTGAAACAGCTACAGCATCTGACTGTTGAACGTCTGCTTGACGCGGTTTAAATATCATTCTCTTCCCCCCATCGGGGAGATTATATTCTGTTATCTCTGGAGAACCATATTTATCGTATAAGTATTTGTATGCAGCTTCCGCGTTAGCATATCTTTCATTAGCCTTTTGATATCCCACTACTTTGCCGTCCTTCATTATCACAGGACGTTCATAGTAGCGCATAAATGCATCTGCAGCATCTCTAGCTGTTTTATATCCACCTTTCTTGTATTTTCCTGCATTCGTAGAAGTATACGCAGAATAATTACCCTTCATTACATTATCGGCTCTGTTATTCCAATCGTCTATAAACTTCATCTAGCTATTCATGGAATAATCACCATACATGCTTTCAATAGCCTTACGTATATTTTTATGATTCTACCAAGCTCCGTGATAAGTCTTTGACGCAGATACACTGTCAGGATTCAATCCAGATTCTACCAAACCGTTTCCGGCTATTCCGGCTATAGAGGCCATATCATAACCAAGAGGTGCATATGTACTGTATAGCAAATCTAACGCTGCTTGTTGTTCTTTTGTCATACTCTATCTATTCTATTGCTAAGAAGATTAGCAATGACGTTGGTAACGAAATCGTTACCTTCGTCATGCTAAACATATCTTAGTATAAGTTTCAACAATTGATTATTCTCTCTAGTAAGCTATAGAAGTTCTTGTTCTTCAGCGTACGTCATTTTCCAGATACAGTTTTATTACGTAACGCATATTGACCTTTAACCTTTTCACGTTCAAGAGCCGCATCGTCCTTCTGTTTCTGAAGAGCCATCTCATGCTTCATCTTCTCACGTTCAAGCTGTATCTTCTTATCTTCGATTTCTTTTTTCTATCTCTACTCGTATCTCTTTGTATACTGTTCAGCTGACATCTTTTGTTGTTCAAGAGCTTGCTTACCTATTTCTATCGGATCAGGAATTTGATTATTGTTAGCATCCTTTTCTTCAGTACCACGATATGCACTAATCTCAGCTACAGCTATCTTAGTCTGATTATCAGCATCAATCTTATAACGCTCAAGCTCCATCTTAGCCTCTTCAAGCATAAGCTCCTGCTGACGCTGTTCGTTCTGCATCTGTTGAAGCTGCATAGCCTGCTCTTGTTCAGCCTGCTGTTGCTGCTCTATCTGCTGCTGTTGACGATCTTGCATCTCCTTAAGCTTTTGCTTAATGATATTGAAGTTATCATTCGTAAGTACTTCAGCGGCTTCCAATAGGCTGGCTCCATTCTGCATAGCCGGCTGGATAAGCTGCTGTAACTTCTGAATGTTCTCCATATCTTTAGAAGTATCGCTTACGAATACATCCATATCCTCATAATAGAACTTATCAGCAATGTCTAAGTATGCACGCTCTCCATTATCGAAGACATAACTTAACTTCTTCTTACCAGTCTCCGCCCAAGCACCTTTGGCTGTATTTAACAGCATATTAAGAGCATGACGCTTACACTGATTATGAACCCAGAACAAAGGCTCTGTAATGTGTGAAGACTGTACAACAGACCGTTCCACATTACCTACAAGCTCACTAGAACTAATAGCACCTTCACGCTGTTCTGTAATACCAGATATAGTACCGGCAAGCTGCTCAATCTTATCCATCAACTGAATATACTCAGCTATTACATTCGACATAGTAAGATCGAGTGCCGTAATCTAATTAAACGTAGCTGGTTTACCACCTTCACGTCCAGGAACGTTCCACCCCTCTTCGTATGGATTAATAAAGTTAACACCCACAGAAGATAGGTAATGCATCCAACGCTCTGGAGTAATGTTCATAGACTTGGGTATCTGAGTAATATCCATATTTACTACCTTACCTTTATCTCTAGCAATAGCTAGTTCAAGGCGATACCACAGTACAATGTACATATACTGAAGAGGTTTAAGTATACTTACAAGAGATCTGGGTTTGCTATTTGTATTACTGTATATAGCACCTGTATACGGAAGTTTCTGTGAATTAGGATTGTCTATAGATACATGCTGATATTCTACAGGCTGTATACCAAAGTATAAATCAGAGCCAGCTCTATATCCTTCCCACACCTCTACAATCCAGTCTGGTGTAACATCTAACTCTAGACCAGTCTTTTTGTATGTCTCATCCACAATGTCTATCTGTGGGGTTCCTGTCTCGTCCATATAAGTGACATAGAATATCTTCTTAAAGGACTTCCAGCAACAATGCCATACATTTATATTATGCCTTGTTTTCTAATCAAATAGAGGATTATCGTAGATATGCATCTGTATTCCGCTAAAGTTATCTACTTTATCCTTGTCTCCCATATCGTTAGAAGGTCTACCAGTAAGCATCTCTTGTAGCTTATTTAAGTCTTTTTCTGTAAGCTTATCAAAGTATCTATCATATACTGTAGTCCAAGGCATTCTCATACGTCTACAACACCAAGAAGCGTCTTCTATAAACTCTAAGTCCGGTGATTGATCGTATGCAAAGTATAAAGGATTAACACGTTCCAAATAAGGTTCTTCATTCAACACCCCCACGTAGTAAATCTCTGTACCACTTATGAGGGCATCTTTCCAACCTTTTATAAATTCATTGTCCAAACTTAGCTTTTCGCGTAAGTAGGTCAATGTATGATACGCCGTGTTTTCTACAACATCTTTGTAATCCTTATCCATATATTTAGCTATAGCTGCAGGTGGCATTATCTCTCCATTCTGGAGCTACTGCTAAAACTATGCTGCTTCCTCTTCTCCCATCTGAGCCGTAATAGATGCCATAAGATACTGCATAAGCATCTCTTTCTCTTTGTCCATAAGCTCTGAAGCAGCTTCTTGTGATGTTCTTACTACCCTGAAATTCATTGGCCTCTTTGTCTCTTCACCTATAAGGAGGTCTACCTTAGGCCTTATTATATTAAAATCCTGCGGAGTAGCTGGGAATCCATCTTCAACTTTAAACGGGTTTGTTATACGCTTAAAGTCTTTCTCATCGAATATAGAATTATAAAGATTATAGTAGGTTTGTAATTCTCCAAACCGCGTTTTACTCATGCCGCCGGAGACAACGTTACCTTCCCCAATAATGTAGTCAACACAATCATGCTACCACTGCTCTGTCTTTTTGCTTAATGGGAGCTTCTGTTGAGGGAAGTTTGAATTATATAAATTATCTTCTACTCTAACCATTGTTAAAAACTGAATAAAGGTACGTCGTCTTGTACCGTATCGTCATTAGTATTAAACCATTTATCTCCGAACAATGGAAGATCAAATAGTTCTACTTGTTTGTTTTCTTCTTTTGCAGCTGACACTTTTATCTAGAATAACTCTTCTCTGTATATCATTACCATACACAGTGCTATCAATCTATCTACGTTTTTAACACCATCGTTTTCAATAAGCTCTTCTATAAGTGGTTCGCTGTATACTCTTTCCACATTAGGGTGTCCAGGCTCATATTCTTCTGTAAGCCATTCAAGGATAAGTCCTTCTCCATACGCCCTAATCTGTTTTGTCATATGGCAGCCTTTTCGGCGCTGCACTTTACTGTCTTTAAAGACTTCCGTAATAATCTTATCTGGTTGATCAGCCAGAAGGTAGTCACAATGTTTGTTTGTGAAGTAAGGGTAAATACCCTTACGTTCATTCTCAAACAAAAGTCGTGCATTATAAAATGTCAGTAGTTTTCGCACGTTTTCATAGTACTCTTCAGCTGTATTTGGTCGTCCTGTATATTCTGCTACAATCACGTCGTTCCATGCTTCTCCTGCTCTAACGCGTTTAAAAATGAACGTTGATCCTAAGGAGTTAGTGAATGACTCGTCGTGATCATACGGGTCACAGCCGCCAATGTATAATCCGAAGGGTGGGTCTGGGATTGGGTATTCCCAGATAACTACTGATCCTTCTGGTTTGTCATCGTTTTTAAGTGGATATTTTGTTATATCTCCTGTTTTCTTTTCGGTAGCTTTGACCATACCGTTACCATCCCAACTAAGATCTACTATATGCTTCATATTCTTAATCTTAGTGTTCGTACGTATTCTGGTAAGCTAATCCATTAATAATTTTCTTGGGAATATATTCTTTCCAAGCTCTAAGCAAGCTTCTGCTGGTTTAATAGGTCTTTCTGATATAAACCTATCTATAGACTGCTATGTAGCCCCTCCGTCTTTTACTTTATTGCGTTGGGCTATAAGTTCTTCAATAGCTTTATCTTTTATGCTATTTCCGTCAGCATCCATATATGCAGGGTTACCATTCTCATCATCACCCTCCATGTTCCAATATGCAGGAGCAAAGAAACCGCATTTAGTATTCTCTGCACCGTCATCCCATATGTTAGGAAAGCCTAGTATATTGAATGCGTCTGGGTTGTAGAACATATTCTTTAGACCATCAAAAGCACCTCCTTCAGTACCACCTGTACCAAATGCTATAAGTAGTCCAAATGCTTTACCATCGTCTGTTTCTACGGCAGGTTGTTCTACTCGCCACGCTGTTTCTAGATTAGGGAATTTACCGCCCTCCTCAAATAGTACTAGTTTACCACGAGTACCACGAAGACGTTCTGGGTCATTCTTTAGAGTAATGCCAGTTATAGCCGATAGATATCCCTATTCAGTTTCTTTACCAAACTCATCTTTTACTTTGAATCCAGAGACACGCTCCATCCTAGTTGAAGTAAGTCGCTACTTTGACCAGTCTGTATTCTTGTCTATGAAGTCCATTATCTACCAGGCTTTGGTGAGTATCCCATCGCCTACCAGAAACTTTTGCTCAGACGCTACAGCGAAATTCTTTGATCCTGGGATGAGTTCATAGTTTCTAACTAACATGCTAGCCCCTTTAAAGGAATAACCTCTTTGTCTGCACTTAAGGACCGCCATGTGTTTTCCTTCATCTTCTGCTTGTTCTATAGCATGGAAATAATAATAGTCTGAATCCCAGAACCTCGGGAAGCCAAATATACGCTCTCTTCTAGTACGCTTGTTTCCGTATCTATCTGTATATTCAACTTCGTCGAGTTTCATTATGGGACAATAGTTTAAATAGAAATAATGGTAGCCTGTAATAGCATCTCCGTCATCGGCTACATATCCATTAAGACATCTATCTGTCTCTCTGTCCCAATAAGCATTGTAGTCTGTAGTTCCCTTCGGAGCTAACGTATAACATCCATGCTCCTTGAAGAATATAGCAGCCTAACAGAATTTTTTAGAATTGTATATCTTTTTATTAAAGTCTACCATATATTATAATAATTATTCACGGGCGTAACAGTCAATTATAGACTGCAATATACCATCTGTCTTTAAGTGTTTTTGTTGTTATACAAGTTACTGAACAGGACGAATGGCATAACCAAAGTAGCGACCGCAATCGGAGCCGTCACTAGACATATAGATGCCGGAAGGCGTGAAGTACAAGTTAAAAGCATAATCACCATAGTCAAGGGACGACGACCAGTAGTTTCCAATTTCAAGATCATACTAAATCGACGAACCATAACCTTGGCCGGTGAGAGGTAAGAACAGTGTATTTCCGTTACGCACAGAAGTGAATAAGTATCCGTTGCTACCATTAACTGTAGTCCATTCCTTTGTACAGTTGGACGAATCAAGTAGTTCTTCAAAGTCGGCTTTGGTTGGCATTCTCCAAGGAGAACCGAGTGCAGCAACGGCAGCATCATAAGTAGCATTAGCCGGAATGTCACCAGTAAGAGCGGCACCCGTTGTCTGTTTGTACTAATCTGTGGTGCCATTCGGTATACCTTCACCCCACTCGTAACCTTCAGAATAAACATGTCCTCGCACATTACCCCAAGAATAATACAATCCGCTAAGTTCTGGGAAATTTGAACCAAGGTTCATAGAACGCCATTTACGACCAGATGGAAGAGCGAGGTCGATAACAGTCGGGTCAGTTGCCTCCTTAAATTTGGCAACCAGCGTCCTTGCACCACTAACGGTAAACGTATACGAAGCGTTTTCAGAAACCTTAGTCTCACCCTCGTACCAGCCGTCAAACTCAGGATATTCGCTCTCAGAATCAGGAGTAGCAACAACAGTTACACTAGAACCTTTAAAGAATATACCATCTCCAGATACAGCACCAATAGATTCTGGGAATGTGGTAAGTGTGATGGTAGCAGGCTCTTCATGTCCACCGTTTACAACATTTCCACCAAATGTGTGTGTTACTCCATAACCATTATTTGTATCTAATTTATTATAAGGACTAGATACGAGTCCTCCATATACCTTACTCATTGTTATTTCCCTTTAGTTCTGCAATCTGTTGTTTAAGCTGAGCTATCTCCTCTTTAAGAGATACAACTTCTTTAGCTATAGTAATAGCTGATACAAGAGCAGCAGAAGAATAATCCATAAACATAGTATCATTCTTCTCTGTGATTACCTCAGGCATTACGGTCTGCCAGTATTGTGCAGATGTACCTACATGAGGAGTCTTATTAGCATCTTTCTTCCATGTAAACTGTATAGATGGAGCATCAGCAATCTGATCTACTGTAAGAGTAGTATCTGCTATAACATCTTTCTTTGTTATATCAGAACCTTGACTTGTTCCGTTACCGCTGATTACCTATCCCTCAAATGTAGCATCGCCGTTTTGGAAATTTATATTTACAGTATCAGAATGAGAGTCTCCTGCTGCAAGTTCGTCAAACGTCATTTCCGATCCAAGTCCTGCAGATCTACTTCCAAAAGAAATAGACGTGGACGCGCTGTCGATAATAAGATTATTATTAGAATCTACAATCTTAGCTCCACTATTGAGAGTAATGTCTCCGGTTATAGAACCTCCATTCCACGAAGAAGAACCTCCTCCAAGCGAAGAAAGGGCTGCTGTACCTCCTCCAGCAAGGAGTACATATGAATCGCTGCTGCCTGGAACTTCAAATCCACTAGCAGATATAGACCCACTAGCAGATATAGATCCGTCAAAAGTGTCTAATACTATCTCTTCTTCTGTGCTCCAAGTAGACATAGACACCTTGTCAAGAATCAGCTTTGGACTAAAATAACCAACATTGGATATATCTGTATTAAGCCTCCATATCTCTGTAGTAGCATTACCATGCGTTGCTTCGCGACAGATATCATTAGAACTATTACCTAGTACCACATTGCTGGTCATGTCGTTATTATAGATTTCTCCATTCACAATAGTAGCGCGAAGAAGCCCACCATCACCTCTTAAATATGATGTTTTTCCATTGCCTATCAATTCCATGTACGGACCATGATATGCGTTTGTATCATCAAATCTGAGTTCAAATTTTATATCATTTGAATTTAGATCTCCGTTGGAATCAAATTGTCCACCAAACAGTGCTGTACCAGTACCTCCGCCAAGGTTTCCTGGGGCAAATGTAAAGCCAAAATGATTTGCAGCACCAAACTTAATAGCACTTGCACGAAGACTGTTTATCAATCCATTAATGTCTATATTATCAGCAGAAATGACAACGTTAGATTCTATATGGTTGCTAGCATCTTTTCTTACAATAGTATCTATCAATGCAATTTCGTCGTCGATCATACTACTAAGGGAATTCTTGGCGACCCAATTTCCATTTCCGTCTTGTTCTACAAGAGCGTTTAATCCAGCATATGCTTGTGACAATTTTGTCTGTCCATCTTCTGCATATTCCTATGCCGCAGCAAACAGATCTACAACACCCTATTCGTCAGATGCTTCGTTAGATATACCAGTAGAAACCCATTTGAGTCTTGCTAAATCCCCATTACTAAGTTGCAAGAACTTACCCCAAGTAGAAGAAAGTCCAGATGATGCAGCATTATCGTTTATATACGCGTACACATTGGATGCAAGAAGTTCATAATCAACCTGTCCGCCTATCTGCTGATTTGATTTAATCTAATTTACTTCAAGCTCAATAGAATCCACATCCTGTGCGATAGAGCTCCATGCCCAAGTTCTTTTATTACCGCTCACAGTATAAAGACCAATGCGCTGCAGATAAGCATCTACATCTTCATCCCCAAAGTTACTGTCAGACTGTATCTTATCTATTACGTTTGTATCAAGCCAATTCTTATCGTTGAAGAGCTGATTCATCTTGTTTATAATGGACTGATCCATATTAGCAAGAAGCTGATTGATTCTATCACGCTCAGCATCAATAAGAGCTCTAATAGCAGAATCATCATAGTCTGAACCGTTGTTTATGATAGTAGGATCCTGCTGAAGAATCTGTGTAATATACTCCTTCATGTCTTCAATAGACATAGATCCGTACCGAACACCTCCCTTATAGATTGCTTTCTGCGAAGGAGAGAAAACAATAGTACGACTAGATACTCCATTCTCACTGTCGAGACCGTTTCTATAAGCCTGCTCATCAAATGAATCAGGAGCAAAATAAAATATAGTATTTATCATAATTTAATATTTTTACCTAGGTATTTCATATCTTCCAATTATACCACCACCTTTAACTCTACCAGCGTCTACCTGTTCAGCTCTAGCTTGTTTCATGGCTATATCCAAAGACTTGACAATATTGCCTACATCTTTTAATATACGCGTAACCTTTATTGCTGTATCAATATCCATCAAGCCGCTAGAATAATCATTTAAGGCCGATATAAGACCTTCTGCCGCTGTCTATGATGCTGAAAGAAGTCTAGTGCCAGGTGTCTCCTAAAACTCGACGAACCGCTTTTCTAGCTCTTTTACATCGTCTGTGGGTATATATTTTTCATCTCCAAATACATCTTTGGCTACAGTAGAAGCCCTTGTTTCTAAAGGATATGCTTCATATGGAGTATTCCATTTGTGTAACCATATAACATATTCTATCTCCTTCAATGCTGAGGACTTATCCTTAGCACGATTATAGTGCTCCCTAAACGGGGGTATAGCTAAATCCTCAGTATTGAGAGATATATTACCGCCTTTTATGTCAAACATATTATGTCATTTAACATACATTCTCAGTATCTTTTCAAGCATCTAATACATTCTATGTACTAAATGCCCTATAAGGTACGCAGCTTCTTCAGAATCTTCTTGTATATTGTAATACTAACATATATGAGATTGCACATGCTTAGCTTCATGGATTGTTGTATTTACAAACTGTCCTATGCTTGTAGCCTCACTTATGCATACAACGCTCATTTTGTACTCAGTATTGCTAAATGTAAATCCTGTATTCTTCTTACGCAGAACCCTTAAGGCTTTCTTCAAATCTTTTTCAGTACAATCTAACTACCTTAAAGAGTCTGCTATTTCTACAAAGTCGTACTTATCTACATTATAGTATACAAGAACATTCCAATCTCTATCCCCTAGTTGTATATACTATGCTGTCATACGAATTCAGACCAGTCAACAGGAATGTGCATACCTTCGACATCAGATAACCATCTATTGAATGGCTACCCATCATATCCATCAGGATCGTCAATTGTTTTCTTGACGTACATACAGAGATTGTAATCGTTATTAGGAACAGCATCTCCAAGATAGTCTGCTTTGCACATATTGGCAACATAGACCGCATCATAGAGTTTATTATACTTTAGTACAATATTTTGCTGTTTTAATTTGTCTTCTAACTCTTTCTTGGTTATGGGTGTTACAGCACCTTTGTCGCTGTGCATAAGGCCTACTGCAAAATCACATAACTCTTTCGTGAAGTGAGGACCGTACAGTCTCTGGTATTTAATATAATGTTTAGTTGTTCTCATTTGTACCATTCCTAAGTAATAATGATTCCAACCTTCTAAGAGTGGTTTGCATACTGCCCATCTACTAAGTAAGACTATCGAGTCTAGAATCCCTTTCTTGCTCTTTAGCATATACAGGATTAAGGTCCCCAAGAATCTTTTCATATGATGCTATATTAGACTTGTGTTTATCTACACTGTCTAATATATCTTTACTCTGCTGCAATAAAGAATCTACTTCAGAAATCATAGCTTCTTTATTTTCGCTTAATGTATAATCCCCATAAGTATGAATAGAGAGTGAACTCGGTACGCAAAACTGTTTACTTTCATTACCTATACGCACATCCAAATCTACTACAGTCTGCATGTTAGTACCAATACTAGCTGCAGGATTATAAGTAGGATACATGGGACGTGGCATTGTTACATTTTCAATATACCCAGTTTTAACTTCTGGGTCGCTAGTCCTATCTAGTATATAGATAGTAGCTCCTTTTCTTAATGTTGAAAACATAGTTAATTAAATTAAAGTGCAGTAGGGGAGAACTAGCTCCCCTAATACACATATCATACAAAACGTCCCATGCGATTACGACGTGTACGCATACCAGAACGACGATTCATGGTTCTATACTCCATATCGTCATCATCTTCACGTACGCCATAATGTTCGTCATGGCGATAACCTCTGCGACCGCGAAACTCCATATCAGAGTCCTCGTACTCAGAGTCTTCATGTTCATCTTTAGATGCTTCATAGCAATCGTAGATTGCATCTTCTAATTCGCACAGCGTCAGCTTTGTTTTCTTAGCGCTGTGCTTTGCTTCTTCAAGAAGCTCGAATGCTGTATCATAAGCAGCATCACGCATTTCAATAACTACCATAATTCAATAAGTCTAATGTTAATATTATGCTGGAATCTGAGTAGTGAGCAATTGCATCAGGTTAGCATCCTTATCGTAGTATATCATGTATACTCCTGTACCAAGAATCTAAGCTGCTGTAATAGCTGCACCACCAACATTCGTAAGCGGTTGTGTAAAATCGTTTGATGAGAACAGTACAGGTAATGTGCCCGTAGTTCCATCGGGAATAGCCTGGCTGAGTCTAAGCAGTATAACACCCTTATCATTAAGCCATCTAAATGCTCTATTGGGTATTGTTATTACTACATTAGTATCAGTAACATTTACAGAGTTTGTTTCGATTAGAGGTATTCCCCTTCTGTTAGAGAAGTTGAATGGGTAATTTGTAGAACCAAACATATCTACCTCCTTTCTTAATCAATTCCAAAAGCTATTCTGTCCATAGATATTACCCCAATACGGAGTAGTATTCACAGCTGTAATATTAGGCCATTGAACAGGAACGGTATTAGGCTGAGCAGCCTTAATAGCGTCTATCTTGTTATCAAGTGCATTAAATGCGGCATTGAACTGCAGTGTCTGATGGTCATTACTGATCTGATTTCTCATCTGAGTAATAATATCACCCTGCGTATTAATCTTGTTTTGCAGTTCGCGCTCCTTGAGATCACAGAACTCTTTGGTAATAAGTGTATTCTGATTACCAATAGCCGTAAGAATGGCGTTTGTATCACGCTCTGCCTGATTCTGCAGCGTATTAGTCTGCTGACATAATGCAAGCTGATCAGCTGCCTGATTAGCAGCCATCTGACTCTGCAGTGCGTTCGTCTGGTTTGCAATAGCCAAACGATTCTCGCAACAACACTGACAGATCTGGCTAGCGATAGATGCATTACCACTCTGTATGGCGTTCTGAATCTGCAATCCGCTCATGCCCACCTGAGTACCTACAGAAGTAATAGCGTTGTTGAGTGTAAAGATACCATTCTGAACAGTGTTAACCTCAGTGTTTAAGAGATTAGCAAGATTCTGTATTGCGGTGCCGTTACCCTGTATGGCATTCATCAGCAACTCACGACCAGAATCGTTAGCAATCTGGTTAGACAGGAAACCGCTGTTTCCATTTCCTCCCCAGTTACCATTGCCTCCCCAGCCCCAAATGAGCCAAAGGAACAGAATCCATATCCAGTTATTACCACCAAATCCACCGTTGTTGTTAAGAGCCATCAGCAGATTTGGATCAATGCTATTGCTCCCCATCTCAGGGAACATCATAATCTTAGAACTTTCCATAATAATAAAAATGTTAATGTTAATAAAGTTAATTGTTAATAAAAAGACTCATTTACAGTTCTTAAGGGATGTAAATAAGTTCGTTGTTGTGCGAAGGGATTCGAACCCTTACATACCAACTATCGCACAATCCTCATTTTAGACAGTCGAGGTTCTGTTATTACATGTATGCAGATATAAGTGTATCGGCTTTATTAGAAGAAGCCTCCCATGCTTCTTCGTCAGCTACTGTATATGGGAAATCTTCAAGAGCATGTGTGACACTGGAAAGCTCTCCCCAATATGTATCTGCTTGATATGTACTTATAGCAGATCTTGGAACCCATAAATTTAGAACTCTACTCTAATTAGCACGAGTTCCACTAACATCGATGAGTTTGTCTTGTTTTTGCGAACTGTATGCAGTTACTGATGGAGGAGTTACATTGTTTATAATAAGATGTTTAATTCCACCTTCATTAGTACCACAAAAACAACCAGTCTGTACTGTAGTTACATCTCTTAGATATACAATATCTTTATCCTATCTTGAATTTCCATAACCATTGGCACAAAAAGTACCATGACAGTTATTACCTCCCTGATCAAATCCACCAACAAGACTTGTGAGTTTAGGAGCATATATATACTTAGAACCTCCACAAAAAGCACCCGTTGAATTTACAGAAGTAAGATTTGCGTAATTAAATACATTGGATACATTCTCACTATACGCAAATGGAATTCCGCCGTCGATCGTAGTTATATCATCCACGTTTATCTTACTCAGGGCTGTACAACCATAAAATGCACTTTTTTCTAATGTAGTCAAAGTACTTGGAAGCACAACTTCTGTAAGATGAGTACAGCCTTTAAATGCACTATCATATAATGCAGTAATAGACCCCAAGTTACTAATCTTGGTTATACCAGAACCACTAAATATAGCCCATGATGTACTAGTTAATAATGGACAATTTATATCTATAGCCAAACTAGAACAGCCTCTGAAAGCGTTGTTTCCAATACTAGTCACGTTAGATAAACCATTTGGCCCAAGTGTTGTTAAATTTGTACAACTAACAAATGCTTGTTGACCTATCGTTGTAATACTGCTAGGAAGATATATAGACGTCAGATTAGTACATCCTTCGTATGACTTATTATCGACATTGGTTATTGTAGTAAGAGATGTAAAATACTGAAGTTCATTGAAACTAGTGATTGTGGTATTGTTTTTAAATGCAGGAGCAGTCGCAAATGTAACTGCAGCAGCATCTGTTTCTTTAACACCTATTCCATCGCTAGAACATGCAGCAATACATACTCTTTCTACTTCAGGATCTGCAAAATGTATATAATATGCACCAACGCTTATATCCAAATCAGAGAACGCATTTGTTAGATATTCTACTTGATATCTATACGATGTAGGTACAGATAGGTAACCGGACAGATTACTACTCGAATCTAATGTACCAGAGTAAGCCAATTCATACAACTTCTGTATGACACTGGAACTTACTGTCTCTCTAGTCTAATATTGCCTATAGGACTGAGCCTATTCTATTTTTAAGTGTGTCATACGTTATATAAGTTATAGAATGTATTAAACGATTTGTTATTAGGAATACCAACTATATCTACAGATGCTACATTGGTCATACTATCGACCTTAACTCCAGATGGAGTAAGTGCTGTAGGATTAACAATACTTATCTGCGTAGGAGTACCAAGTTCGTATTTAGTAATTCCAGATCCTTGTGGTATAGAAACATTTATTGTCGTACCGCTAGCATCAACCTGAGTAAGCTTGGTATTTGCCGTAAGATCAATACTTGATGTAAGACCAGTACAGTTCTGTATAGACAGTGTCCTAAGTTCTGGCATCTCTGAGAAGTTCATTTGATTTACAGACTGCCCATCTATGGTGATATTGTTAGTAAGTGCTGTACATTCATCTAAGATTAAACCTTGACAGTTAGGCAGATATTTAAACAAATAACTACCGTTATATGTCTGTAGACTCTACAAGTTTGCTCCAGATGTACTAAAGTCTATGGTACCAGTAAGAGCAAATAGATCAACTTTAAACAAACTATTCTTACCTATTGCGGAACCAAATTGTGTTTGCCATGCCGTATTTATAGGATCAAACATATGCGTATTTATAGACTGTACTACTGCAGTAATATCATCTTGCACGAGGATATTCTTTGTACACTGCATTGTATAACCAGATGCGAATAACACAGATGCTGTAAGTAAATACTGTTTTACAGACTGCGGAAATGCACCATCTGCTATTATCTTTATTCCATTCTTAGATGTGCTCTTACTAATTCTTATATATGGATCCTGAAAACTCTCCAATTGATCTCCGCTTTCTCCAGTAGTAAAACTAACTTCAGCATTGTCATCAAGTCTCTTTAGCGTATATGTAACACTTCTTACAGTAGCAGAGTATGTCTGATTTGAATCTACAAAGAAGCTTGCAGCAGTACCGCTAGCAGGAAACTCTATGTATCCAGGAGATTCTTTTAATAATGTAGTACTTTCTGGAGTGTGATTTATAAACAAATCTGTTGGATATGATGCTGCCAATACGTGCAATGTAGTATTGTATGGAACACCAGATGCAGATGTGTATATTTTTACATCATACCCAGTATCATTCGGGTTATTTATACCGAAGTTACTTTGAGTAGATTGTATATACGCTATGTTATCTATAGTGTCTTCTGCCTGTATTACCGTCAATCCCATATATCTTCCAGAAGGAGTACTACCATCTACGGGACCTATTGCCCATATATAGTTAGTAGAACTATCTTCTGCAAGTGAGAATCTTGTAGCATTTAATGACGCAGAGTTTCCTTCAACAAGCGTTACATTGCCCTGTCCATCTACAGTTACATTACCACCGATATTGATCTGTATGTACTGACGTTTATGGTCTACAACCAGTCCCGATGAGTTCTTTGTAAATACAGCATCTCCGAACCAACCTTTAATGTTGTTCAACTGTTGTGCGGTAAGATCTGTTCCAGTATCCTTCAATACAATATAACCCTTAAGACTTGTCTAGTTACCAAGTTGTGCGATATAGCTAAGCTCTGTATATGTGAGTAAGTTACTAGCACCGACCGTTGTATCAGACCAATTAACCTTATCCATAATAAGATTGTACTGACTAAGATCTGCACCAGAAGTAACAAGACTGTTTAACCAGCTCTTAACCATCTTAATAGACTCTACAGTAGAACCAGTACTGCCAAGTAACGATATATTGTGTACTTCTGTTGGGAATGTACCAATTTCAATTCCTGAGTCTCTACTTATTCCGTATACTTGACTGAACTCTGCGGAAGCACCGCTAATCACGTTTGTGTGCCAGAACGAAAGGTTATTCCATGTTGAGTTGTTCATCCATATTGTATATATGGTATCTGGCAATTCAAGATTATCAAAGTTGTTACCAGACTGCGAACTATACATGGTTGTAAGACCAGAACCCATTGCCTAAAGTTCGGTAAGAGAACTTATGTCGTAGCTGTATATAAGCGGGTTTGTATCTGTTTGATTCAACTGTCCACGGATATTCAAGAATTGTAATGCCTGGAATACATCAACGCTACCCTGTATTTGGCAACCTAAAGATGCGAGTGTACCAGTATACCCAGGACCGCCGGCTGTAACAGGTATTCCAACAGAAAGTCTTTTCAACGGAGAGCCAAGTACTTCAGAATATATACCATCCAAAGTAACACCATCTAATCCATGTGATATTTCACTAAGATCTATATCCTCCATAAAGTTCGCTCCATAGAACAATATTGGGTTCTTTGTAGCAGAACCGATAGCCATATTGAATTCGAACGGATGCAGTTTATCCACTGATCTAGTAGCTTGAAGAACTCCGTCCTTTGTGACTGACATGTACGTTTGCTTATTCGGAGTTATTCTTACATATTGATTAGATCCTTCTGTCACATAAGCACGAACGTATATATAATGGTTTTTGTAGTCTCCACAGAACCACTTTGCATCATAGTAGTCCATCGAATTACTCAACCACCAGTGTCTATGTGTCATACGGGATCCTTGTAACCAACTAAGCCATGTAGTATCTCCATTTCCAGATTCTACGTATTTGAAGAATCCGCTTTCATTGTACATGATTTCGCACCACTTTGCAGCGTAGTTATTATCAAACATATCTGAAATAATATTATACTTCAGACCAGCTGCAAACAAAGCATCTGCTACCTTTGGTACTACACCATTTATCCACTCGTCCCATGCCTCAAGAGCGTCAAATAACCAGTTAGATGTCACTACGTTTCCATTATCGTCAGCGCTTCTACCAGATATTGCATACGTTGTTATAGAAAGTTTAGTATTACGATCTATAGGTGGATTAAATGCTATACCACCATCGTTCTTATTACCAAGAGCAATATCCATATCCCAAGGCTCATAGTGCCAATGCTGACCATCATATGTCTTCAGCTGTGCATTACGCTCGAGCGAGTCAACAAGACCGAATCTGAGAACGAAGATATAATAAGCAGCCATCTTATACAAATCAAGATGCTGCGCTGCCTCAGCTTCGAATTTAGCCTGATTGTGATATGTGCTTGTAACCCACTCATGGAAGTCTATAAATGGTTGTGCTTTTCTTACATACTTTGAGTTTGGATTAAACTTGTCTATTCCGTTCTTTGTATCATCCTTTATAAGATCATCTTCATCTGGATAGATCATTTCAAACATCTATTCCCAGTTATACATTCTTGTGACGTTTCCAGTAGATTCGTCTATAATAGACACAACGTCTGTAAAACCGGCGTGTGTCATATATGACGTAAACGGTACGTTAGAACCCACAACTTCAATACGCAACACATTCTTATTATCCCATACTAGGTTAGAAGACGTATCATCGTCCTTGTGAGTATTTGTAAGACAGAACGGATCTGACGGAACTGCATATATACTACGCTCTCCAAAGCAGAAATCAGACTTCTTGTCGTCCATCCATACATATTGTCCTAAGAACGTACGAGTTCTATCTCCTGCCTCATTGTAGTAGAATACTGCGCACGGGAATGAATCTGGAGATACTCTAATGTCGTATGGGAATGGTTGATTAGTAACATCTCTCCACAACGTATTCTGCTTATTTGGTACATTGCTATATCCTTCTACCCATGTACCATCCTCTCCGATAGTGGTGTCGTTGTGGTGTACAACTTGGCTAGTAGAGAACAACTGAGGTTCTGTTCTCAGTTTAAACTCTCCGTCTATCTGAGCATTAAACCAAGTCTCTTGGATAAGTCTTTGAAGTCCTCCATTGTGTACGCCAGAAGAGTCTGCATAGTTGGCTTGTAATACAAACTTGTTCGCAGGAATAGAAGGTTTACCTCCATCTGTAGCAGCTTTCATTACGTACCTATTCTTATTAAGAAGTAGATCTGCTTGCGCAGTAGTTTCATACAAAGGAACCGTGCCCTCTTTGGATTTGTTTAGCCAGAACTTCATAGATGTTATAGGATAGTGAAGCGTAGACTGTCCGTGCTTTCTAATCTATACATTGTTTATTTTGAAGTTCTTACTGGCATCAGAAGGACAGAATCTTTCGATTGTGACATTTGTAGTAGATCCGTCTTTATCAGAATCTCCTCTAAGTATATCAGAAAGATCTCCAGAAATAAGAATAGTATCAAGCTTGTTTTTGCAGAGATCAAAACTTATCTTTCCAGACAAATCAAGGATATTATTGTGTTCTGCTATCTGCGTCTTGTTTTGGCTGTCATACAGATAGTTATTATAAGCATCTGTATAAGTTATAGCGTAGTCGTAAACCCTTATATTATATACACGAACACCAGAAGCAGATCCTCCGATCTTCATTGTACCACTGTTTGCAAACGACTTTCCTGCTGCAGAAGCAGCTCTTTCAAGTATACCATTGTTTACGATATACGCAAGGCCTGATTCAACAGTACGCTGCTCTGAATCTTCTGGAATCGAATTTATAATGAACGCAAGCTTCAGACTCTCATTTGCCTTATAATTCGTATGTACAACTTCGTTGTTACTATTATCGAACAATGTAGCAGTATCTGGAGTAATCTCTACTCTGGCTCCAACAGGGTCACCTATTACAATAAGCTTATCTTCATTGTCTACAATCTTCTCAGACTCAAACTCAACCTCAATGGTCTTACCTTTTGTAAATTCAAAGCTGCTAAACGGTTGAAAGTTAATAGTGGCGTACTCTGTTTGACCAGATGTACGGAAACTATTCTTGTACCAGCCAGAATTAGTATTCCAAGAAATGTTTGTAAATGAGGTGTTTACTACCTCATTAACATCTTGCCATTGTGCAGGGTTAGAACTGTTGTTTGTCTTACCGTATGCAGACATCTTTAACTGGTAATATCCAGTTTCATTAACAACAATCTTATTGTTCTTTGCTATATATATTGGAAAACTAGCTATCAGAGTTTCTCCAAAATATGCACAAAGGAATGTCTCATGTTCATCCTATGTATATATAATAGGTACGTAAGACAGGGCTGTTGCTCTTTCCTGATTATTTGCTGTTATAGAAGACAGTATTGTTGGATTTTCATCATCCATACCATCTAACAGTTTCCACACAACAGGAATAGATGTATTAGTTTGTAAGCTATCCGTATAGTATCCCCACTGTAATGTTTGCTCTTCGTACTGAGTAGCATTCAATAACAGCGAACTAAGAGGGAAGTCTCCACTACTAAACGACGTAGATATATTTATAAACTTATTTGTGCTTCCGATAACACTAGATGCTACTGTAAATGTATAATACAACAAATTACTATTTACTATTGTATTACCATCATTATACTTTGCTTCTGCCCATATCTGGAGGCTGTGCGTCCCCTCAGATAAATTGGATTGCAGCATTTGTGTCTGTGTTACCTTGGTAGGACCATTTTCTACAACATCATACGAAGCTTCTTTACCAGTACCGCCATCGTCGATTTTAAAATGAATCTTAGCTGTACCAGACGTATTGTTACGCTCAAATATGTAAGGAATCTGAATAGGATCCGTAGCATTATATTTGTCGTAGAATCTAAACGTACTAGTAAGACTTATCTGCAGAAGATTTACTGTAAACGTTTTTGTGTTTCTAGCTCCAGTAGAATTACCACGACCTTGTATGGTTACTACATTCTCTCCAGGCTGTAAGTAATCGTATATACTAAAATCAGGGTATGCATCTGATTTATTATACCACCTAGTAAATGTATTAGACGTTCCTAATGCAGTATTAGCTATTGTATACGTTACAGACAAACTGTCCGATGAATCACCTTCGTCGTTGAATATATTCCATTGAAATGCGATTCTAGCACCTATGTTATTAGTGTCTCCGTATCTTACAAACTTGCTGTCAAATCCGCCGCTATTTGTTGCGGTAAGCTCAAGTTTATAGTCGCTAGGCCTTACAAAATTGAATAGTTCCAGATCTTGATTATCAGCTGGGTTTTCCTTCCATATTGCGTACGCATCTTCACTGGAGAACATTCTGTATTTGTTATTTGCAGCATCTTCGTGCATATAGAACGGCTCCTTTAACTTCTTCTATAAAAGTTCTCTAATGGATCCGCCAGACACCTAACCTACAGATGTGCCTGTTACAGAGTTTGTTCCTGATACCCAGTCAACAAACTCGTTTATTTTACCTGTGTATAAATCCATAATCAATCAGTCCAAGATGCGTCGTCTAACCACGGATACTCGTCTATCCAATACCCGTTAGAAAAACAACTAATTAATTCATTTATTTTACTCCAAACAAGATGTACACCAGAATAGACAGCCAAGATAGTTTTAGAGTTACTGTATACACCCTGAATATCGTGGTTGTTTATTTGTATCATATCTATTAGAGATTACTTGGGGTTTGTGTCCAGTGAAGTGATGGATTTTGAGACTTGATGTAATTTACAGCTACGATAATATCTCTCCAGCTGCAAGAAAGAATCTCTTCTGCGGTATGCCCAGATGGAGCTACCCATTCATTTGTAGAATCATCCCATTTACATTCTGTACCATCGTCTACTACAGGAATGTCTTTAAAGTCGTCATTCTGTGTAATATAATCAACCTTTTTGATTTCCGAATTGAGGTCATTAGGATCCTCGCGAATTGGCTCCGGACCTACACGTTTCACAGCATAGATTCTACCATCTTCTTTAAACCTGTATTCATCGGTAAAGATGGATGTCTTCTCGGTGTTAAATGTGCCAAACTCAGCACCATCACCACCGTCATGCTCAAACTTGATCTTGTTTTCGTTTCCCTTGTTGTCAGCACCTTTAGGCTGAAGAGCAATGCCTCCATCAGCTTCACAACGAAGATCAATGGCCTGAGCACGTACTTTTAAATATCCGCGTGTATTTTTAGCAGAGTTTACAGTAATATTCATGACAGTCGGATCGTCATATAATGCGGTAGATGTATCATCTCCATTTTCATCTTTTTCCTTTGTCTTATTCTTATCTTTAGTAGTAAGAACAATATTTGCTGTATTTACTTGAAGCTTTACAGGATTGTCATTTCCGTCATGAATTTTTACACTAACTTCTGTAGGATCTTCTCTGTGATGGGAGCAAATTACCACATCATCACCAGGCTTGATTTGCAAATCGCTAATAGGTTCGATGTTGATCTTACCACCCTTCATCTGTCCATTTTTCTCATACTGATCTGAAAGGGTGGTTTCTATAGTAAGGTTGTGTTTATCCGCAGAATCAAATACGATATGAGGATCTGACCCACCTATTCCGTTATTAATAGCATCTACGGCAGCATCCACATCTTGTGCAAGACTATTCCACTCTGAGGCGTTAAGCTGATCGCCATTGTGTTTCTCAGAATATGTAAAATTCTTTGTCATATTAATTTAATGTTATTGGGAACGTCCCTCCGAACGTCCACGTGTTTGTAAATGTTACAGGGAACTTATCCCCAAATACCCAATTACTTGGTTCCTCTTCACCTTCGTATGTAAAGTAATATGTATCGGCATCTATCTCGTCAGCGTCTACCAATGCTTGATATTGACTCGTTGTAAGTGTTACAAGTTTAGGAATATTAGCAGTGATATTCAGATTTCGTATAGCAGTATTTAATTCTTCTACAATAGACGTTATGTTTTCTATACTTCTTTCTGCTACTCCCAATCTAGATAGTATATCAGATATAGTAGATTCTGTTACAATATATTCAAGTTTGCGCTGATATGTGTTCTCAGCGTCAGACGTCTTTAAATAGTCATGTAGATCTACAAGAGTATCGTCACGCATGTATACGTTACATATATACTCTTCTCCACGTGCCCATATAATATGGCGATCTTGTATGAATACGATGGCGTCCAAAGGAATCAGGTTGTCGTTTAAATCCTACTCGAAATACTGGTACTTCTTGTAGTTTAAGAACCTAAATTTATGTTTATTATTATCCATTTGAACCCTTATTTCATGTAGTTATATATACGGTTTAAGGGGGCCTTTATCAGGTCCCCTCTCCGTTGTAGCCATTGCCATCGTATGTACGCAGGCTACCCAAGCTTTTACAACGTTACTATTATGCTTGCTCAAGGCCGCTTTGTGCCTCGCCGCTATCCTCTGTTGCGGTCTCAGAGTTAGTAGGCTCGCCTTCTGTTTCCGGAAGACTCTGAGATCCCGTCGACGCGCTCTGTTCGTCTTTTGTAGTATCGATATACTCGATAAGTTCTACATCCTCAATCTTGTTGATAACAAGTTGAGCAAAGATTTCACCTTCTTTGTACACAGCAGGAATAACATCAGTAGTGGTCATGAAACGGGCGCTAAGCTCTGTATCGAAATCCTTGACTACAGGAGTATCGCACATACGCAGCGTTTTACCGCATATCGTGCTTGCCGGACGCAGATATCCCTCATATCCTTCAGGAATATCAACACAAATGCCACTATGACAAACGATGAACAACTGTCCGCGCTCGTTTATCTCAGTAGTAAACTGAGCGACAGTAAGATTGTATCCTGCACCACTATCTGTGGTACGTGTAGGCGTAACTGCCTTATCTAAAAGTTTCTTAAATTTAATACTCATCTGCTTTATACTCACTAAATTATTGGTTACCCCGGCCGGTTCACGCCAGCTTCTCGAGGGTTAGAGCCTCGTGTGTTAGCATCATACACCACAGAGCAGTGGCTGGTAGGGGAATCGAACCCCTCGGCCGAAGCCGTTCCAAAACCACCAAACTTTAATTTCTATTATTTTAAATCAGGTAAGATTTTATTTTAATTACTGTTATGAAAACAATAGTATGTTCTCTACCAGGGGAACGATCCCTGCATTTGACTGTGCCAACAGTAGAGATACCAATTAACATTTTAACTTTTATTTATGGCGCGAGGTTCCAGATGGCCATCTGAATCTCAGCCTCCCCCGCATTGGCTGTGTCATTAACCTTTCTTGAAAGGCTTTGTGAGCCAATTCCACACTCGCTTGAAAATATTAGGCTTCTTAGGCTCGCACTCACATATAGCATTCTCATCTATCTCGTATACATGCATATCGAGTTTCAGATACTCATTGCCGTTAAGCTTTATAACAGCGTTGTTCCAGCTGAACAGATCTGCCTCATAAGCATAGATAGAATCAATACAAACGTTAGCAAGCTCATCCATTGTGATGGGAACTCCTGCACGAACCTTTGCTACTGCAAATGCGCGGAGTACTTCAGAAATATCCTTATCTCCAACGAGGTTTACTATTATCGTAGGCTGTTTAGCCTTTCTTACTGTTTTCTTTGTAGCTATCTTCTTCATGTTATTTATTTTTAGCATCCAGGTGTTACACTGCAGTCTTCGCATTTATCACAGGTTTCTCCTGCGCATTGCTTAGCTGCCCACTCTTCCTTCTCTTTCTGCTCGATCTTACGACGGTTCTTTATATTACTAACCCACTGTTTCGAACGAATTGTATCAAGTACGTACTTATTGAATCTGTTATTATAGAATACAATAAGAATCTCGCCCTTCTTTACATCGATCTCTTCTTTGTCTTCTCCGCTCTGATACACAATGTGCATAGGCTCTTCGATGTAGTAAATATTGCGAATCCCATATCGATCTTCACAACTAAGTCTTCCAGTCTCGTTAGTCTCTGTATCTACGTAAATATTTGTAGAACTATCTGTTAAATATAAAGTCTTCATTTACTATACTCTCTTTGTTTGTTTTCTTTATATCGTTTCTTGAGTTTGAATTTGAATAACCCATTGAACAGTATGTCTCTTGTATCGTCTGACTTCATTGTATTCACGACGCAAACGAACGGATGTTTGCATATTGTAGCAACAAGATCTTTATCCAAATTCAAATTCTTCGAAACTTCTTTAATCACATCATCAATCGTTATCATCGCTCGATACCAAGAATGTCGTACTGCCTAAGCAGTCTGCTATCTTTAAGCAGATCGAATCTCATTCCTGTAGTGTCTTTAAAGATCACTATATCGCCGATCTTAATGCGCTCGTAGCTTTTCACGTTCTCAGAATTAGTATAGTAAGCAGGAATTTTAAGGACAACTCCTCTGCGGTAATCCGAATCTACTTCTTTAACCTCTACCTCAACGTCCTCGAAGTCTTGTGCTTCGATTCCATTTGCATCTTTTACGGGTGTACCAGTTGAGATAGGTTTACTAAACTCTTTCTTCACTTTAATCGGGTCAAGCGGTTTTATCAAAAAGAAATCAAGGAATTCATACTTGATTTGCGATGATACATCTTCTGCAAGAGCCGCCTGATCAATAATCTTTTCCTCGTCCATTACTTCTTAAGGTCTTTAAGGTAATTTAACACACTCAGAATATTTGTAAGAACAGTTGTCTTCTCTACTTTTACGCACTGAGGAGCCTCTTTAAGATCCTCGTCGAGATTATCAAGATCATGTGAATACTTGCAGATGAGGTTGTTTATCTCATCGAATACATTCACAAAACCACGCGTTTTCTCATTTTCACTAACTTCCTCCAGATATCCCTGCTCAATGAGCTCTTTAGCATAGTCTGAAGAAAGACTGAATGTTGAGTTAAAAGTAGAGTCCAGATTATTCTCATCTCCAGCGCGATGGAATTCTTCGCTGTGATTTGAAGTGTACATCTTACTGTCCTCGTCTAAAACAAATGTGTCCCCTACCTCTGCAGTAAAGAACGGATCAATTACACGTAACGTCTTCTTCATAGTTTTCAAAAATTACACTCGCTTAACGCAGGTGTTGCGTATTCGGTTGCAAACGGTGTAAAATTTTTTAAAAATGCAACTTTTTGCGATATTATGCGTTAGGGGTTCGTAAATCCCCCTAAGAACCCCCTAATATAATATATATTATATATACATGAAGAAAACTAATAGAAGTATTATAGACACTTATACTACTATATATTTTGTAGATATAGTAGTAGCTAACGAGTATACAACACTAGAAGAACTAAAGAAATTGTATACTTACATGGACAAAGAAGAGTTAGATGATTGTATACTAAATGGACAATGTACTGTATCTACTGTTAAAAGAAAGTCAGATAAAGTAGACTGTATATTAGTAAAATATAATCATGACATTACTAATCCTAACATAGATATAGAAGCAGATAGAATAAATACTATATCTCATGAAGCTACTCATGTGGCTTTAGATATATACGAGGCTATAAACCAGAATGTATGTTTTTGTAGTCCTGAACCATTCTGCTATTTAGTAGGATATGCAGGTGAATGTATATATAAAACGCTAAATAAGCAATAATATGACACAAATTGAACTGAATGCTGTCTTGTATTACGCTGATTATCTAAGTTTAAGAGATACATCACACCCTGTTACAGACATGTGTAAGTACTTTTTTGTACATAATCACCCCATAAATGCTTCGTATATTGCTGGTTGTGAACCAGAATTTGATGCGTAGAATGAGTATATCATAAAATCATACGATACGTATAGTAAGATATAGAATTCTTTCGGTGATGAGGCTGTAAATAGCTTTATTGAAGACATTTGTTTCTTACGTGCTTGCGGAATGGTTGACGCTACTAGAATGCTATAGCATATCCATCTTTATAGTTCAAAATACGAGCGTAATCAAGCGTTTATTCAGTATAAAAAGTGGCAAAAAGAACAACTTTATACTCACACAATATTGAACGAAGATGGAACACCAATAGAACGACAATGCACGAAGTATGTCAAACACGCTGAAGAGGCACTTACAAGACAAAAATTACATAACAGCTCTACACAAGATGTAGGAAGCGTAGAAGAAACTGTTGAAATTGCTTAATTTATGAAAAATAACACGAATATATACGATATTGATGGTAATCTTATACGCAAAGCCGGGGATAACCACAAGTTTACAATAGAGGAAGTTGAGGAAATGGTCGACGAAATGACTGAAAAAGTCGAGCAAAACCCCGATAATGAAGTATACAAAGTATACTTAAACAACCTCCACAGGTATCTCGGAGAAATGTACAAGAAGATGTCCGAAAAGGAAATTGCCGAAAAGCTTGCATCAATACAAACATCCCTCCAAAGAGCACATAATGAGGCTGTAGAAGTTGAAGAAGAAAGTCTTAAAGACGTAAATGACAAACTTGACCAGCTTAAAGACGAATACACAGAGTTTGAAGAGATAAATGAGACAGATAAAGAGGATATTCATCCATTGCACAGCGGGTCCACAGACTCAGACGGTGGAGTAGATAAAGAAATATTGGAAGACCCACAATAAGTGGGTCAACCCAGGCTACCATTACCTCATAAAACCCAATGGGGAAATAGTACGTTTATAGCCTGAAGACAAGCCTTCTAACGGCGTAGCTGGTTACAATAGTACATCAATAAACGTATGTTACATAGGAGGTGTAGATAAGAATGGAAAGCCAGTAGATAACCGCACATGGGAGCAAAAAGAGTCTTTAGAATACATAATAAAAGACCTCCATAGTAGATACCCGGATGCAGAAATATTAGGCCATAGAGATATATGGGGATCTGACAGCCGTAAATGGAAGAAAATGTGCCCTTGTTTTGATGTAAAATCATGGTGGAATGAAGTACTAGAGAAAGAAAAACCAGTGGTAGAAGAGCATAATGAGCCAACTGTAGAAGTACCTTGGGTTGGATCCGGAGAAGTTGTTTCTCCTGGGGAAAGCAAGCCATCACAAGCACCTAGTACTTACACAAGGCCTAATCCAATAGATTTCATAATACAACTTGTTATATTAATATTTAAGTTCATATTTAAAAGACGATGATAGATCCTAATAAAGACGCATTACAACAACTTAGAAGTTATGTATTTGCATCTGTTATAAGTGCAGATAATGATGAGTTTGAGTTAACTGAAAAGCAAAAACAAGATATTATCAGTCGATATGGTAAATTCAAAGGAGAACCAAACCCAAACTGGGAGTATATATTCGAACCAATCCCAGACGAAGGAACAAGAATTGCGTTAGTAGACTTATTCAATTGAACCTTTAGACATGAAAGACCTATAATATGAAGTTAATAGACAGTAAAGTAGAGTTATTAGAGCAAGGACCTGGGTTAGTTGGAGCCTTTAAACAGATAGAATTAACCGGAAGAACATGTTATAAATCCGAGGATAATATAACTGAAGATAGCTATGAACGCTTCGTAAAAGCGATGGTTAAGAATGATCATACAGCCATGTTAGAACACGGTACCATATACTTAACTATGCAATATGGGGGAGATAGAGATGAATCTGACAGGATTGAAAAATATACCAAAAATCCATATACAAAGTGTGTACAAGACAACGGTGTCTACTATATCACTACTAACTATAGAGTAATAGTACAGAATCATTGGGAAGATGATCTAAAATACATCACAGAACCTACAGAACACCATGTAAAGCGTTACACATTCCGTATAACATGTAACCGTATACAATCCCAAAGTATATGTAGACATAGGCATTTCTCCTTTGCTCAAGAGTCTACTAGATATTGTAATTATAGTAAAGATAAGTTTAATCACCAGATAGTATACGTAAAACCAAGCTGGTTAGATATACCAACCGGAGATGTATACTGGTACGATGGTATAAATTGGAGAATACAGTACGGAGAAAATCCAAGTGATACACTATCTATAAATAATAATAATATGCCGGAAGATAAAGCAGCGGCTGTATCTGCATATTTTGATACTTTAGATAAAGCAGAGAAAACCTATTCTAGGCTGATAAGGTTAGGATGGAAAGCTGAATCAGCAAGAGATGTACTTCCAAATGCCCTAAAAACAGAGATATGTGTAACAGGATTTGAAGATGATTGGAAACACTTCTTAGACCTAAGATATAGAGGTACAACAGGAAAACCCCACCCAGATATTTATAAGATTGCAAAAGAGATACATGAAATCCTCGAGGCGTAAGCTTCGGGGATTTTTTTTATTTTTTTTTATTTTTTTTTGTTGTGTGAGTGTAAAAACGCGAAAATTTTTTATATATGTGCAGAAACGAGAAGGAGCAACATATCACTCCCCTATATACGTTATTGCAGTGAAACGTCCCCCCCGTTCACTGTCGCGCTTTTGCGTTTTTTGGGGGGTGTCTTACTTAATACTTTTTGCTTTATGGATAAGTCACAGATGATTCAGTTAGTCACAGCTAAAACAGGCAAAGCTCGCGTGCTTCG